GTCTTCGCATCCAATATCCTTCCAATCATCAGGAATGTAATATTTGTCTTCTTTTAATTCTTTATAACGGGCAGATTCTCCATTAACACTAACCCCAACCCTGTGTTTTATCAAATGAATATGGCTAGCGATATCACAATTAACTAGAAAATGTAATGAAGATTTTTCAAATGGGGTGTGATGCCCAGCTTCAGCAAGCATTTTTAATAGACTTGGAATTCGCGCACGCTTTTCTTCTGTAATCTCCCTACTTGTCGAAGTCCAAGCTGAACAGGCGTGAACGTCGTCTGAACCATAGTAACCGATTAACTCTACCGTATTATTCATGAATACATGGTAAAGATATCTGGTTTAAAAATCAATATTAATCTTTATTAGGCTCAAATTGGTAAAAGTATAGTTCCTCTTCTCCAGCAAACCAACGACTGCCATTTTGTTCACATGAAAATTCTTTACTAAATGCGCGCCATTTTTGATGACCATCGAGTTCTTTTCCAATCCATGCGCCACCATCACGCCAAATAACACGATTTCCAGGTTGAATAAATAATTGACCGCCCTCTCCAACTAAAAGATGTCCTTGTTTATGACCACCAGGATTTTCTGCTTGCCCTGTTTGAAATTCTGGCCCATAACACCAATCAAAAGTCATTAAATATTTAGCATTATGCCATTTTTTATCTTTTAAAAGAACTTTGCAAGCAAGATTTTTCAAGTATTCATATCTATAACAATTAAAATAAGGGCTATATGAATCCCATAGTTGTAACCAATCTAATGGAAAATTAGAAGGATTCTCTGGATTTGTTACAATATAATGTATTGGGACTCTTGCATGGACGCTTCCCATATCACTCATTACTGAAAATAATCCACATCTACGATTTAAAGAAGTGAACCCAAATATCTCTATAGGAATAAACCCATTCTCTTCTCTTGGGTTTTTATCATATAAAAAACTTTTGTCTAAATAGGCCGAAAAAAGTGGTATGTCTGTATTTATGTAGGCCATGTTAAGATTTTAAATGTAATATTACTTACACAGGATATGGTTAATTCCAATAAAATTAAAGTTCATAATAACCCAAAACCAATTACTCTTCACGAACTCTTATCTTTTGATAATATATGGAAATTGGCTATTTTAGGCTTTATGATTGCAAGTCTTTACTTACAAAATACTTTTATTACCCGCACGGAATTCCAGAAAAGCCAAGATCAAATTCAAAAAATCGAATTAATTTTAGGTCAATTAGAAATTAAAAATCAAATTGATAATACTCAAAATAAAACTCTTGATCTTATTGAAATACGGCTCAGAGAAATTGAACGTTCTGTAGCTGTTTTAAGCAATAAAACTTAATTAAAATTATGAGTAAAAAAATGAAGCAAGCGATTAATAATTGTTTAAATACTCTGGGAATTGTTTCATTATTATTACTTACTGGATCCGTTCTTCTTTTAATCGGTCAAGTTACGCATACAGCTGCATTTACCGCGCAATTAGGGGTGGCTGGGGCTGCTGGATGGAGTTTTCTAAAAGAGCTTTTTTATTGTTAGAAGTAAGTAATATTGCCTACTTGTTTAAGGGCTTGATTAATTTGACCCAAATCATTTTTGTTTAAAGACTTTAGCTTAGAGATTTCTTCAAGAGCGGGTTTAAAATATGGAGCATGCTCTAAAATAAATTCACGAAATTTATTATCACTAAAGAATAGGGAGGAAATTCTTTCATTATCCACTGTTGGAAGAAAAAATTTCAAATACTCGTCATTTCTTTTAATAATAGGTAGCGCCGCTTGAAAGTTGTTCTCTTGTTCAAAAAACGTTTTAGCTTTATCAGCGTTTTTGGCTTTAAATAAACTTTTTAATTTATCTTCTAGACTGCCCACTTTTAATGTTGCCAAGAGTTTTGTAGGGTTTGTTTCAAGCGGAAGAACATCGAATACATCGCCGCCCTCCTTAAAAATTTCCAATGCGTAGTCCAAACGACGCGGAGAAACCATTTTTTTAGCTTTATCTGGCATACCATTCCACCATTCAAGTGCAGATTTTGTATGGTCTAATCCAAATTTTTTAACAAAATATTCATAATCTGGAATAAATGGAACTTTAATTTGTACTTGAAAACGGTCGGTTTGAGCCCCATCTAGAGTTTCAACATCGTAAATTTCATCGTCATCATCATTAGGATTAATTGCTGCCCATACCACTTTAAGATTGGGGAATTTACGCCCATTAATACTTTTAAATTGGATTAATTCCATTGTTCCATTGCGAACTTTTTTATGGCTACGATTGTATTCATCAATAAAAATTGCTTCAACTTTATCGTCACTCATTTTTTCCGGTAGTACAAACGATAATACGTATTCATTACCACGTTTTACTTCTTTTGGAACACCAATAAAATCAACCCAAGGATCAAGAGTGGAACCAGAAAAATACAACCAATTTTTACAATTTTTATCAAAAATTTCAGTAACAAGACTTGTTTTTCCAGTTCCGTGTTTACCTTCTAATAGTACGTTTTTACCCAATTTAAAATATTGGTTTAATTTATTTTTGATTGTATTGAGGTCGTTTGCCATATTTTTATGGTATAAACATTTTTAAGATTGTAAAGAAAAATTTGTGTAATAAATAAATATGCCATTTTTAGCATTTTTATTAAGAGCTATATTATTATCACTCCCTTTTTTGATAATAGATGCTACGTCACAATTATTAAATGCAAGAGCGGAAGCTAATAGGGAGCTTGAAAGACTAACAAGAGAAAGAGACGCATGCAAAGATTTGGCAAATTTGACAAAAGATAAATGCTATAAATTCGAGGACGAAATTAAAGCACTAGATGAAGAAATAGAGAGCTTATATAAGCAAGGGAAATCTCTAACGGATGAATGCCAAAGTAAATTATCAAAACTAGGCGAGTTAAAAGCTCAAAAAGCTCCGCTTGATTCAATCGTTAGTAAGTCTTTGGAAGACGCAAGCTTGATAGAAAGAAAATGCGTAAATATCAAAGTAGGAACAATTTATGCAGCACAATGCGCCGCAAAAAAATTAGCATGGTACAATGCCTATAAATTTATAAATTTAAAAGTACTCTTATACCGTGCAAATATTATTGCTTCGGTAATAAGTATATACGAATTAATACGAGCTTTAATAAACTGGTATCAGTCACAACCTTCTGAAACGGCTAAAGATGAAGTTGCAAGTTTAAGAAAAGCAATCATAGATTCGCCAAATAAAGATTCTGAAGAGTGTTATGATACTCCTAGTATGGAGTCTTTAATGCTAAATATTTTAAATAATATATAAAAATTATTGCGCATTTCTTATAACGTGTGTAAATAGAATAGTTCTTTAAAATTTAAAATGACCTTTCGGGGTGAATTCAGGGGAAACCTTAGCAATAAGACAATCCTGAGCCAAGCTACATAAGCGTACAAAAAGTATGTAGAAGGTGCAACGACTAATTGGTGAGTAACGCAAACAATAAACCAAACACGAGCGCCCCGATTACTACGAAAGTAGTAACAAGATATAGTCTGAACTCTACGGTGACGTAGAGATGTTAGAAATAAAATGTCTAACGATAACAACTTTGATAAGAGGTAGGAAAGCATTTTATGGCCCTGGTAATAGGGGTGCATAAATAAACACCTATTGTTGGTTAAATGACTCAAAGCAATTCTGTAAAATTAGGACTTGGTGGTAACTTATCATTAATTAGTAATATTAATTTAGATAGTTCAAATATCCAAGTGGATTCTTACGTGTTAACTAAAGATAATTTGGGTACTTTAACAAAACCCAATGTATGCTTATCTTTTGTACGCCCTGTTTTATCTGAAACAAATTATAAAAAAGGTTATATTGGACATATTACCTACTCATCTAAACCTATTGCAGCCACTCAATATTACAAAGCAATAGATAAATTTTTTCTTACGCGCCGCGGTGAATTAGAAAATTTTAATATTGGTAAAATTCGTAGAGATTTTTTAGACGCGAAGTTCTTTAGTAAAATTTTAAAACATGAATTTGATAATAAAAATACCAACCCCTTGTATTCTTATAATAGGTTTGCATTTCCAAAGCGTTTAAAGGGGGTATATACTACTAACATATTATCTACTTACCAATCCCCAGTAAATTTAGCAAATAATTCGATTACAAATTCATTAAAACAAAATAATAATTTTAAATATGTACCTGGCGGATGGGATTCTAAAAAAGGTATATATATGCCCGTAAATGCTTACGCGCCATATCCGCAAAGTTGTTTTGTATACAAATATCCAAAATTTAACTATCCAGTAAAAATTGTTCCATATACTCCAAATGACGCCGGAACTATGGATGGATTATTAGTTATTTCAACTGGAAATAATACAAATCAAAATATTGTATACGTCAGTCCACATAAAGCTTCCGCTAGAACTTTTAATACTGTTGTAGAAAATATTAAGACTGTTAAGTCGGTTCAACAAAAAGATGTTGAAAACATAGTAACTCAAAAATTATTAGATGCTGATTATGCTAGTGGGAAATGGATAGCAGTAGGTCAAAATAATTATAATAATCCAACCGCAGATATCACAATTTCAACAAATAGTGGCATAACATGGCAAACAGTAACAAACGCACTACCTATTACTGGGCTATGGTCAAGTATTGCCCAAGGTACTGGTCGTTGGATAACAGTACCAACATATTATCGGGAATCTAAAGGTGCCACTTCAACAAATACTGGAGTAACATGGTCAGTAATAAATCTAAGCGGAACTAATAATGGGGCATATACTCCAATGGAGTATTTTAATAAAATTGTTTTTAATGGAACAAATCGTTGGGTAGCTGTAGGTGCTAGTCGTGTTACGGGTACAACTACTGGTTTAGCTAGAGATTTAAGCAAGGCTAAAACAACTATGGCGAAATGGAATTATGGCGCAACTTTAGATAATTTAAGTCTATTGCTTCATATGAGTGGAACTAATGGTTCAACTACTTTTATAGACAACTCTTCGTATAAATTCTTAGTTACACCTCACGGTAATGTAAATATTAAGTCTGGTCAAAAGAAATTCGGAACTAGTTCTGCATATTTTGATGGAGACGGAGATTATTTATCTATTTCAGATGATAAAGCTTTTGGTTTTGGTCGGGAAGATTTTACAATAGAATGTTGGGTGTACCCAACGCAACTTGCTGATGAAAATGATTTGACAGCAATCATTGATTTAAGAAATGCTGGGGGTAGTAATGGTGTTGGGCTATTTATTACAAGTAACACATCAGAAGTTCTGTTCTATGATGGTAGTAGAAATGGAGCTATTGATTCAAATCGAACAATTCCTTTAAACCAATGGACTCATATAGCCGTTCAAAGACGCGCCTCTAACTGGGAAATTTATATTAATGGAACGCTTTCTAATAAAAATACATACTATAATAATGGAGATGTATTAAGTAGTAGGCCTTGCTATATTGGAACAGCGGCTGATTCTCCAGGTTTTTACAGAAACTTTAAGGGTTACATTGACGAAGTAAGAATTTCCAATACATCTAGATATACTAGTAATTTTCAGCCACAAACAGTTGAATTTTTAAATTCAGACACTATTAATCTGTCTAGATATGGGTTATTAGGTAATTTTAATGATGTTCCATTTTATTACGTTAATGACGACCTATATCAAGGATCAGGGCAATATTCAAAGTTATATATTGAAAACAAAAATAATTTTACACCAACTGGTGATCCAATTCATTTAAGATTTGTTAGACTTCCCTATGAACCAGCAGTGTCTTCTACCTCATCATTACCTTTGCGTACTACCGGATGGACACAATCTGATCCTAATCTTGCAACATATTTTGGTAATAATATACCTAGTGGATTAGGTGGTCGTCCGGCTGTATTTACAGGGTTCAATGGCATAAATAAACATGCCCTTAAATTAAGCAGTGGAAGTCCTATATATATACTGGAAGATTATGGTGCTGATCTGGCAGCCGGTTGGGGTGTGGCGTGGTTTGCTTCTAATAGCCCTAACGGTCCTTGGGAGTCATTTCCATTAGTAAACCCAAATGGTTTAGTCTATAAATTTCAAACTAGATATGATTATCCTAATCAAACTTATGGAAATGGAACTTTTGGTTCTTTTGCTGAAGGCTACTTGCCAAAAACAAAAGATCATCTTTTATTAGTAGTTAATAATAGTGGTTTTGCTTATCGTGTCGATGATCCATATATAACAATTAATGCAAGATTAGGTACATCTGATAATAGTAGTACTTGGATATTTAAATCTGGAAGTAATTCTTATATAAGTGGTAACTTAGGTTTACCATATCGTGCTACTGGAAATTTATCTAAAAATAGTACTATAATAAATGGAATTAAGTCTGAATCCGCCTGTTGTTCTGGTGGGTACTATATAGCGACTGGATCTGTTACGGGTTACGCTCCACGTACTATAACCTCTACAGACGGAACGACTTGGAGTGGAAATAATTTTATTCCATTTAATAGCGGTGTTATTTTACCTGCATATGGAACTAATAATATAGCTACAACATATTTTAATACAACTCTTGCTTATGGTGGTGGAAAATGGGTCACATTTTCTAATCAAAATCCTACCGCAAGCGGTTCACATTCAGCCAATGGAATTAACTGGACTGGATTCGCATTTAATACAATTACTACCGGATCTATTTCCTATTTAGAATACGGAAATGGTAAATTTATCGCAGTTCCTTCTAGTGGATCAAGGTTCGCCACTTCAAGTAACGGAAATACTTGGTCTGCTTTAAACGTTCCACTTAATGCTAATTGGGGCGGTATAAGTTATAATGGAAAAGAATGGACAGTTATTCCAAGTACTAGTTCTTCTTCATTGAGTGGACTAAAATCTGCCAATGGTACTAATTGGACTGGTTTCTTATTACATACCGCTCAAGATTCTAAAGCTTGGAATAATATACTTTCAATCACTGGAGTATCTGGAATTAGTAACGACATAATGATTGGAAATGGATACGTTAGAAAATTAGAAATCTTAAAAAATGAATATATTAAAATAGCGTCTGGGCTTAGAGTCCGTGGAGTATATTTAGGTTCTAGCAGTCCAGTATTTACTAACGGATTAGTTAAACTTTCTAATAACGAAAAGCAAAATTTATTAGGTGAAATTGTTAGTGGTATTGCGTATCTAAAAGATACAATGACAAATGGTATAAATATTAATATAAATTCTAGTATTAGCCAAATTAATTCTATTATTAATGATTACTATACAATAAGTGGAAGTGGATTATTAGACGATTATTATGGATCTACAGAAAGTGCTAATGATGATCTATCTTTCTTTACTGGACTTTTAGACTATTATCAAAATTATACGGGTTGTACTAATTTTAATACATCAGATCCTTTATCTTGTATATATAATGGTAATCCTGATAATCAAATAGATTTAATTTCTGCGATTCCATACACGGAATATAAAGTAAAAAATCATTTACAACAAACAACTCCATTATATAACACTCATTTTTACGATTTATATAATACCTTATACTCTCAAGATAATGGTCATAAAATCTTAAGCACTGGAACTTGGGATGGTATTGTACCAAGTGGGATTAATTTATACATAGAGTACATTAGCACTGATGGTGGTAATGTTGGAACCGATACAGAATTTTTAATAACCTATACTGGATATGGTATTAATGATGAAGTAGATATTTCATTAAGAATGCAATCTGCAGATCGTGTTAAATCAAAAGGTTTTACTTCCTTCTCTTACGAGTCTATATATAATGCTAGTTGGGAAAATTCCCTTAAATTCCAAAAATGGAAAAGAAATGAATATTTATGGAATACTGAATGGTCTAGTTATAATCCATCTAATTCACAATTAAGATCTTGGCATTTTATTAACAATACTGGAGATAAATTTAGTGACCTTAACGTTTCTCCAGAACCAGACACTCCATTTAAACCAGCCGATAAATATGTACCACCTCGGCCTTATTCTTGGAATCCATCAACAAGTTCTTCTATGAATTTAGAACAACATTTAGAAAACCTAAATCAAGAAAACAAATAATTTTATATATGGCAAATAATCTACAATTAAATTTACCAGTAACTCCAGCTGTATATCAAGCGCAAGTTTGGTTCTCGCTAAATTACTCAAATACAAGTAGTTTTTCGTTGATGAGTAGTTCTTCGTCGATGAGTAGTTCCTCGTCGAGTAGTTCCTCTTCAAATAGTATTAATTTAAATACTAGTTATTCAAATAAAGACGTTTATAATAGTATAAATGCTGAAAAAGGATTTGAATTATATACAGATCAAAAAATTAAAATAGTTTTTCAAAAAGCCAAGCAAATCGCAACTCCAGCTGTAGAGTTTACAAAAATTCCTAATCTTAGTGTTTGGGCTCAAAATATATCTTTTAATACATATACAGTTTTTTCGCAATTAGCATCGGATAGTCTATATAATACAACTCAAAAGGTGGGACTTTTTAAAACACGAAATGGTTATGTCCCCACAAATTCATCTCCATATATTCCTTATAATAATACTAGTGAAAATCCAGTTGTTTATTTAGAAAAAGCAAAAGAATTTAAAAATAGAACTTTAGAGTCACTATTTTTAGAAGCTATAAATTTTTATATAAATGGAACTAATGCGTTGCCTAATTGGGCGCAGATTAATGGAAGAAGCGGTGTTATTAAAAGTCTAGAGCGGGACTATAGAGATACTTATGGTCAAGATTTTTATGACTATGGATCGGATCCAATTTTTGCATATTTAAAACCAGAGTTACAAACTACTATACAAATTACTATAAATTATGACGGGTTAAAAACACATCCAAGTTATCCAGTATCTATACAAAATAATGTAATAGTAAATATGAACCCAACGCAAGAACCTTTATTTTCTAAACAGAATAATAAATATAAAATAAATTAATAATATGGACGAAGATCAATTTCCATTCGGACCCACTGCTGGAGTAGATACGCCAGAAAATCCAATGATGGTTTTTTCAGTTGGTCAAGCGATAGGGGCTGCTGCGTTAATGATCGGGTTAGAAGTTCTTCAAGCAGCTACCGCAGCTAAAAAGGCTAAAATAGAGCAACAACGTATAAATAACGAAAAATTTAAAAATGAATTAGATGCTTTAAAAAATGATCCAAAAAGTAATTATCATTGTTGGACTCAAAACCAAAAAGACCAAATAGCGGCATTAGAAAAAGAATTAAATAAATATGATCAACTATATGGGCCGAAAGACAAAATAAATCCATTAAAAGCTCAATTAAACAAATTAAAATACGATCTCGAGCAAACTGAAAAAACTTTTACAGATGCTGCTCGTGGAAACATAAGTAGCCCAGGAGGGAGTAGCGTAAGAGGTGTGAGTATAGGTTCCGGATCAACTACTGGTAGCAGCGATCCTGATTTTTATGACAAGGTTGCGGGTAAACTTAATAAACTTAGAATGAGCAAACTAGGAATGGCTGCGAGAGGATTAGGCGGAGCACTAGCTGTACTTGGAATTTTAGGGCCTGTAAATGACTGGCTTGAAACTAGCGCGAAACTTCGTCAATTGGAGGAGGAGGCTAAAAATAACCCTAAAAATCCTAACGATCCTTATTGTAGCCAGACTAATCAAATTAATCTTCAACAATTTTTGAATAGCGAATTTGTAGACCCTGAGTTTGTACTTTTAGATACTTAAAAGTAAATTTTTACCCAAAGTCTTGTAAAGAATAAACTTTACAACCATTTGGTATATAAGCAGTAGTTCCATCACTAGTTAAAAACCAATTCCATTTTTTACGTTGGTCTTCTGGAATACTTGCGCCATGACCCCATCCGTCAGTAATTACCCAGACGTAAGGATTTTGCGCATGTTTTTTATATATATAATCTGTAATACATCTAAAACTAGTGCCACCGCCGCCATCTACTTTATTCTTTTTTAAATCAACTTTATAAACATCAGTATCAAATGCAAAAAATTGCACATCGAATTTCTCTGGATTTAAACTCTTAGCGGCACGAAAAAATCGTGGAGCTAATCCCCAACAAGATCCGCTTGTATCCATAAAAAACCAAGTAGCAATTTTATTAGATTCAGTTTTTCTTACGGTTTGCTCTATATCAGACGGCAAAAATATATCAAAATTTAAATTAAACAGCCTCCTATCTTTCATTATCCAGTGATTTTCGAGTGTATCATCTCTAGTCATTTTCTTTTCAAAACGTTTAATAATTGTTTCCCATTTCTTTTTTACAGGAACCGCTTTATTTTCTAATTTTTGAGTTAATCCACCTTTTGTATTGCCGATTTGTTTTTCATTTTTGCGGCTATTTTTTTCGGCGTCTTCTGTGATATTTTTAAGTGTTTCAGTTTCTTCTTCACTCAATTGATTAATAATTTCTTGGACATGTTCTTCTGGAATATCACCAAGCCCACCATGATCATTTATTAATTGTTTATTTTTTACTTTTTTGCTATCTTTAAGTAAGAGGTTATAGTAATATTCAAAATTATTCCATGGTAATACATTATCTTCTTTGCTAAAACTTGTATCTAACCAATGATATTCATTAGAAGGATCAAATTGTTTGCGGTCAAATCCAAAATATTTAACAAGAGACTCGTTTACAACAATGTCCATTGCTTGATTGGCAGCAGGGGACATTTTTTTACCAGCGCGTTTTCCATGTGAATGTATAACGTGGATACATTCATGGGCAATTATAAATTTTTTATTGTGTTCAGATTGTTTATTCCAAAACTTTTTATTAATTAAAAATTCAATGCAATTAGCGTCTTTATCAAATCCTACACAAGCCGTAGGAATTTCATTAGAGAATACTGGTTTACAGATTCTCCAAAATTGGTAAAAGATCCCATGATGTTCGATAAGAGATTCCATAATCTCTCTATACTCATCATAGGTTAGCGTTTCTTTCATTCTTTGGTGCTAGAGTCCATATCTATTGCTTTTTCTAAAGCGTCTGCGTCTTCATAAAAGCCAGCGTTGGCAAGAACAAGAGGGGCGTACATAAAATAATGTTCTTCGTCACTTTTCATTCGTGAATGACTAATACCGATTATTGCTCCAAAACTAGCTTCATCGTCTTCATCTTTAAGAGATGTCATTAAATTCTCAACACATTGTGTAGCAATTTCTCCTGGGTTAGAGTCAATATCTGCTTTAAGGGATTGTTTCCAATCTGCGCCTTTTGCTGTCCATGTTACTATCATAATGTCTATAGTAACAGTATTTTATGTTTAGTCAAGGTAAACTTACCAACTCTTACATGCCCAATATCTGGCTTTATATTTGGGACCAGGATTATCACATCTCATACGGGCGCGAAAACTTTTTCTGCGCGCTGGGATATTCTTTTTAATCGTCATGTTTGGGTCACCAAAATTAACTTTTACAACATTTCCTTTATCATTTTTGACATAAACGGAAAACTTTTTAGGACCACCTGGAGTTCTGAAAGGTTTATTTAATTGAACTTTTCTGCCTTGATATTCTGATGCCCGAGCTTTTTTCCATGCTTCTTTTGAGGGGCGATCTTTATCACCAGGTTTTGCGGGTTTATAATTTTTGCCCTCCCTAGCTTTTTTCTTTCTTATATTTTCCCAGAGTCCACCCGCATCAATTTCAACAACTTCTGATTCTTCGAAATCAACCTCTTCTGCGCTTATGTATTCTGATTCATCGGGAATATAAAAATTATCTTCACTCAATTCTTCTTCAGTTCCACATTCTTCACATTCGCTAGAATAAGAAAACAGTAAAATTTCTTGATTACCTATAAATTGTTTTTTATAGATGACTTTCATTTAATTAAGCTAAAAATTTAATTTTATAAGCAGCTTTATCAATAGCTCCGATTAATTCATCAATAATATTCTGCAATTCGGTTTCTTCGGCTGGAGCAAAAGAATATCTTGCATTAATTACGTAAGAATGAAGTTTAAGAACAAACTCCAATTCATTTGTTGGCATTGTTACTGATTGGGATGGAAAGTCAAGAATAACTTGATGACGACCCTGATAGGCTTCTGTTAAAGTATCTGCAAATCCAATAACGCCTTCATATAAATCACCAAGAGCTTCATGCATAGAGAAACTACGGGTTCTAAAATGCAAATAGTGTAAAGAGGTACTTGCATTTAAAAGTGTTGCGATGTATGTTCCGGCGCTAGCCGCGTCTGCTTTAATTTCTGTTTTCATATTTTTAATTATTCTAAATTTGTATTTGGTTGGGTTAAATCCGTTTCTTGATCAGATTCTTTAGAATACATTACATAATTACTAATAGTCATCATGTAATCTTCAGCTAATGCTATTTGTTTTTGTAAAAATGGTTCCGATAAATTTTCTTTTACTTTCGGATCATTCACATTATCAAGAATTTCTTTTGCATGGTCTGCAATTACTGTAATGGATCCTAGCGCCATTTCAATAAATTCATTCTTATATTCATCTAAAGACTCTTCCGAAGCTGCCAATTTAGTTGTTTCAACAGCTTTTACGCACTCTGGACATTCAAATAAAACTTCATTGTAACCTTCTCCAAAACTAGCCATTGCACTAGCCTTGGCTTTCTTCCATTGGGAGTAACAAACGGCTACGCGTTGTTTTGTGTCTGGAAAATCTTTATTGGTAGTCTTGTCTCCAGCACAACGCGAAATAAAATCGCCCTGTTTTTCTTTCTTTTTGGGGTTTGGAAGGGGCATAATATATTATTTACACTAATTATAAAATTCAGCCCTATATTTTAAGTGTAAAGTAGGATAATGTACGGTAGAATTATATATGGTGATCAAAGGGTATTCATTAATAGTACTGAACTATTAGGAGTAACCAGCTTTAAAGGAAATTTTGAAATACCTATTCAATATAATAGGGTGCTAGGTTCTATATATGGTTCAGATGAAAAAAGCGGTCCAGACACTAGAAAAATTACAATTAATAAATATTTAATACCAAATGACCCATTGAGATCTTTAACTGGTTCTAACCCATTTAGTGGGATTTTAATTTATAAAAATAAAAATTATTCTTTTAATAGCGGTTATCTATCAAATTATAGTTTATCATGTGCAGTCGGTGAGATTTCAATGGTTCAAACTGATTTTGAAATATATGGGGATATGGGTGGTGGAATAGTTATGACTCCTCAAAATTTAAATGACCAAGATTTAAATTTGAACGTGTCCCACTTTGGAAATATCAATATGCAAACTTCTGAAGGAGCAACGAATAGAATAGTTTCTTTTGACTTATCAATAGATTGTCCTAGAATTCCAATTTATACGCTGGGATCTAATAATGCATTAGACGTGTCACTAAATAGACCCCTAGAAATTAATTTAAATATTGGTGTTGAAATAGATGATTATGAGTGTAATGATATACAAGCAATTTTATGCGGTCCTAATAAAGATATAACTTTAGAACTAAATAATTGTGATAACACTACGATTATGGAATCATTTACAATACCCGATGCTAGATTAGTTTCTGAAAATTTGGATTCGAGTACTAGTAATGCCACAAGAGTAGAACTAACCTACAAATCCTATATATATTAAATTATGGCATATAACGCACAAGACATCTCAGTTACAATCGATGGTAGTAAAATATACGCAAGTAGTGCAAAAGCTTCTACTTCTATCAGCCAACAAGCTGTAAAATCACTTGGGTTCGCTTTAGCGCAGGGTCAAGCGCCGAGTGGCCCACAAGAAACTACCGTTAACGTTGATTATTATATACTTTCGAATGATCCGGTAAGATCGATCTGTACTGCTATTTTAGGTAGCCCTACAACTTATCAAGGGACTACAATTGTAATTGGTGGTGCAACTATTACAAAAGCATATTTAACAAGTTTATCTGTAAGTGCAGAACCTCAAAGCTTAATTACTGTTTCATGTAGTTTTGTATCCTTCCAACCTGGAATTGGACTAACAATTGGACAAGGTAGTCCGAATAATACACCAAATTCTAATCTTAAATTTGCACACGGTGCCTCCGCTGCAACAACGGCTTCAATTACTAATGCTTTAGGCTTTCAATATGAAGCCTCTTTTCAATGGAAACCAATATTAATTCTTGGCAGCAATGGTACTCCATTAGGGCAGTATACTTTTGATGGTGGCACAGAAAGTTTAACGGTCAAAGGTGTTGGCGCTGGTGGCACAGTTTCATTTTGTCCAGCTACTCAACTAGCTAGTGCAAGCGTTGGAGCACTTTGCGGCGGCGGTGGTGGAGCTAGTTATAGCGTAACTAATGGGTCTTTAACTGCCGCAAATATTAGTGCTGATGTAGGAGGATTTCCAGAAGGATCTTTTACAGTTACAAAGCAGTTGTAATTACTTTAGATCTCTCATATTTTTATATATCTTACAATCCTGTTTAACTATTTTGTCTGCAAAAATAGCATCATCTCCTTTAAGACGGCCTTTAACAATAACAATATCACCCTCTTCGGGAAAATTGCCCTTATTCTCGTCCTTACACTCTTGAAATAGTCCACGCTGACCATCAAATAGCAGTACGGAAACCTTTCCAGTATCGTCAGCAACCCCAGCTTTAAAAAACTTGTTGCCATTCCGAGACTTTGATTGACGAGTTTCTAAAATCTCTCCAATAATAAGCACTTGATCATTCTCCTCACAATTCTCAAATGCATATCGAATAGTTTTAAAATTAGGATTAATATTCTTAAAGATCTTAGTTAAGTTCTGACTGTAACTAAATCCCAAACAATTCTTCTCATAAAAATAATTTGTTAGATCTTCATTACGACTATTCAACATGTAGATTTCTTTATATGGGTTATATTTCTTTTTAATCGTTTCAAAGCGTGAAGCTTTTACTTGATTCTTTTCTACAAGAATCGTCAAAATAGTTAGAATATCCTTTTGATCTGTCTCGTCGTGAATTGTTTTAACCAAACGCTTTTCACGATCAGTTAAAATATTAAATGTCTGAGCTTCGAGAACAAGACGGCTACGTTTAGTATTTAGATCATCCAAAGAACCAGCTTGGATAAGTGAAGATACTACTCCAATATTTAAACCAGCCTGTTTTGCCGCCATAAAACAATCTATCTTACTATCATACTCTCCACGGAATTTAACCAATTTTTCCATTGCGCTATCTGAAATACCTTTGATTGCACTCAATCCAAACCGGATATTCGGGCCTTCGACTGTAAATCCCATTTCAGACTTTAACAAGTGAGGAGGTAAAAGTTTGATATTAAAATATGGAAGTTCACGTTCAATTAGACGAATTTCTTCCATTGGATCTACAAGTTTTTGAACGGCATTTAGACATGCTGTAAAGAACTCTAGAGGGTATTTATACTTTAGGTAAACAGTTAAAGCACCAAGGTACGCCACACAAAAACTATGCGATTTATTAAATGAATAATCTGCAGAGTCCAACATGACTTTCCAAATCGCTTCGGCCACTTGCTCTCCAAACCCATTAGTCTCACAGGTTTGAAATACTTTGTCCTTCCACTTGGGCATCTCATCACGCTTTTTCTTACCAATAATACGTCTAATATATTCAGACTCGTCAGCTGTAAATCCAACCGTAACAAGGGCTTGAATCAATTGCTCTTGATATAGAGGAAGATTACGTGACTCTAAAAACACTTCACGTAATTTTTCATGCGGGGCTTCTCCTGTAAAATCAACATAATGCTTTTCATAAGCTAATGCACCAGGTCGGGCAATAGCATTAACATCACTCAATTGACTAATGTTTGCTGGTTTAATATTTTTACAAACACGATACGCGCAATCTGCACTAATCTGATACAATCCATAAGGAAGTAAATTATCCCCTTGTAAATGTTGATATACTTCAATATTATCATCAAGATTAATATCTTCAAATTTCTCTGTAATCTGTTCGAAAACATTTTTAATAATTTCATTACTAATAAGTCCTAATAGATCCAATTTAATACCAAACTTTGCGGCAGTATTCATCTCATAAGAGATAGCTAGTTCTCCTTCCTTGTTCTTTTCGATAGGAACAAATTTATCCAATGGATAGTACGAAAGAAAATATCCGCTGGCATGAGTGGATTTACCACGAATTAACCCGCGAAGTTTAAGGGCGATTTCATAAGACTCTTTATATCCATCAGCCCAATCGCGGAATTTTTCGCTATTTTTATAAGAATCTTCAATATCTTCAACAACACCAAATACTTTACCGATTGTATCAGCTAAATTACTAGCTTGTTCTTCTGTAGCCTCGTTTACAATCTTGTAGACGTCTTTAATAAGAATTTTACCAGAGAATGTCGATAAAGAAGAAATCTTACAAACTTTATTTGGATAGCATTCTTTTAGCCATTCAATGATTTCATCACGAACTCCACCAAGATTGATATCAACATCTGGAGCAAGATCGCCTTGAATATATGTAACCCCATCAATAACTTCCTTCTTGGCGCGAGCCTTGGATATAAACCGCGTAAAAAAGAGTTTCTTATCAATAGGGTCAACCCCAGTAACGCCAATCAAATAGAAAATTAGACTACCTGCCGCGCTGCCACGACCCCAGTCAATAAATGCTCCAAGACTACGAGCCTTATTAATAACACGCCAAACTAGAAGAAAATAATCAATAAATCCTAGATCTTTTACAATATCAAACTCTTCTTTGATACGATCAAGATATTCTTTCTTTTTATGCTCGGGAATTTTATCACGAAATTTTCTCCATCCATCGTTTACCAATTGCTGAAGAAACTTCTCGTTATCCTCTGTTTCAGAAAACTTACCCTTTTCTTCTTTTGTAAATGAGATATTAGGCAACCGTACTAGGTTGACATTCTTCATTTCAATATTTTTAAATTGTTCTGTAAAACTCATATTTCAATTGTTAGGATTTGTTTCTTAAAGATTTCTAAACATCTTTCGTTATCGTAAACTGCATCGTGCGCCTTCAATTCATTATACTCAACATCATATAGTCCACACAAATGTTTTACTGAGGTCTTAACTCCCTTTTTAACATAATGATACATTTGATATTGCCAAGCAGTCCTATTTTCTGGAATTGCTTTGAGTCCTAAATATATACCTTTTTGAATACATTGTATATCAAGAACTCTATCAATATATGAGTAATCTGATTCTAAACCTAAATATTTTCTTAACGCGTTAATTACATAAATATCAAAACCAAAAAGATTAGCTCCAATAATCAAATATTCTGGATTATAAAGATACTCTTCAAATTTTTTAAGAATTGTTAGTGGATCTTGGGCTTTTTCTTTCCAATTATTATAATCAAAATGAGTAATCCTAGCTGCATCAGCAGAAATATTCAAATCTTTCCAATACAAAAGATGGTCTTCATTTTTTGCAATTTTACCATCTTCATATACCAACCAAGATAATTGCCAAGGACGAGTTAAAGCAAGTGCCAAACTCTCGGTTTCTGTATCGAACACAATATATTTTTGTTTTTTATTAAAACGTAGAAGATTATTTTGCATATTTTTCCCAAGCCTCCATACAAAATTCCTGACTACCGAAATGTCTTAATTCTGGTTTTTGAAAAGTTGTTCTATTTAAAATACAACGGTATGTCATATAAGCTTTAAAATCTTTATAAGTACGATGGTAAATAGTTTTTGACTTAACAATCTCATGATTCTTTACTATTGATTGCAAATGAGTATTCAAAAGATTATCGAACGGTAATCCATTATTTTCACTAAAATAAAAAGGTTCTGTAAAATCTAGCTCTGGAACGCACTCTCGTCCATAAAGAAGATTATAGTAAATGTAAGAATCGTAAAACGGAATACCTAAAACCAAATTATTTGACCAATATTTTTTTAAAGTATTAAAATCTAAGCGCGGCGCTCCATTATAAAACCCCTCTGTAGTAGAAATGTTGTGAAGTTTAATTAAGTCTATAAAAGAATTCTTTTTTGCAAATATGATAAATTTACTTTCGGTAATAATTGACTCTGGAGTTTTATTTTCTATATCTCTACATACGTTTACACGATAACCATATCTTAAATTAAGACCTGCTTTTACTGAATTTTCATAAGCTTCAACAAGGCTTGTTAGAGTATTATCAACAATATAAACATCTTTTAGACCATAATCTTTAGCTATATCAAAAATTGAATCTGGACGATTTGTGTCGCGGGACTCTTTATCTGTATAGCCCTCAAGTGTTAAAACTGAGGTGAGGGAATAGTTTGATCTGAATATTGGTAGCATGATCTTTTAAAATATCATTAATTGGATTTAAAGTCAATTTATATATAGTAGGTGTAATTATACGTATGAACGATACAGAACTCAAAAATTATTGGGATAATAAATATCCAAAGAATCCTGTTATTTATAGAGGCAGATCAATACCACAAAAGGTTAATGGTCAAATTATTTTGACAAATTTAGAAATTGATGTCAAAACAATGTTAACTACTAATGATAGTATTGTTAAAAAAATAATTAGAGATAAAGCTATTACTGGTACAAATAATGATGAAAAAATGCTTAATATTCAAAAATGGGTAGTTACTAATATTAAATATATTGGTGATAATTTAAGTTCAGGTGTTGTTGAGTATTGGCAATTTCCATTTGAAACTTTACGTTTGGGGACTGGTGATTGTGAAGACGGCGCATTATTAATTGCGGCTTTAGCTGTTAATTCGGGCGTACCAGCTTTTAGACTAAGGGTAGTCGCTGGATTTGTTCAACCCGCCCCAACCGCACCCCAGGGTGGGCATGGATATGTAGCATATTTAAGAGAGTCTGATAATCAATGGGTAGCTATTGATTGGTGCTATTTACAAGACTCTAATACACCAGTAGCTTCGAAACCAATTTTAAAAAATAATACTGTATATAAAAATATGTGGTTTACTTTTAATAATGAGTACTCTTGGTCGCAAAAAGAACTCGAGTTTTATAGCTTTTAATTAAAAACCAAAATCATCATTTGATTTAACCCAAGCTGGACATCCATCGTATCGTCTTGTTTCAATACGATATTCTTTTTTAATATCAGATAATTTAAATTCTTTATCTGCAAATGTTGATTTAATAATTTTATTATCTTTATCAAGTAAAACTTTATAATCTATTGGGTCAAGGTAGGGGCAACGCCATCCAGATTTAGTTTGGCACATCCATTTTTTGGCAAAATCATTCGCTGCAAAGTTTGATTTGCCCTTTTTCTCGTCAAAATTTGTAAGATAACCATTCAAATATTCTAAATAATGCTCAAATCCTACGAGCTGTTCTTCTGTAAAATGTGGACATTCACGTTCTGGATTATCTGGGTATCTTAAAAACAAGAATTTAACAAGCACTTCTTTTTGTTTAGCATATTTCTTTCTTACGGCTAGAGAATACATCATTGCTTGAATATTACTTTCCAACTCCTCCCCTTTAAAAGCAAGTTTACTTGACTTAAAATCTCTAATTATTAATTGTTTTTTATCTTTAAAAATACGATCAATAAATCCACCGATTCTATAAGCTGGCTGTTTACTAGTTATATCAAACTCCCATTCAGTACCTACGAGTTTATAGTCTCCAATAAAATCAAATTTTAATCCAACAAGAACCATCTCGTCAATACATTTAAGATTTGATATTTCTTGACCACTTTTCTTTAGGGGCTTTACCATTTCATCGAGATCAAGACCTTCTCTATTAGCCGTCTTAATAATTAAACGAAAAATAGCTTTTTGTTTTAAACAGGTATTATCTTTAACAATTTTTTTAATATAATGTTCATGCCTTGGATTACCAAGAACTTCAAAAATAAGATGTGCTACAGTTCCGCGCATTGCGCCAGAGTTATTTTTCTGTGGTAACTTTAAATTATAGTTACAGTAATAAGTCCAAGAGCAAGATTGTAGCGTCTTGATACGACTAGCTGAAAGTTTAATTAATTCACTCATAATGGGTATGTTGGATCCTCTTGTTCACAAGAGATTCCATAAAATTTAAAAATATCAATTGATTTGACATCTCTAGTATAAATTGATTTAAAAATTACATGTTTAATTCCATACGCAGCAATATTTGTAGCGCATGAAGAACATGGTAAAAGAGTACATGCTAAAATATTTCCTTCGCCCATTTTGATTCTTGCGAGGGCATTACTTTCAGCATGAATCATATACGGTCTTCTTGCATCCCTATCATTCCAAAATTCTGGAGTAACATTAATACCAGCTGCAAGACCATTGTACGCTACAGATAATACTTCATTATGATGCCCGAGAATACAAGCCCCAACCTTTTGAAAAGTATCTTCTGATCTTTGCATTGCAATAGTTGCTAAATTCATAGCATGTTGTTTCCAAGTGCTTCTCATATATTTGAATACCACTCCTTATTTTCTTCTACAGTTTGATCACCAAAATCATTTTTAAATGGATGGAAAATCTGAAGTTGGGCTGGGTCAAAAAAATGCGCAAGCGTCGAACGTATTTTTGCAGCAGCTTTTTGCCCAGCCCTGTTATCATCATTGTTGGTCGCAATGATGATACGCTTTGGATCGAGACGTATTATTGCTTTTAGCAGGCCTCCACCAGCCTCGGTTCCAAATGTTACCCCAGTATTCTTGATACCGCTTTCCCATAAAGAAAGCATGTCACCGATACTCTCTACAAGAATTAATTCTCTTTTTTCTCTAATAACTTCATGATTGAAAATAAATGGGTAAGCCCACTCATTTTTCCTACCAATATGTTTCCATTTAATCTTAGATTTTCCTGTGACATCACGCCCAGAAAATCCCTGTATTTTTTTACGAGCATCAAAAATAGGAAATACATACCTTTGATACATCTTACCGCTTGTACAGATCCCGCCCTCAAAAACATCTAGAGTTTCTTGACTTATTCTACGATTACCCCAATAAAACCCATTACGTTTTAAATCTACTATATCTTCATTAGAATAATACTTAATGCTTTTATTAAATGGGTCTTCTTCGTCTTGAAATCCTGTGAAATATTTAGCTTTATCTTCTAGTATACCTTGTACCTGTTTGATATCTTTAAGTTTTAAAGTAGCTTTTAAAAACTCCTCTAAAGAAAAAGTTTTCCCAGTTACAAAATCTTTAACAATATTTGTAGAAAGATAAATCGCTACCGAGGATGGATCATCGCCATCACGATACTTCGCAGCACAAGTAATATAAGTCCCATAATTTCTAGGCTTACATCCGGCATCTTTTAATAATTCTAAAAGTCTCATAGCAATCCGTCGCCTTCTTCTTGTCCACCATTTTCACGGTCAAAAATATTAATCCCAACGCCATTCTGGTGATTAACAATATCTTGAAGAGTTCCCTTTTCGCCCACATTAAAGTTCTCTACACTGAAAGAAATAAAATTTTTACGATATCCTACACGACCATTTTCTACAACACGAACTAAATCTGTATGTCCCTGAGCGTGTTGGCCCTGATAACGTGCTGCAAGTTCAATCATTTTATGGGTACCAAATTGTGCACCATCTTCCGCCTGTTCTTCAATAGTTTTACGGCGAAAAATACCAACATATGCCGCAAACCATTGTAAACGATCACTCTGTGCAATAGCGCTACTATCATCTGCTCCATTTTCTGCGCTACGATTTAATTGGCAAGCGGTAAGAATGGGAATATTCAAACGAACAGATAATTCTTTTAATCTATCTACTTTATCACCAATTAATTGATATTCCTGCTTACCCTTTTCCATTTCTCCAGTAAGTTTAATGTAATCATATACAACAATCGCTGGATTACCCCTGCCAACTTGACCAAGATACCAACGCTGAATAATAGATTCAATTTCAGACACTGGTTTCCCAGCTACTTGAAGATGTTTAACCTTACCCTGAGCCTTGGATAGTTCTGTTTTTTTGCTATTCCATTTCGCAAGTAGCTCTGGATTATTTTTAAAATTACCAGTCTCAAGATACCACATTGGAATTCCAGTAATACTACTAGCAATACGAAACTTAATCACACTTGTTTGCATTTCCGTATCAAGAATCAATGCTTGTAAATTTGGATTAATTAAGGTTGCTTTTGCTGCAATATCACTAAGAATTGTACTCTTGCCATGCTTTGGTCGGCTTACCCAAGCATAAAGTTCACCAGGCCTTAATCCACCGTACATTCTATTAAAATGTTTATATGGGGTTAAAAATCCTGTTTCAGAAATTGGATTATTAGCTCTTTCCTCAATAAGCTTATCAATATCAGAAAAAAGATCTTCTGGATTAGCTTCAAGATCATAAGCAGCAATTTTATCATTATACATCTTATCTGCAAGCGTAATGATTTCATCAGCAGACTTGTCGCCAGAGTTTGACATCGAGTCCGCAATCAAACCCGCGGTTTCAGCAATTTCGCGCCGAATTGTGATTGTTTTAAGATTCTTGCATGCCTCTACAAGAGACTTCTGACTAATCTTCAAAAAAGCAAGGCTTTCGATATAATCAAAAATATTAAAGTCCTGTTTAAAACTAATACCTAAACTCTTAATCTTTTCGGCAATAATTACTGGGTCAAGTGGTTGACTTTTCATGATCTGACCTTTTAAAACGCTGAATATCGTTTTATGCCCATTACTAAAATCGCCCTCATTAATAAAGTGGGAGACTTCAAAGAATACCGCTGGATGCTTAATAAAGCCAGCTAGGACGTGTTTTTCAATATCTACGCTACGAATTGACGACATAATTAAATTTTTTCCTTAATAACAGTATTAAATGCTTTGATAGCAATTTCTCGCATGCAATCATCTTTGCCATCTTCTACGAATGTAGGCCAAACAATTTTATAGTCTGCCATATCTTGAAGAATAGAGTCGTTAATTGATTCGTCCATATTTGCTGGTTGTACTATTTCACCATTAATTGCAATTCTTTGCAAGTGAATAAGAACATTTCTATTTTTTGATTTAAGCCAGTTAACCTCATCTTCCCTATATTGTTGATAACGAATATCTGGAACAATACAAATATCTGGTTGAAATTTTCCGACACGCTGATCTAAAAGATTTGTCCAATGTTTGCCTTCGCTTTGCTGTCTTTTAACTTTACCGTACCAAACAAGAAATTCACGAAAAATAGATTTCTCTTCAGTCTTATCAGTAAAGACGTTTAAATTTAAATAGTTTTTAATAAAAGCCGCGCAATCTTCTTTTAACGGTTGTGCTAATGAACTTTTATAAATAAAAGCATTTCCAACGTAAGCGCGAATAATTTTTTCTATCTCAATTGCTAGGCTATCTTTCCCCGAACGGGAAACCCCAGCTATTCCAATATATAGTGGATCCATTAATTCATTATACCCAAGTTTGTTTGATATTCAAGCTAAATTTCTATATCAAATTTTTCTTTTATCCACTCTGAATTTAAAAGATGAGTTTCATTTTCAAAAATTTCAATAATTCTAAACCCATTCATTTCTAACCATGAATACTTTTGCAAATCTCTTTTAACGCTTTTTTTAAAACCAGTTCGTGTACGATGAAAATATTTAACAAATTTATCGTGCTGCAATCCGTGCGTTTCTACTGCAATTTTTTTAGTAAAATTAATCAAATCACATTTCATTCTCGAACCAAATACGGGAAATTCTTCTACAACAACATGTGTTTGCCAATAAGTTTCAAAAAATTTTTTAATATTAAACTGAACTTTACTTCTACATGGTTCATTCCATTTAACTAAATAACTGTTTATATTCTTATTAACTTCTTTGCCAAATATATTTTTAAATTTCATTTTATTATATTAAAATATTCATTTTGCATAATTTATAATATTCACTATCAACTTTTGGATTATCTTTATTACTATTATGTGTTGCATTAGACCAGTGAATCCATGAATAAGGTTTTTTTACTGGATAATGATAGGCACAGGAACTGCTCGCTCCGCAGTCAATATATCCATCTTCGGGTTTTATTATATGGCAATTATCATATATATTATTATTTTTCGCTATTTTACCCATTAATTGTAAAGAATACTCCCATTTTAGATCTTTTAATTCATTTTTTATTGGCCCCTCTAACTCTTTGATCATTTCTTTCGCATATTCAGAATTTTTTGGAATTTTCATAAAAATTGGTGATAAGCTTTTACCCCATGCAATAAAAGCATAAGATTTTGTAATTTCAATTTTATTTACCATTGCTAAATCTAGTTGCATCCAATTTCCACCATATCTGTATAAAATATTAAAAGCAAAATAATCAGACCAATGAGATAGTGAACCAATACCACCATCTGATAAATTTGGATGTCGATGCCCTTTAAATCTAACTGGCGGTAAAATATCTGTAGGTATACTTTTTATTTCTACCCCCTCGGGTAGATTATCAAAATTTGAATTAGACCACAATATTACATTGTAACCCATTTTTTGAGCTAAAATTATTGATAGTCTTTCCATCAAAGATAATTTTGAACCTATCCATAAACAATTAATGTCATTATTCATTATCCCTATTTATTACATATGAATTATTAATTTCTCTCCAATCAATTAATGGGGCAAGCCCATTTCTATCGCAATGTGTAGAACAAGATTTTATTGGGCTCCAAAGACGAATTTTTTTTGCAATTAAATGTCTAAAAAACATTCTATCATTTAAATTATGAATGATAGCATCATTTTTTATTTTATTCCACATAAATTTATTACAAGCCCATGTACAAGTAGTACTTTCACACGTTCTCCAATAAGATGATTCTGTCAAATTAATTGATTCGCAATTTTGTGTTATATCATCTGTACGTTGATATCTATCTAAATGGTCAAATAAAGTGACTAATTCAAAATTTTTAATACCTTCTAATAGAACTGTTTTGCAATTCTTAGTGTGTAAAAAATCATCTTCTACAAAATATAAATCTCCATCGGGTATTTTATCAGGCAGTTCTAAACAAAAATTTAAACTTTTTGAGTTAGAATTATATTTAATATTTATAAACTCTGTTATATTACTTTTTGATTTAATAAAATCTGTTAAGGGTCCATCGTCACCATCCTGTACACAATATAACCGAGTATCATTATCAATAAAATTTTGATAAATAGATTCAAAACAATTAATTTTTGAAAACCATTCTGGACGATTATGTCTTTCTAAACATGGTAAATTGCAAAATCTATAAATAACATTTAACATATCATAATTCTTCAATCTCTGGTAGCATGGCAAAAATTTTACCAGTGTATCCATTCGATCTTAAAGATTCTGCTATATAGTGCTTAAAATTATGCGCTAATATTACTATATTATCAGGCGGATCTATTTTTAAAATAGACCTATCTAATATCTTTAAACCAGTTCCTGGACTAAACATATTTTGTTTATCTGGTGTATCATCAATAATATATTTGATAGTACTAGGCTTAACACAATTTAAATATACACATCCTTTAGCCGCAGCACCAAACGCCGCCGTAGACCCTTTTAAATTATCTAAAAATATACGATCTATCTTTAACTTCTTAGAAATTTTATCACCCCATTTATCAAAATTAAATTTAGACTCTTCTTCTAAAAATAAATTGATTTGATCGGTATTTTCTTTGTGTTCCGGCCTATTAGAAGAAACTATTCGCATCGATCCACCATGAATATCTTGTATAGATAAATCTATAATTTTTAAACCGTACTCTTTTAATAAAGGATACAATGGAGTAAGTAACCAGTAAAAAACATGCTCATGATATATTTGATCAAATTGATTTGTTTTAACTGTTTCTAAAAAATATGGAAATTCTAATATCCAAATTCCATTTAAATTATTACGAATGCCATTTAAAAATTTTCTATAATTAGGGTTATGTTGGAAAACATTTGTAGAAGTAATAACATCAAATTTTTTATCAAAAATTAAATCACCCCAATATTGTTGTATATATGTAATTCCTTTGTTTTCATTATCATCTTTAAATGAAGAGCTAGCATCTATATTAACAAGATCTAATTGATTATTAGACATTTGTTTAAAAGCAGATAAAAGTGTACCATCATTACCACCAATATCTGCGATTCTTTTAGGACTGAAATTATCAATATATGACCACATCTTTATACAATGATATGCATAAGGTTTATTTATCGATGAACGATAAAGATATGTTTCAAACATATCTTGAGATGGAATTTCTACATCTAATTTCATTAAAAGATTATCTTCCTCAATAACTTTTAAACCGTATCTTTTAGTATTAATACTATCTGATTCTGATTTAAAAAGATTATTAACTAGAGGTAGATTTCCTAAATTTATAATTTCTTTTTTCATATTACCATTCCCAAGTATTTAAACATTTATCTATAGACTCATTTATTTCGGACATTGATATTCCCATAGACAATATTTTTCTATTGTCTATAACACAATTCGAACGTGGAAGCAAACTTATTTGTTTATAAAAATTATCCATTGATAAAAATCGAGCTTTTTTATCCGGTTGGATAGTTTTAATTAATTTTTCAACCACATCTTTTGAAGATATTGATCCCGTGTTAGTAATATTATATATACCAAATGGAATATTCAATCGTATTGAATCAATACAAGCTGTAACAAATTCTTGTTTATTAGAGATTGAATTAGAGTCAGTTATTAAAGTTTCATAGTTAATTATTTTTGAGATATAATTTCGATCATTATGAATATTTTCAAATGGAAGTCTTATTCTCCATATATACGATTTCTCATATGATTTAATATAATTTTCTGCAATAACTTTTGTGCCGGTATAAAAACTGCAATTATTAAATTCAAAAGTAAAATTAGGATTATCATTTTCATTCCAGCCATATCTTGATAAAGAGTCTCCATTATAAAGGCATCCTGTTGATATATGGCATAAGACAATATTAAATTCTTCACAAATATTTTTTAATAAATATGGTAATAGTATATTACCAGATATTGTTTTATCTTTTTGTGATTCGCACGCTTCAATATTTGGACTACCAACAAATGCAGCACAATTAATAATATATTTTATATTATATTCTTTAATGATTCTAGATAAATTATTTGGATTTACATCTTGATAAGATAATCTTAAATAAGATATATTATTTTTTTCCAACTGCTTTCTAAATTCTGTTCCAATATATCCAGATGAACCAATTAGTAATATCATAATTAAATATAAGTCTAGAATCTATGAAATCCAAAAGTCTTTGAAGTATCTTTTATTGGATTTAATTCGGTTGGATCTTCTACCGCAAATTTTGAAGCCAATTCAAGGGGTGCATATTTAACACCCTCTTCTAATAAAGACTCTTTTTCATATATCGAAATAATACAATCTTCTGATTTATTAGGATATTTATACGCGTATTGTTTTAAAAGATCACATAATTTTTTACTTCTTAAAGAGAATCCGCCATTACCAACTCTATAATTATTAATATCATAATTTTGTAAATTTGGTTTATTTGTTTCAAATGGTCTACCTTCATGGTCTTTTTCATTGGATACATTTTGTAATATTTTTGCTACTAATGGTAACGGCCATGGAGCCCCAATATAGTCATAATCTAAATATTCATCGGTCCACATTTTGTAATTACTAATCAGTCCATCCATTTGAATATGAAGACAATGGGTAGTTTCAAAATGATCTGATAGATTAGCCACTAAATAATCACTATAATTCTGTAAACTATAGAATTGAGGACTTTTTTCTACTTTAATTAGGCTATCTGATTGAATATTTTCATGAGTTACTAATTTAACATCACCAAAATTAACATATTGACAGCAATGTTTTATAGCTTCTATTGCTGTTGGCAATTTAATAGAAGATAAACAAATTAAAGTAACTGAAGGTAAATTAATCATTATGTTTTATATTCTACTATTGTGGAGTTAAAAAATCTATTTTGTAATTCAATTTTTCTTTTATGTCTTAGCATGTTTGCATCATCGACTTCTTTTGCAGAAATCTCTGAATATCGAGCCTTTTCTACAGCGTCAAAGGTTATTTGGTTTGCTTCAATTAAATTTTCATATTCTTTAGAAGATATAATTTCAATATAATTTGGTAGCTGCTTTTTTAAAGTATTCGCGCATTGTTCAAATGTATTTAAGCCATTTTTAGATTTTGATGTTTTAATATATAAAATACTTAAATAATCAAAAGCATAAGCTTCATCTACTAATAAATTAATCATAAATTAAATCTAAATATTCTTCTGACCAGAATGGGTATACCTCGCCATTTAAAGCTTTCTGGATATTTTTATAATTAAATGCTGGCACTATTTTAGTATCATCGTCTTGATGTAAATGCACATTTTGTGGATATAACCAATTCATATCTGCGACTCTAATATCTTTTAATACTGGTAACACAATATCTTGTGATGCGACTGGTATGTTAACTATAATAATAGATTTAATATCAAAACATGCAGCTAAATTCATAAAGCCGCTATTTAAACCAATAAAATATTCACATGTTGACAGCTCTTCAATTGAATCCCCTAAGCTTTTTCCTGTAAAATCTTTACAATTTTGTATACCTATACTTTGTCCGCCAAATTCTACAAATTCATATTGAGAATTTTTATTAATAAAATCTTGAAGTATTTCAATATTATTTTTATATATCTGTCTAGGATGATTGTTTAACGAAGAAAGTTCAAATGCACTCCGTCCAGTCGTTAAATGAATACCAATTTTATTTTTTGTTTTTAAAAGCCCTGTTTGTAAAAAAGACTTTGGTCTTTTAAAGACTTCTAAACCAAAAAATTTACGCATTTTCTGAATAATGTGTCCAGAACCTAAATTATAATCTTCAAGGACCTCTGTTCTAAAAGTGGGATTATTTTGATTAAATATATTTGAATTTTTAAATTTATTATAATTTAATATAGTTTGATAATGATTACTCGGGGCAAATATATGAATATTGCTTCTTGTATTTTCGTCCTTAAATAAAAGATTATTAATAATAGTGGTATCACCTATCCCAGGATTATAAGTAATAGCGTTCACAGTTACATTTAAAGGTGCTAAATCTTTTAAAGGTAATTTCTCTGAAATTTTATCTTTATAATAAGATCTTATGTAATCTTTAATATCTATCATTTTGCAAAAGTTTCTTTAAATTTATTAAATAAATAGTTACAAATTTTAGGATTCTCTTCTAAAAATGTTCTTAATTGATCCATTCCTTGAATTTTTTCTGGAAGATCCTGATCTGTTTCTTTTTTTACTTCATCAATAATAGCTTTATCAAAAGCAATCCACGCCCCACTTTTTTTAGCGAATCCCCATTGAATAAGCATATCTGCAATTTCATATTCTAGCCAAACACTTTTACCATCAGAACGACCATGCCGAATTGGATAAGTAATTTCAGTACCATCTTTTTCGTTAGTAGTTTTACGAAGAAGAATTTTTGACCAGTGCCCAATAATTTTACCATCTTCAATAATTTGATCTGATTTATATCTAGGTTGAAATTCAAAGATCCAATCTGCGTAATGCTGTAATGCATTGCCACCAGAACTATTGGTAAGTTTAGGATCTCCCTTTGCATAAGGATTGATCTGAACATTAGAACGAACCTGTGAAATAAGACCACAAATATGTCCAAAAGTAGATAGTGGTAACATGATACGTCTTAAAAAGTTAGAAGTTAATACCGCTCCAGCAGCAACTTTTGCGCTATCATCAAACCCTTTACTCAAATCATTTTTAGAAATAAGTGCATCCATACTATCTACAAGAAAATAATAACGAGTATTCTCTGGATTATTTTGAATTAATTCAAGAATCAAGGTAGCAACATTTTCATAAACATTCGAACGTAATACAAAACATTTTCCATTATCCCAGTCCTCGGGTTTATCAACAAAATCAACCCCAGAGATTTTTTTAACATTAGAGTTTAAACGCCCCTCTGCTTTTATAAGCAATCCTTTAGCATTAGGAATTGTTTTAAGAAAATTATTCATAATAAGGAGTGCAGAACTTGTTTTTCCACCACCACTTACGCCAGTAAATCTAACAATCGCTGGAACTTCTAATGAGCCACCGAGTTCAGAATCTAAAAGAAGAGATCCTGTTGAGACATTAAAAATTTGCTCATCTTCAAAATTATAATGACTATCTTTATTATCCTTTAAATGGGATGATAAGATACTTTTTCCGCCTAATGTTTCTTTTGCCATAAATTTAAAAAGCCTCTTAAGTTCAGAGGACTTTCTGAAGTATAAGAGATTTTTGAATCAAAGGCAATATTATTTTTTTCTAATTTATACTTTTTTACTTCTGGCAATTCTAATTTATACTTTTGATATTCGGTGTTAAGAAAAGACCTTCCATCATCAGATAATAACCAACATAAACTATTTAATTTAAATTTTAAATCTAAAGAATTCCAAAATAATTCATCTGGAAAAATGTCTAATAACATTTTGACCATTTTCATTTCTTTCGGCCAAATAATTTTAGTGCCGTCCTTTAAAAATTTTTTAATAAAGTCTTTTTTATTTAGACTCATAAACTTCACAACTTTGGCATATACTAGGCTCTAACTTAAAAATATTTCTTTTATTACAAAAGAAACCTTTGACTTCGTAATTACCTCCCTGACATGAACAGCGTTGGATTATTTTACCGATTTGATCGGGAGAGCGATGTTTACAACTATCAAAGTTTGATACTAATTGATGAGCTTCAGACATAAATATATATACACTCTATTATAGTTTTAAATCATTTGCAACCATTCTTTTTACCAAGTTTTCGAAAGAAATTTCTGGTTTCCAATTTAATTTTATTCTTGCTTCTGTAGAATCCCCCCAAAGTAGATCAACTTCCGCTGGTCTATAAAATATAGGATTAATTTTCATTAATATTTCCCCCGTATCTTTTAAAAAGATTTCATTTTCTGGTAACGACTCATTTCCGATTGTTGTCGAAAATGACCAATGGCCTTTTATTCCAGCTTGTAAAAATGCCATTTCAATAAACTCTCTAACGGTATAAGTTGAGCCTGAAGATAAAATAAATTCTTTAGGCTCTTTTTGGTTTAACATTAGCCAAATACCTTTAACAAAATCTTCAGCATGACTCCAGTCACGTTTTGCATCAATATTACCAAGCTCAAGAGGATCAAAATATTTATTATTATTTATAGCATTTTTAATTCTAGCGATATTTTTAGTAATTTTTCTAGTTACGAATTCTTCTCCGCGACGTTCACTTTCATGGTTATATAATAATCCCTGTATAGCGTAAAGACCATAACTTTCACGGTAAACTTTTACAATATGTCTTGCGGCGGCTTTTGCAGCACCATATGGGCTTCTTGGCTTTAATGGGTGTTTTTCATCTTGTGGGCTATAATCAACATTCCCGAGTTCTTCGGAAGAACCTGCGTTATAAAATCTACATTTTGGAGCATGTTTTCTAATAGATTCTAAACAACGAATTACACCGATAGCGTCCACTTCAAAAGTTTGTTCTGGTATTTCCCAAGAAGCCGCAACAAAACTTTGCGCTGCTAAATTAATAAAATAATCTGGTTGGATTTCTCTTACTAAATTCTCAATAGACTGAGAATCGGAAAGATCGCCTAAAACAATTTTAAATTTAGGTTTATTTATTAAATGCTCAATATTTTTATAATTATTAGTGGATGATCTACGAATCATTCCATAGACTTCATAGTCTGGAAATCCAAGTAAATATTCAGCCATATAACTACCATCTTGGCCGGTGACTCCTGTAATAAGTACTTTTTTCATATCAATCCTCTTCTTCGTCTGTAGAATTATATTGGTTGATAGATATTGTTTTCAAAAAAAACTCTGCAATTTTATTAATTATATCATTATACTTTTCTTGATAAATCTCTGTACTTTCAGTTACTTCATTATCATTTTGAAGCGCGCTATAGAATATATTTTTAGGAGAATTTAAAATATCATTAATAATTTTTAAATCTGATTTTGTTATATTTAAATGCGCAAATTTTTTCCAACTTTTAATAAATTGATTTTGAACCTTTTGGTCGTCCTCTAATTCATTTTCTTGGTTAATATTATTAGCAATTTGATTAAAGACAAAAAATAACATTGACCATTGAAGATTAAGCATAAATTTTTGCTCTAGATTCGAATCTAATTCATCTCGATCTTCTTTATTCGAGTCTTTATATTTTTTCATTATTTAATAGGGCAAACTCCACCTTCGCACTCAATACCTTCTAAAGCCTCTTGACCAATATTTTGTTTAATATTAACAAGTGATTTTACTTTAGACTTTTTACTTTCGTAAACTTCTTTTGTAATCTCTTCATATGGAGCTTGTTTAAAACCATGTTTTTGCCTAAGAAGAAAACTTACTGATTTAATAGAATTAGCATAATTTTCTTGAAGCCATTGTTTAAGTGACGGAAGCTCTTCTTCAGAATAATAAGCTGTAACACTTACTGCATTATCTGACCAAACTTCTTGTAATTTTTTAACCATTTCTAATTGTTTGATAACTCCCATATCATCAGCAAATAACGCACCATCTGGAGTTTCGCATGGAAACTCAACTACAACAGTATCATGGTTTTCAGATCCATCAAAATTAAGTACATACTCTACATGGTAGCCAAGATCACGACAATACTGGACAAGCTTATCGTTACTAGCCATTCTGACGCGACGAGTATAATACTTAGAATATGCTGGATGAACTCCAGGAGTAGATCCCCCTAGCAAGCTCAAGGTGCCACTAGGCTTAATTGTAGTAAGTTTAATGCTACGATTCCACCCGCGCTCTTTACTCCACTCCTTATCAAATTTACGGAGTTCTTTATAACAAGCGTCAAGCCAGTCAATTTTATCAAGAGACTGGCAAATACCAGTAACGCCCAATCCAAGACGCATATTTTTATGGACAATCTTATTGGTTTCCTCATGAAGAAATGGAAGGGCAGCAATAGCTTTTTGTGTTTTATACAATAATTTTGCGCAAAGAATAAGCTCTTCTTTAGAAGAAATATTATTTAAATAAAGCTCTGAAAGATTACAGCACTCATATGAAGCAAGGCTAATTTCTCCACATGGATTAGTACCGACTACATTATCTTCATCTGTGGGATAAAGAGTGGAATCTTTCATTTTACCATCTTTTAAACGTCCAAATTGCTGAGACAATGGAAGATTGAAAAATCCATAAGGTTCACCTTTAGCAAAACCAGTCTGTGGATCTAAAATATAACCATTTGTCCATATTTCACTAGATATATGATCAAAGCTATCTGCATAAATGGTATTATTAGACATAGCGCGCCAATTTGGAACATTTCCTAAAGACCAATTTTTAGCTCGAAGAAACAAATAGTCATCAGGATCGCCAATTGCAATTTGTGCGCTACGACGAACATTACCAGAAACAACAATCCCGCCAATGATATTACATACATCAAGAACATCAACTGAACGCAGTTTTTTATTTTCCCTTGTCTTAAAAATATTTACAATTTTTTCTATTCCATCGATTAAAATCTGTGGACCACTAGCTACCCCACCAAATCCGCCGATCCTTTCTCCGGCCCCTCGAATTAAAATAGTGGAATAAGTAAATGATTTTCCATTTACATAAAAGGCTTCTAGTACGCGGTCTAGAAGGCGAATCCATCCTTCACGACTATCCGGTACAATAAAATCAGCATCTTTAGTATTTTTATGAATAATATTTACTTCTTTTTTAATACGAGGCAGTTCATGAATGTCTTCACGACGAATAGAAAAGCCAACGCCGCCACCAAGCATTAAGTTCTCAAAAAGAAATAAGAAAGATTTTGTGCTATTCATGGAAACATTCCAACAATTAAGAAGAGAGTTTGCTCCAAAACGATCTACTGTCGGAGTACCAAGTTGCCAAAGCATGCGCCCAGCAAAATTACATTTAAGATTAAAAATTAAATCAAATAGTTGCTCCGCCTCTTCTTGAGTATAATTAGCTCCAATTTTTTGAGAGCCATTAATGCAACGACGAATAGTTTCATGCCATTCTTCCGTTAAACCTTCATCTTTTAAACGTGCGTATGTTCTTTTATAAACAATATACCCTAAACCATTAAATCCCCAATTTGGATTTTTGTTAGCGTATTTGTTTGCAAAACTTTCTGAAATAATTTCTGTACTCATATTATGGATATAAATTTACAACATTCTGAATTAGATGGCAAAAATAAACAAATTATCAAAATAAAAAAAAACATTCTTAAAAGGAGGGTGTATACCCATTTTTTGTTAAATTTCTTTTTTGTTTCCAATTTTTAACAAAATCTTTTTTTACTGGGTCATTTTTCCCCCCGCCCCGTTTCTCGCTTAGCTCTTTAGATAAATCCATCATTTCGCCAAAAGTTCCTGCTTTGTTTGTTTTATCCATGAAAGCACGTTTTGAATATGGGTCAATATTTGCATCAATACTAGCTTGAGGAACAACAAATTCCCTACGCCATTCAATTCCGCTTTCATCAATAAATTTTTTTTCATCATTCATATGAAAAAATAATTCTATTAATTCTTCGGTGTCTGGATGTCTAAACAAGTAATAAGGCATACCTTATTTTACTTGATTTTTGTTATTTTTTCTAATCTGAAACGCTCTCGGAGACATTCTACGCAATTCTCCATTTGGCATTCGCATATATTCAGTGCCATCTTTAAATTTAAGTTTTTCTCCAATATTTGAGAAAGTAAATAAGTCTCTTTTTTTCATATTAAATATTTTCCATTACATTTAAAATACCATCTACCATTTTTGAATAAGTAAATTCTTCTTGTATTTTTAATCCGGCAGTATTAATAGGATTCTTTTTAAACCTATTTTCAACTTCCTCTAGTCCATTGATAAACTCATTTTCATCCCAATCGAAAATTTGCCCTTGACTAAAATCAGCACCTTCTTTAAAAAACATATTATCATAAACAGGAATTTTAGCATTTGGATTAATTAGTACGGAATTTTCCGCCGTCATCCAATCTTTATAAGCATGCGCATTTAAACCAATGCAATGCTTTCCAAGGCCAACCGTTTGAAATTCTGGTAACCCCCAGCCTTCTCCGCCACTCATTGCAAGAACAATATCAGTATTATTTAGAGTTTGATTATACATTGAGTTTTCTTTTGCATAACCTAAGAAATTAATATTCCAATATTTCTCTCCATTCAAGGCTTGTCCGATAATTTGGCTTTGTAAATTTGGATCTAAAAATGGATTAAAAATACTACAATTTAAAAAATATCCATGTTTATTGCCATACTTTTTAACCCATGCCTGCAATGTTTTTAAATGACGCTTTCTTTGGGGTTCTAATTTGCCAAAAAGTCCAAAATGAATACCTTCTTTTTTAGACGTATAATTTTGATTATTAAAATGAACTTTATCAAAACCAAGTGGAATAAAATTCACATTTTTTTGACCGCAGTCTCTAAAAATATTTACAGCATAATTACTAGACAGTAATAATTTTTCATTATTTTTAACTATATTAATCTCTGTAGAGGTTGGAGAGTCAACTTCATAAAAACTAAGCAAAACTTGTTTTTTAGAAAAACTCTCCAGACTGCCAGTTAAATGCCAAAGTTTAAAAACTGGATTATTTTTGTCATGCTGCTTTTGTGCATTTTGTACCGCTTTAAGAATCCATTCGTTAAAATCTTTATCTTGTTTTTGGGAAGATAAATCTATATTTCCTATCGGGAATAGGATTATATCCTTTTGTCGAGAAAAAAGTTCTCGAAGAATAGATAGTGATACCTGTCCTAAAGATGTAGGATTTAATGGTAAATTTAAAGCTAAATTAGACACAAATTAAAATGGGATATCTTCAGTTTGTGGGGCTACAGCAGGTTTTGCTACTGCTGGAGCTTTCGTGTTTTTAACTGGAGCAGGGGCCGCATTCGTAATTTCAGAATTAGGCGCTACGCTAGTATCAAAATAAACACGATAGTCTGGTTGGTTAGAACCTTCAGTTTTGTATTGGTTTTTAAACACAATCACTTTAATTGCCTCTCCCGATTGGGACTTAACAGTGCCAGTTAAAAAAGAATTACCAGCTTTTGACTTTTTAATCCAAAAAGCGCCAGCTTCTTGGAGTTTTGTTTTTTCATTTGTATTTTCCATAGTTTTTAAATACTATCACTAATTTTAGCATTTGTCAATTTTTTTTTGGCAAATTTAATGAATTTATTGTGCCAATTTAAAACGGTTTGAGGTGTTACTTTTAATATATCTGCTATTTCCGAATAATTTAAAATGCGATCTTTATTATAAAAATATCTATAATAAATAGCATTTTTAGTATTCAAGTCTGAAATTTGATTAAATAAATCTACAATAATATCTACAGTTTCTTTTTGATTTGTTCTGTTTGCCTGATTATTTTCATTTATAAAAAATTCTAAGACTTTGTCATCAGTAGCAACTAATTTATTATTTTTATTCTTAAAATTTAAACAAAAAAATCTAATTTGATTTCCTAACCATGTAGAAAATTTAGAGCCTTTATTGGAATCGTATGAGCTTAAAGCATTATAAATTATCCAATGTCTATTATCATTTATGTCATGTATATCTAACCCACATGATGTTGCATATTTTTTACCAATAGTGAAACACATTCCACTATGCCTATCAACTAATTCATTTAAACTTTCACTGCAATTTTTTATTTTTACGTTCTCTATTAAAACGTCATCTTTAATTTTTTTAAGATTTAACATATATAATCTTGTATCATGTTTTATTTAACATGTCAAGAAATTTTAGATTTTTACGTATTTAAGAACAATAATGAATTACTTTTGTGAGCAAAGCGAGCAAAACGGAAAGGAGCGAAGCGAGTTTACGAACAGATAAGTTACCTTAATGAACACTTTTTTTACACTGATGTCAAGCTTAAACGTATTTTTACTCTGTTGCTGGGGTGCCTTAATTATACATTTATGGTTTTATTCTGATTTTTTCGCATATTACGTTCGTTCCTTTCGGTTTTTGCTATCGCAAAAAATTTATAAAGTTCTTTTAATAGATGATTATTTTAATAACAAAGATCCTGACATGATTTTTGATAGTTATATAGAGTATGTTTTTGTAAAATACTCCTTTACTGAAGATTTTAAAACAAAGTTTTTCTTAAAATTATTTTCATGTATTACGTGTTTTACTGTATGGATTTCAATAATCATATGTTTAATTACTCAAGATTTTCTACAGCTAGGATTTGTCTTTTTAATTTTACGATCTATCGATTTTATTCTTAGATTTATTTTAAAAAAACGCATATAATGAATATGAAAAAATTAGAGTTTTGTAAACCTACTAAATCTGTTACTGGTTCATGGATTACTTTTGGATTAGCCCTTGATAACGAAGAAGAAAAGAAAAATGGTTTTTATGTGAACATGCTAAAACAGGCTGGATGGAACAACGAGACAAATAACGGTACATTTAAAGAAAATGTTAATAACCCAGAAAAGCATAAACGAATTAAATTAAGTGAAAACGACATTGCAGAAACTTTATTAGTTTTACAATCAAACGGAACAAAAAAATGGTCTACAGTTCATGCTGGTAAAACTCCTATTTTTGTAGAACCTTTTGTTAAAGATGAAAATCATGTCGGGTATCTTATTAAATTGGGTGGAATTAGTATTGCTCTAAACTTTGCAGAAACATTACGTTTACAAGAATATTTAAAATTGACTTTACAACAAATTTATTTATAATAGGTTAATATGCGTAAAAAAAGAGTTTTGTTTTTAACCGATTATGCGGGTGCATTTACTGGTTTTGGTAAACAGTGTAAACTGCTTCTATCCTACCTCTATAAAACAAATAAATATGAAATTTTAAATGCAGCGCAAGGAACTCCTAGCGATGGACCTCATACAAAAAAATATCCCTGGAAAACTATAGGTGTCTTACCAACCGATCCTAATAAAATTCAACAAATAAATCAAGATCCTAACTTAGCTAGAGTGGCAGCATATGGAGGTCTTGAAATTAATAATATTGTTAAAGATTTTAAACCAGATGTAATTTTTTCTATTAATGATACTTGGGGTTCCCAGTTTGTAATTGACCACCCATTTTTTGAAAAAATACCCACTGTTTGCTGGAATACTTTTGATTCATTACCATTATTGCCAGACACTATTGAAAAAGCTCCAAAATTAAAACACTATTGGACATGGAGTGATTTTGCTAGAAAAGAGTTTCATAAACTTGGTCACACCCATGTTAAAAATCAATATCCATTAGTAAATACTAATAATTTTTATAAGCTACCTTTACAAAAAATTGCTGAAATTAAAGCTCGTTTTGGAATACCACAAGACGCTTTTATTATTGGATTCGTTTTTCGTAATCAATTACGTAAATTAATTAATACTCAAATTGAAGCCTACGCGATGTTTAAAAAGGCTAATCCAGAAATTAAAAATACATTTTTATATACACATACTCATTATGGTGAAGGGTGGGATATTGGTCGGCTTTGTCAACAATACGGGGTAGACCCTAGAGAGGTTCTTTGCACATATATTTGTAAAGAAACGCGTCAATATTTTATTGCGCCATTCCATGGGCAGGATATCGAAAACCCCATCACAAAGAAAAAAACATTAATTACTTCAAATGTAAGTTTAGGAGTTACGGATGAACAACTAAATGAAATATATAATATATTTTCATTATATTCACATCCAGCAACTTCTGGAGCATGTGAATTACCATGCGTTGAAGCTGCTCTTACTCAAAAAATAGTAACTACAGCTGGCTATTCATTCGGGGAAGATATTGTAGAGTACAATAAAGGATGTCTTCCAATGAAATTTAATTTTTATACCGAGCATGGAACTCAATTTTTAAAATCACAACCTTCTGTATATGAAATTTCTAAAATTTTTAAAAAAGTTTATGAAATGAAACCAGCTTTAAAAGAAAAAATGGAGCAGGATTCTAGGAAATGGGCTTTAGAAAATTACGCGATTGAAGTTAATGGGGGTAAAATTGAACAATTTATAGACTCATTAGACGTACTACCAGAAGACAGTTTTCAATTTGATACTCAATTAAAAAATCAAGCAAATCCCAACGCTGTAGTTCCAGATAACGACGATGAAAGATCTTGGATTAAATCTTTATATAAATATATATTGGGTCGTGAAGTTACTGATGAAGATGAAGGTGTTCGACATTGGCTTCATAAAATATCAGAAAGAACTCCAAAAACTGAAATTGAACAATATTTTAGACAAGTAGCTCAAGAAGAAATTAATAAAAATAAAAAAATTAATATCTCCGAATTGTTTCAGCCGAATGACAAAAAAAGAGTTCTACTCATTCAACCCGAAAGTATTGGGGATGTTTATTTAGTCACTTCACTTTTTGAATCTTTACGCAATAGGTATCCAAAAGGAGAGTATACTATATACATCGCTACAAATCCACAATATAGAGATTTAATAGAAGGCAACCCTTATATTGATAAATGGATTCCGTATCATCAAGCAATGGACTCAGCAATATTTCTTGAAGGTGGTATGGGTCAAGAAAAAATATGCGATATTGTTTATCATCCATATTTTTCAACACAAAGACTTCTCAGCTATATGCATAATGGGGAAGACAAAATTGATTTAGATTTACATTAATATGCACTTATTAGAAAAATACGCTTTGTCTACGGGTAGTAAAATAAATAAACCATTTATTATAAAAAAATATTTTCCGTTACCATGTAGTAAATATATAACAATACAAAATAGCAGCGGTATGCCTGCGAAATGTTACGCATATTTTCAAGAAGTTATTAATTTTTTAAAACCAAAATTGGAAAAATATGGGTATGAAATCATTCAAATTGGTTCAAAGGATGACCGACCATTAACAGGGGTTATACAATTACAGGGTCAAACTGATATTAATCAAACAGCATTTATTATAGATAATTCTAAAATGCATATTGGAAATGATAGTTTTGCTGTACATATGGCAAGTTCTTTTAATATACCTATTGTTGCTTTATATAGCGTTAGTTCGCCGGAAATTGCAGGTCCATTTTGGAATAAAGACAATGCGATTTGTTTAAGACCACCAGGAAATTGGAAACCTAGTTTTAATCCGAACGAAAATCCAAAATTAATTAATACTATTAAAATTGAAACCGTTGCGAATGCTATAGATCAAATACTTTTTAAAGAAAGTTCTTTTAATCTTAAAACAGAATTTATTGGCGATTCATATACTAATGACATATTTGAATGTTTACCAGACCAAATTGTCCCACCTAATTTATTTGAAGGGCAAATGGTAAATTATAGATTAGACTATACAGATAATATTGAGAATATCCATTACCAAGCTTTATTAAATAATTTAAATATAAGGCCCACTGCGATTATAACTGATAAGCCTTTCGACATTAAAGGTATTTTAAATTTTAAAAAAAATCTTACAAAAGTAATATATAATATTACAAATTCTATTAATTTAGAGTTTATTAATGACTTAACATTGTTTAATATTGATTTTATTTGTATTTACGATACCTCTTTAAATTCAATCGAAGAGTTAAATTCCAGAAAAGAACTCTTAATTGATACATTAATTGTTATTCAAGAAATCTCAACTTTAAAATATCATCCAGTAGAAAATACACAATTATTTTACAAAACACGAAAATTACTATATGCTGATGGATTTTTATATCCTAGCCACCATGCTTATAAGAAAAAAATTCATATAGAAAATTTGAATATCCAAACCCAAGTTTCAATTACACACGAAGAATTGATAGCTCTTAAAGAAGAGTTGAGTCATATTTTATTATACTCAAATAATTCTTGACAATCTTTGCATATATTTATAAAGTAGATTTATGTCTAAATCTACAGAACATCGATATCAGAATGAAATTAATTCCTTTTTAAGGGATGATCATGGACTATTAGCATCTGTTGAGTATAAATTTAATCCAGATAGTACTATTAACTGGAGAAGTATGATCAATAAAGACTATCTCGTTCCGAATAGAGATTCTTTTAAGGGTCAAAAAGATGTCAATTTAAAAGAAATCGATGTCTCTACTCTTCCAGATAATCAACTCTTAATTCTTTTAGCTGGTATCAAAGAGCTTGCACAAATACGTGGATATACAAATGTGCAATACGATGTAATTGAAGCCCGTCCAGATTACGTGGCAGTTAAATGTACAATTAATTGGCTTTCAAATTATGAAACGTTTGGGCATAATGTTTCTTTTTCTGCCCTTGCTGATGCTCATCTTGATAATACAAAAGATTTTGCAAAAAACTTTTTAATGGCTATTGCCGAAAATCGTGCGTTTATTCGTGCAGTTCGTAGTTTTCTTAAAATTAATATTGTAGGTAATGATGAAATGGGTAAAACCACACATATTGATGCAGAAATTGAACCAAGTTCAATTGCTATTCAACCAATAGCCTTACTCCAAAAAACAATGGACGAGCATAAAATTTCTTTTGAACAAATTAAAGAAAGAGCCGTTCAAAAAAATATGGATGGAGCTAGCAACTGGGTTGAAATTAAAGATATTCCACCATTGTCAATGTTTACTATTATAAGTGGCATTAAGAATAAGAATAAAAAATATTAATTAAAGTCCGAATTGGTTAGGTTTTTGATCTTGAACAACAGCTTTACACTCATCTTCTTTATAACCTTCTCTTTCACTATCTGGTTTACCATCCCAATATAACCGATCACAAACTTTAGTTCCTGTAGTTATTGATCCAAATACTGGGGTAGGAATAATTCCCAATCCTGGAAAATAGGGTGCAGCACCAAATAATTGAATTACAGCACCTTCAAAAATTATCCCACCAATTGTTACTACATTCCAAACTCCAGCGCCTAAGACATTTAATCCTTTAAGTCTTGGATCTTTAAAAACTATAGCAGAGGAAAAAAGAGGGCCAATTCCAGTTAATGGGCCTACCAAAATAATTATTTTAGGCCAATACTGTCTTCTTGCATAAATAATATCATGAAAATCAATAAAAACTGAACCTCCAGAATTAGTTAATTTATGATATCCACCTATTGCCATAGTACCTTCATTTACGTCTGTATTTAAAGATCCAAGAATATTTTGTTTAATATCTGCATCAAGAGATAATGGATTGTTTTGATTTTTTTCAGATTTATCTGCACTACCTAAAAGTTTAGCATTTGCTTGGGTTATACCATTATCTATTCGACTTATAGTTCTTCTTATCTTGGCGTGGGATACCGCTCCTGATTTAGTTCGTCCACTCAAATAAGCCCCAGCAGTTAACATACTTGCTAATGCTAAACCAGTTAAAGATCCAACTATTGTTCCAGTTGAACCCCCACCAAATAAAAATGTAGTAAAGGCGTCTCCAACTCCAGGGGCGGCAATATTAATATTAAAACTACGTACTGTCCAATATAATTTTGCTATTTGTGATAGCGTGAAACCTACTGGATATTCAGTACCAGGACCTACAACATTAGGCCTTTCCGGTAAAACTTCCGTATCGATGGGCCAATGAGAACCTAAGACATTAATATTTAACATAATATATATTTTTATTACGATTTAAATTCATCAATATCTACTAATGATGCTAAATGGTTATATCCAGCATTTAAATATGGAAATGGTATTACGCATGGAACACCGCTAACAATAGTTGCTGCTAAAATTAAAGTTTGATCTAAAATTTGAATCCAATCAATGGCATCTAACTTTTGTCCACCCGCTGCAGAACTAGAACTTGAGGCAGCACTACTTGAGCTAGAGCTAGAGCTAGATGTTCCTCCAGTGCTATTTTTATAAGGATCCTCTGTTTGGTAACCGATTAATGCAAAACATTTGGTTTGACGTTTACCATCACGAATTTTTGTAACACGACCATCGGTTGAAAATTCATCTTGAGGAGTTATTTCATAAAATTCTGGATAAGTTTTCCAACCATCATCTGGAGCATCTTTACCGACATGTTCACATTTAATTTGCGCTCCAGAAACTTGCAGATTACTAAGCAAATCAAATTGAATAAAAAATTTATCTTCAGAACTTGTGACGGTAAAATCTTTATTTAGTCCTTTTATTGGCACAAAAGATCCGGTATCTAAAGAATATCTGGAAAAACAAACCCCTGGCTCAACTAAAAAATCTTTATCAGTAGCATTATCTTTTTTTCCAGGGCTTATAGTCCAAGGTGTAAAAGTAGCGTCTCCACATAGAAAATAATTATATCCTCCTCTTGCCATATATAATTATAATTAAATAATCCCAGTTATTCTAAATATAATATTCAACCCAGATACTCCCGTATTATATAAATCTTTGATAGTTAGTTGTCCGACATCTGGATTATCTAATGACGCATAATTTTTATTATTTTTATATATAATGTAAAATATTAAATTATTAAGTCTTTCGTCTTTATAAATTTGTTCATGTTTATAAATCCCGCTTTCTATAAAATTATTTAAATTAAAATCAACTAGTTTATTGTCTGCTAAACCAGTTTTTAAATTCCAAATTCCATTAAAGTCCCTTTCACCTAAATATGTTTTAATTAGTCCAGTTAAATATCCAGTGGACAGGTCGCTATAAAATCCAGTCGCGGGTATTGATTTTATAAACTGGGCTTTAAAATAATTTGGAGAATAATAATTTATATTTGTTGGCATATCAAGGAATGAATAATAATTTTTACCACCGCTCAAAGATGTACCATTAAAGAATGCTAACTGATTATTAGTTGTAGATAATTTAATGCTATTACCAGCTTCACCAGAAACTAAACTATTTAAATAAATAATATTAGGGTTTAGACCTGTTTTAGCATTAACTAAAAACGATCCAGAATTATTATTAATAATATATAAAAGTGTTTCAGTGTCATCAAAGAAAATCGGTGGTAAATAATTAGAACCATCGGCGTTGTAAATTATATCACTATTATTAATAGATAAAATATCAAAATTTTGTATATTGTTATAATTTATATTTATAAATCCGGTTGCATTTTTATAACCAGTTGGTATTGGATAATAAGGACTATCAGATATATAAGATCCATTTTCTCCAGGAATTAAACTATAAGAAGGCGCTCCACTTATTAATTTATTGACTCTTAAGAATCCAGATTGAGAAAACCCAGTAATTGTACCTGTTATTTTATAATATCCAGTTAAATCATACGCTTTGTATTTAATATCATTTAATTGTCCAGTAAAATATCCATCCTGAGTAGTTTCAAAATATCCTATTGTCTGTGATAGTCTGCCTCCACCCATGAGTTCTCTGTTTATTACCGACTGTTTAATAACCGTAGCTTTTCCAGATATATATCCACTTCCAACTAAAGTGTTTTCTAGTTTCTTTTCGAAAGTCATTTCCCTTGAAATAGGATCATAAAAATAATAATCAGAGTTAATATAAGACATTAGCCCAGAACCCGTAAGCTTTATAGATAAAAATCCAGTACCACTATCTGAAATAATAAATCCAGATTGTCTATTAAACTTTATAGGTCTTTCGGAATCCTCAATACTTCTAACAAATGGGGTTTGACTAAATTCAAATATACCACTTTTCTCAGGAGTTATTGTATAATAATAAGTTCCAGTTAGTCTTACAGGAACTACAGATTGTATATCTACAGTATAATCAGTATTTATAATACATTGGGGTGGGCCAGAATGTTCACTTAAACTACTCCCTGTTAAACTATATAGATTTACATTTTCGACTGTAAAGTAATTTTTAGGAATATATCCAATAGGAGGTTCGTTTTTAAAATGAATTAACTTAACTCTATATTTATCATACTCGTCATATAAAGCGTTAGCTCCATTTTTACCGGTTAAATTCCAACCAGTTCGTATAATACTAAGAACTCCACTAAAAAGATTTTTATCATCTTTTTGTTTATCATCACCGCCAGAACCCTCGTCAGACTTCTCTGGTTCTGGCATTTTGTCCTCGGAGTTATTACTGCACCAATAAATACTATTTGTTAAAACTTTTTTACCACCAGATATAATATATGGTGGGCAATTATTTGGATATATAAATTTAACTTCTTGATTTTGTATCGCTGGTGGGCATAATGGGTTACCGTTTAATTTAACTAATGTTCTATTAAACTCTAATAAAGTACTCATTGTACAACTGCCACTAGTATTGCTAATTTTAGCAAAACTCTCCCAGTCTATTTCTTCAGCTGGTTTTATATCAGCTTCTGTAATAGCTGGATCTTCTAAATCTGGTACAATGGATCTTGTAAATCTTGGTATATATCCGTCTTTACCTTCTTTTATATTAAATCGTGAAAATAAATTAGATCTTTTATCTAAAATTTTCCACTCTAAGGTTCGTGCATCCCATCCCTCTAATTGCACAGTATCAGGAAGTAAATATGAATAACCACTAAACCAGGGAAAATCTCTATCAGACCTTAAGGATAGACTTAAACTATATCCACCTTGAATAGATTCACTAGATTTCTTTATATTACCAGCCGCATCTTTAACTGTAGACGATACTGTAACTTGTGGTAGAGTCCTTAACGATACAAAATCAATTTGATTATTCTGTTCGCCTATGCCAGTAATTCCAGTATTTTTCCAGAATTTCATTAATCCGCCTGTAATATAAACTCCAGATAAAGTTCCTGATAAACAACTATATGGATACCATACGGGATAGCTCATTGGCTCATTTAATTTTTCATTTAATTTATCTACTAACGTATCAATTGAATTCCAATCTTGTGGATATACCAATGTAAAGCCTGTTGTTGGATAAAGTGGTAAACTATTTAAATGATACTGTTTATAAATGCCAGTATAATCAAAATTATATAAACTCCAAGAAATACTATCGCCTGTCATCCATGAGTTATATAATAAATGACCAGTATATACAGAAAAATACTGTTTAACGCTTGATCCTGTTAAATAATTTAAAGAAATCGGGGCATCTGGTGGTAAATATTTTTGATTTGCTAATCCACTTAATTCTTTATCTATCCAATTATCAAAATCTACACCAGTAGTATATTTGCCAGTCCAGCATTTAACTATAGGTGGTGGTTCATCAGGCTCTTTACTACATTCCGTACCTAGTGTACAAATAACTTGATATTGATTTAAATATCCAGTTAGACCCGTAAATAATTGGGGAGAAATTCCCCTTTTATATTTATTTAAAAGTCCAGATTTACTTGTAAACTCCCCCCCAGTTCCAGTAATAATATATCCATGAAACAACATATTATCCTGAATATTTACTGCATATGAAAAAACTCTTTTAGAATTAGTGCCATTTTTAACATCATATGATGCCCAAGCTTCGTCATAAGAAAATTCAATGGGAAAACCAGGATTAGTAGGTGGAAACTGTTTTATTTTAATGTGTTGTTTAATTTTATTTTTAGAATTTGAAATTTGTGTATTTACTCTATAGTCTACAAAATAATCTTTACCAGATACTTCATTAAATTTTAAAATAACCCCAGCTTCTTCATCTTTAAATCCAGTTAAATTATATCCAGAATATAAGTTATAATATTCTTTCCAAGAGTTACTTTTTTCTATAAATGAAGCCGATCCAGATCCAGTTATATTTATATAAGTATCTGAAGAAGTAAAATAATTATTTATACATTTTTCCATAATATATTTATTTAGTTAACTCCTCTACTATATCCATAATATCTGATAAACCAGCATTGGTATATGGGACTTTTGGTGTTGTATTTCCACCACCGACTGATAAACAACAACTATAAATAACTTGGCAACAATTATTTTTAATTCTTACCCAGCAAATTCCAGTATGTGGATTATCATTACCAGCTGATGGCTGAATTGTTACCGTAAAGTTTTTTAACTCTCCATTTTTATCTGTTGCGCCAAAAATTTGTGAGCTTTGAGTTATTATAGCAGAACTATATCTATCATTCGGCCCATCAAAAGGAGCTGGGCCTGGAGTTCCTACACCCGCATTATTTAAATTAGCATTTAATACCACGGTATTTTGCCCAGTATCACTACCAATTATTATGTCAAATGTAGCTCGATTACAACCGTGTCCACCGCCACAAGGCGCTGTTGCACCAAGAGCCCCATCTACCTTATAAACAAAAAATTCAGTACCGTGCGATTCAAAATCATTATTAGGGGGCTCTAAGGATGTTGTTAAAGTAACTGTTACACTATCAGTTATATTAACACTCTCTGGCGGCACAGTTCTTACGCAAAAATCTGCGGAGGTTTCTCCAGCTGGAATAGTTAATGTTATTTCATTCGTAAAATTATACGAACTACTAGACGAACTACTAGACGAACTACTATTGCATTCAGCACTTAATAATAGTAATGCTGGCGTAGAAGTAGCAGTCACTTTAAACATAATAGATTGTGCAAGAGCTTCTGTAATAGACGCTGTAGCTATAAAATCATCGACTCCTAATGGTAAAATTTTATATGGATATTGATTTGAAGTAATTGATATAATTTTCTTAGATGAAGACGAAGATGACGAGGATGATGAGGATGATGAGGGGACATCACAAAAATCATTTCCTAAAGTTGGGTTATCGACATAAATAGCTTCTATTAAAAATCCATCTAAAGTATCGTAAATAGGTCCATCGCAATTACATCCATCACTAGAACTCGAAGAACTCGAAGAACTCGAAGAACTCGAAGAACTCGAAGCACATATTGGCCAAGCCTCTCCTAAGTCTATAGATTGAGGTGTTAGGCTAAAATCAAGACCGGCAAATTTGGGAAATATTGGAGGATTAGTTTCAGATGGTGCCAATGTCGAAGAACATGTTGTATGAGTTTCATCATCAACAATAACAAAATTTGCTTCCTGCCTTTCGACACAAATCAATTCTTTGGGTAGAACTGGATCATGAAGGGTGAGCCAAAATTTTCCAGATACATTTCTTTCAAATTTATTATTATTATAAATTGGTAATGATAATTCATAAGAGTCACCCTCAAACTGTCCTGACCATATAATCCCACTTTTAGCATCTTCGGATAAATATTTATATCCGTAATTATTTTCTGGAAAATACCCTATTACTTTTACACCAACGGAATAATCTTTAAAACCAGTTCTATAAATTTTTGATGTTAAAAAATTTTGATTTTCACAGCCAATAAAAGTTTCATTTGTAAACCCTATATACGATCTTAATGAATTAATTGATGGATCATTTAAATTTAATTCTTTATAATAAAGTTTGCTAAAATAGTTTCCAGTTGATAAAGCTATTTCTTTGTTTATTATACTACCATCTGAGGATAAACTACCAGAATAAGAATCTATAAAAATGGGCATATTATTAAATCCACTTTCAAAAATATCAACCACAAGCATTACGCCAGTTTTACGTGTTTCAAAATCTAATCTAATAGGATAAGTTTCCTCTATTTCGAGGTCACTAAACATATTATCACTAACAATATCTAAAGTTCTTAATAATAAATTTGAAGTAGAATTCAATTCATTAATAACTGCGTCTAATTCGGTAGGAGTCCAATTAATAATATTATTCTCAATTATTTTTAAAATTTCAGACCCAAGCCCTAAAAGTTCGAAATCTCCATCGGTAGTATAATCATTAATAGTCGTCGGATCAAAGCCCTGAAGATCTAACGGTAAATCACTATTTAATTGAGTAATACCTTCAAATATTTCTGATAAATTTTCGTCCATACTAGTAATAACCTTTATCCCCTTTATTTTACACTTATTTATTATTATTTTATTGAATTATTAATAAAAACCTGCGGTAAGAGTTGTATTATTTGGGCAATAATATGCTTTCTTTGGACTTCTTGAAAAAGATCTAAAAGCCTCTACAGGTAATCCGCGTAACCTATATGGAACAAATATTCCGCCTACATATGTAGTTCCATCGTCTCTTAATGCTAGAAAATGAAAATCACCACAAACAATTTTTATAAAACCATAGTTTTCATTTTCTGGAATAGCATACGGGGGATGTGGATCTTGCCAACTATACGTCACATTATCGAACCCTTCTGGTAAGGATGGTTGTGAGGCTACCACACCATTTTTCCATAATACGATTTTACCATCATTTGTAATAGCTGCTCCATACTCAGTCATTAAACCAAAATCTAAAATTCTATTTTGAATTTGTATAGGAACTTGTTTAAGACCATTTATATCTTGCATACGTTCTGGCTGCGTTGGCTCACCTTCTGGAAATTTTTGACTCCAGTCCTGCACATTTATAGAAATTATACCGTCATATAATCCCCATGAATAAAGATATCCATTCGTATCTAAAGCAAAACTTAAAAATTGATGAGTTAATACCTTTTTAATAGTTTTATCTTGAACCGCATACGGAATTCCAGTCAAAGATTGGTTAGTTCCATAGATAGCTTCATTACCCATCGGATACATGTTATACCCTCCAGACTCATTAGAATAATAAGTATGACCTTCACGACCCCATTCGACTACAGTTGTAATATTAGTATCCGGATCTTTTAATAAAGCCGTTACCCCAAAAAGTGAAATACTCATGTCTTTAATATGCGAAATATTTAAATTTGCTGGTATATTATTACGATCAAATTGTGTTGGTCCATAATACTGTATATTATTATCCATATCTATAGTAAATATACAGTCGGGACCACTAAAAACTTGTTTGATATTATCAATATCTGGACATATAGTTTGACAAGTTGAGCTATCACATACAAATTTTGTACATCCAGCAGATTTAAAAAAGTAACCAAACGCAATAGGATTTAATGTAGTTCCTGGCAGTGTGGTCACTACTTTTGTAAGTTGAAGAGTTATATATCCACTAAATAATGCTGGGGACGTAGCTTCAATAGACTTACTATTAAGAATTGTTTTAATTGTAGTTCCAGGAGCAAAACCATTTTGTAAAGTAGTTCCTACTGATAAACTATAAGCATTATTAACTTGAATTGTAGTAGAGCCCTCTGTAAGAACGCATGATTCACTAGTCTGAACATATTTCAATGTTGCTTCTCCAGGTCCTGTATCCGATAACATATGCCCACGAACTTTTAAATGATGAGTATCATTATTTAACGCTGCTAAAAAAGTGTTTCCTAACCTATATGTTATGCCATTTACAGTTTCTTCACCAACAAATTCACTAAAATAATGGCTACATCTAGAAGAATAACCAGGTTTATAACCACCATTATTAAAATAACTCCATGATAATGGTCTATTATCAAAAAATGGAACCTGTTGACCCATAGGACCATTAGCAATTCCCATATTATCTAAAATAATGCAGTTCCAGCCATAATTCGCTAAAATATCTTGAGCTTTTACATTTGTATTAACTATTAATTCTTGACCCGCCTGTTGTATACATGAAAGTTCTTCTGTTATAGAATAATCATCGCAACCATTGTAATCATTTTGGGGTGCATAATTTTCATAATTATATTCATCAATATCCTTACAAGCAGACGTATTAAAATTATTGACTACTTGATATAAAAATAAATTATTACATTGAGCTGACCAACCCTGGTTATTATCACAAATATTATTAAATCCAATCGATATTTCACAATTTGGAGGTTGATAACAACCTTCGCAAGCTTGATAGACTGCATTAGCATATAACTCAGTATTTGGTGGTATAATAAAAAAATGTTCTAGAGCTGAGCTAAGCATCTCTGTATCGCTAGTAACTCTTGGAATACTCGTTTCATTAAAATTAAATAATGTGATACCATCATTAGTACTATCGATATGGTCTGCATATTGTTGTAAAATACCAATAACTTCAAAATTTTTAATAGACATTATTGTCGGTGGTTTCCATTTTAAAGCGTCTTTTATGCCTGGAGGGGATTGATGAAAATCACCACATAGGGCTGGTTTATCGTATAGTCCGTTTGTATAGGTAGGGTCTCTTTCCGTATCACAAGCGTTTGCGTTATACCAATTTGTATATTCTAAACTTAGTTGGTACCATGGTGTACCATCATCAAATACACCCTCCTGCGAATATTTTTTAGGCGGCTTTAAGCTTTCTCGAATTCTATGTACATCCCTTATTGGATATATTGAAGATAATGGTAATGAAGATATAAGTCTAAAAACAAATGGATCCCATACATATAATAATTTATTAGTAAGTAAAGATGGTCGAGTTGCTGGTAAATTTTGAAATTCATTAATTGGCCAAACACAATAATTAATATTATTGATATTAACCCCAGGTTGTACTAAATCACCATTTAATGAAATTGCAGTTTTTTCTAATAAAAAGTCTGCTGCATTCGCAAAAATATTACGATTAAAATTTGGTTTTAAAGCCGCGTTACATAAATTATTAATGCTATTCTTGCAACCTACATTAATTTTACACATTTCTCCATACCCAGTATCATCTAAATATTGACCATTATTATTAGCAGCCGCTTTTAAAGCTAATCCATATATACCCCCTAAATGTGTAAATGTCTCTCCTTTTTGGACTATTTTAAAAGATAAGATTTTTTTATCAATAATAGTTTCAGTGCAAATGCTAATTGATACATCTCCATCTAAATAGTCCATAGTTATTTTTTCATTAATATTTACTGGCGTAGAACCGGCTGTTCCATCACATGTATATTTAGGACCTATTGGTGTTTTATTAATTTTATTATAATATTTTCTTTTTGGTAGTTCATTAGGATATATAAAACTATTATCAGTGATATTATCTTTATATTTATTTAGCCATGTGCATTGATTACTACTTTCAATAACTTGAATATCTGATATTAAATTTCCTCCTTCAAAAATAGGATTATTAAAATTACCTATTGTATTATATAAAGGGGGATTTATTAAATTTGGATCTTCTATAGATTCGTCTTTACATTTATATAAAACCGCCACCCATTTAGAACCTTTTCTTGCAAAATAATATAATACATATTTTGAACTACTATTATCAATAGGCAAATCTGTCCAATTAGCCAATGTATCGATTTTAAAGTGATTAGAACCAAAACATTCTGTACTTATTTCTCCACCAGGAAGACCACCTTCTGTAAAATTTTCATCAATAAATGCACTACTCGATGAACTACTCGAACTACTCGAACTTGAATTGGTAGAGACATCACAGCATAATAATTCAGAAGAAAAAGACTTAATCTCATTTATAAAATTACTAGCATTAAGATTTAATATTCCAATATCTCTTACTATTCCGCGTTCTGTTTCACTCGAAGTTAATATTAGTGAATTTGTTCCTACAAATCTACCCCGATTAGAAGTAATAATATTAACTTCATCCAACCCATCATGTTTAAAAATATCATTATTAATATTAATATTAGCGGTGACTTCTAAAAAGGAAGAGGTATCAAGAACATCTATACTTAAATTTTTAACAACACTATTAAAAGACTGATTTCCGATTTGAGTGACGATAATTGTACTAGAACCAACAGAATTTAAAGTTATTTTATATTTATTATTTCCTATATATTGTAGATTAAAAATAGAATCATTAGTATTTTCTACTACTATTGGTAATCCAACATTTGAGTATATTTCAATTTCAAAAGGTTTATCTGAAATTTGTTTTGTAGTTTCTGGAGGGTCAAATATAATATCTTGATCTGATTTTTTTACGGTTAAAAATGTAGAAACCGCTATAGGTTCAAAAGTATCGGTTTCTAATTGTAAAATTACAATCGAACAGAGCCCCGCGCCTGTAATAGTAATAATTCCGTTTCTGTCAATAATGGCCACGCTTTCATCTGAAGAACCATATGTAATTTTACCATCACTATCAGACGTAAATTCTACAGAAAATTCTGGAGATAAAACTTCTTTTTCTGGTATGCTATTAAAATTAATTGTAGGTGTAATTTTCATTTTTAATTATTTATTACTTTTAACATAATATCAGACATATTAGTTTGCTCGTAATCAGGATCAGCATATGGATCCCAAGGATATGCTGGTAAAGATCCACAAATATCTGGATAATAACCCATAGGAAATAATGGGTCATTAATAATACTTTGTACGGTATTTATGTCTGATCGACTCACTAATGTTTCTTGAAGATTAGTTATTGGTGCAAATTGATTATTTTCAAATACAATTATTTCTTCAGCGGCAAGTTCTAGTTGTTCACGACTACATAATTGATCAACGCCTCTTTCATTAGGTCCCGTACTACTATAAAATGCATATGAGGTATTTTGTACATATTTTAAAACCTTACCCCATAATCCACCAATATTTTTAAATATTGAAAAATCTGCAATAGAAATTCTTAATAAAGATGGATTTTCTGAAAGTATTTGAATACCGAAATTTTGAAGATCTCCATGATAATATATAGTATCTATTAAACAAGCGCCAGCAAGATTACCATCTAATATTTCTTTATTAGTATAACTAATAGCACACCAGTTACCATTATCATCCTCTCCATAAAAATATAGCATACGGTTAATTTGTGAACCATTATCATCAATAGCAGCGATAACAGTTTGTGGGCATCTATCGGCATTCATAGTGAAATGTAAATGCGGATCACCAATACCTTCGCCCTCACCACCGCTACCCATACTACCATTTGAAGATGAACTACTAGACTCTGAAGAGGAACTGCTCGAAGAGGAACTGCTCGAAGAGGAACTGCTCGAAGAGAAGCTGCTAGATGACGAACTGCTCGACGACGAACTACTCGACGAGGAACTATTCGACGAGGAACTACTACTATAATGATAATCCTCTAAGACGAAAACTTTGCCAGCTGGATTTCCATAAGATTGAGAGTTAGAATAATCATTAGGTGAAAAATAAGCGCCAAAAGCTACAAAATTAGTGTCTTCATGCATACCAATAGAGCTGCCCATTCCAGAAAATGAAGATGGGCACAGGTCACTTGTTCTTATATTTTTTTCATTATATCCAATTTTGCCGCTTAAAAGGAAATTTTGCCCTGTATATATATAAATTTGATTTTCGTCCGGAGATCCAATAGCAATAATATTTTTATTTGTATTTAGTCCGACACTCGCTCCAAAATAATTATAATTAGAATCGCCAGTAAATGTTTTGACTTGAATCCATGTAGTATTTTGCTTTTTATATAAAGTAGTTGTTCCATATTTATTTTGATAAGGACATCCAACTAACACGTAATTTCCAGATAAATTAATATCAATAAAGTCATTAAAATTATTATTTATTAAATTTAAATCAGCACTAGATTTATAAAAAGTTTTTTCAAATATCCAATTATTACCAGTAAAATCATATAAATGTGTAAAATTATTTTCTCCAATTAATAATTTATTTCCACTATTTAATTTAACCGCACTTCCAAAATGTCCATAGTTATTTTGTCCAGACAAAATTTTTGTTAATGACCAATTACCTACAAATCCAGTATAAATATAAACTTTACCCCCTGTTACATTATTATTGGAAGTATCAAATGGAGCGCCAATAGCTAATATATTTCCATTATCATTAATATCAACAGAATATCCAAATTGAGAACCCGAGTGTGTACTTAAAATATTTTGACCACTCCAGTTACCATTATTTAAATTAAAGACTCTAACTGCGCCTAAGCCCCCATTAAATGGTAAAAATTCCTGGCTTGATGGCCTATAGAACGGCGTGCCTATGGCGATGATATTACCGCTATTAATGGCAATGCTTTGTCCAAAATTTCCAAAATTTCTTAAATCTTTAACTGCTGCAGCCCCACTTAGTTTTGTATTCAAATACCAAGAATTTGAGTCTCCATATCTGTTGTAAACATAAACAAAGCCAACATTTCTTTTAAATTGGTAGTTTTCTTTTGGAGCCCCAACAACAAGAGTATTCCCATCTCTATTCAAATCAATACACCAGCCGAAATTTGAATAAATTTCTGGACCTGATAAAGTCGCATCTATTACGGGTTCAGATGGACAATCAGGTAAACATTCTATATAGTGTTTACCATCTGGAGTAATTTCTCTTATCCAATATATGCCATTATAATTATCATTATTTGAAATAATAATCTTCTCTCCAGTAATAAATTTCGGTAAATCTAATCCTCCAACTATTAAATTTTGAGTTATAGACGTAGGGGTCCAAATATTATTTCCAGTTTGATAAACTTCGATAGTAGTTTGGCCACTATTAAAAATAATTACGTTACCAGTGGAATTTACAGCTGCTATTCCAGAATTATTTGATTTATAATAAATTGGTTCATTATTATTACTAATAACTGATAAATTAAATGGCGGCGAATTTAAAAATTTACCAGAAATTGTTGGATAATTTAAAATGCTAGATAATTTATTTATTGTTATATTTGCTGTTTTATTAATGGCCGCATCCCAATTAGAATTACTGCCTTGGCTAATTATAATATTTGACGTGCCAGCTTTAAGAATTGTGACTAAGCCGGTAGAATTGACACTTATAACACTAGGATTAGAGTTTGTATAATCTAAAAATACTTCATCATTATTAGATGTAGCATTTAAATTAAAAGTGCTATCAGTAACTAATTTAGTATAATTAAGATTAGGGATGGTAATAACAGCATTATTTTTAGAAACAGCTATTGGTACCATCAAACTAGCTGAAAGAGTATCCGACGTTTCTTCTTGATATATTTCTATATTTGTACTTCCAGCGCCAACAATATTAACTAATCCATCAGGGCTAACCGTCAGAATATCAGTATTTAAACTTCTATATAATAAATTTTTAAAAATTAAAGTAGATGCATTCGGATGACGATTTACAAAACTACTATCAATATTTACGGATGATTTTAAAGAGAAAGGGGCGCTACCAATATTTTTATTATAATATCCATTAGTTTCTTTAATTATTATTGGTATTTTAACAATAGCTAGTTCAAATCTTCTAGATATTGGTATAAATTGATTACTTCCAGTAAAAGCGGCGGTTATTGTTGTAGTACCCGTATTTAAAAACGTAGCTAATCCTGTAATATTTATAGTAGCAACGGATGGGTTCGAACTTGTATAGACTATTGGAGGTAATGTATATATTGGATAAGGGGGTGCATAATAAGGATCAGTAGGGTAAAGAAAAGTTGTTGCTGGGCTATAGTTACTACAAGGAGCATTATTAACATCTAAACTAGAATTGAATGAAAAAGAACGATCTCCAGTTAAAAATTCAAAATAATATTCTAATACGGTGCTAGATAAACGTCCATTCGACCAAGAATAATTTGTATATTTACTTTTAGGGTATAATAAAGGCGCTAAACCTGATAATAAGACTCCAGTTATTGAACCCGTCCATCCATTATAAAAATTATTACCAACACTCGAACCAGTAATTACAAAAGAACCGGTAGTTGCATTAGGATTTATATAAAAAAGTCCATTATTTGTAATAGTTACTTTATCACTATTACATGAATAAATGAAATTATTTACGTTTTGACCAACTAATTTTAAATCATACCCTCCAGTTCTCCATGGTGGGCAAAAATATGGTTTTTGATTTATTTGAAAATTAGCGTCTTGATTTCGTTTTGAAATCTCTATAGGAATAATCTTCTGTGTAGGTAAATGAAAATAATCGCTAGGTTTTATTATGATTAAATTTGCAGTTCCAGTAGATACTCCAGAAATAGTCCATTCACTCTTAGTCGGAACAAACTCCGTATAACTAATGGTATTATTTCTCTCCCGCCCTTCTACTTCAAAAATTGAAGGGTTAGAGGAATAAACCATAATTGGACGTTTATAAATATTATCAGACTCTACATCAGATGAAATTAAATTAGATATTTTATAAGTATCTCTATATTGAATTTTATTAGGAACATCCAATCCTTTAAATTTATATTCATATTGAAGATATTTTACTTCTAAAGTTCCGGTTAAAACTCCTTGATACCAAAAACTCAAATTAGTAATGCCTGTTTGGTTACCATTCGTGAGTGGATTAAAACGTAGATTTAAACTTGGATTAGATGTAAAACTACCATAATAAAAATATTGTAGATCAGTTGTATATGGATTTGGATAACCAAAATAACGTAAAACTTGTGGGTTTGAGCTTGTAATATTATCTATTAATGGGAGTCTCCAATCATTAATTCCCACATCAATAAGTTGAGCCTCTAACACAAATAGACCATTAGAAAACCTAGTAGTCTCTTTTAATTTATAATTTACATAGTTACCATAATAGCCTTCTGGTTCTAAATATGTGTTTGGAACTGTTATATCTCCGCCCCCGTAGGTATACCTTTCATAACGACCATCCCAAACAGATGGACTATTCCACGCTAATGAATCAGGGTATCCAAAATCTCCAGTGCCTACATAATAATGAGTAGCCCGAGACATCCTTATCGTAAGTTTATTATCTGTAATATTTACAGGCCCATTCCACTGATTACTATTAGTATCAAATAATTTCCATTTAATCATACTTATTCCTTTATTTTCCTAAAAAGTTCCATATTATTAATTTATTTCTTATATTTACACATTTTATATTAATTAGACGATGAACTACTTGATGTAGCAATGCCAGTAAATTTAAAATATCTTAAGCCGTCGTTAGATATATTTATTTTTATTTTATTATATGGAGTCGCACTTACAGATGCAAATGAATCGTATCCAAAAATTATTCCAGAGGTGATATTTTCAAAAACTCTTAATGGCCAGCCACTAAAACATCCAGTAAAAGAAGTCTCATTAATAGATGTATCCTCACCCGAAAAATAAAATGTAGGCTTTTTAACTATAAAATTAATAATAGAAACATCACATGAGTCGCTTAGATAACATTTTGCCTGAATATTTTGAATAGATGGCGGGATTCCAGTTTCGTAGTAAGTACTAGGAATAACTTCAAGGGTTTCTTTCCAACCCCAAAAACCAGTTGCAATATATTCATCAATAGGAATTTTATCATAAATAATATTTCCATTTGCGTCTTTTTGTGGTAAATATACTGGTTTGCCATCTAAACCAAGGAATGGTTGGCATACGTAATCTATTACTGGGTTACCATTTTCATCATAAATTGGATCACCATTCGTATCAATAACTTGCCTTAATATTGGAGTACCATTTGAAGTAAGTAGCGGCTGTGGAACAAAATTTCCATCTGAACCAGTAATAGGATTACCATCAGCGCCAGTAATTGGAAGTCCATTAGATCCAGTTAATGGCATACATTGATATATACTGCTATATTTAGGAATTTTTTGTCCAAAACTATCTAATTTATCTTGATATAAAAGTTCACCATTTTCTCCCGTGTATTGAAAATATAGCCCAGTAAAACCTGTGATTTGAAATAAATTATCAAATTTTCCACTACCACTCGGAGTATTTCCAAGTCTAGAAATTCTAGTTCTCCCTCCAGAAGGGTATTCATTATATAAACGTGCATCTCCACCTGTAATTAAAAAATTACTATTTTCATATTTAGACTCTTCAAAATATAAATTAGGTGTTAAAATGAATGGCGCCGCAAGTTGATTGGAATAAATACTTCTATCTTTTGAGTCTAATTTCTTAACAAAATTGGGTATACCTGATACCGTTAAATTTTGTGGAATTTCTGGATTACAAAAATTTAAAAATCCTGAGCTAGAAATAGTCCCCACAAATAATCCGGTTGTAATTTCAGTTAAATATTCAGCTGTGATTGGGTTAAATCCGGTACCTGTCCACGTTAAAAAAGATTCACCAGTAATTGCTCCGCCCCAAGGTTTAGAAAAAGTCCAAAGACCTGGCTCAAAATATTGAGCAAAATCTCCAAGAATTTTCCCACTAATTCTACCACCAGTCGCATAGGCTCCACCAATAATATCAAATAAACCACTAAAGTTACCAGTTACAAATAATAATGAAGATTTAAGATTAATTTCATTATAATCGGACGGTGAATAATCTAGAAAAATTTTACCAGTATATTGTGAATAAAAAGTAGAAATACCAGACGCATAGCCACTCTCCCTTTTATAAATAAAATTATTAGATTCAGTACCGACATTACATATAGATAATTCTGGTCTATATTTACAAATAATATTAATACCATTTTGACTTATTACTGGTGGTAAAAAATCACCATATTCATTATATATCCATCCAGCTTTAGCGTCTGGAACTGTGCCTGTAATATTACCAAATGCATAACCAGTAACTACACCACCAAGATAACTTAAATAACCAGAATATTTAATATTAGATTGATGTCCACTGGCCGGTATATTTGTTAATAAATATCCATTTCCTAATCCAGTCGCTAATGCTTGATAATCATATGAAACAATTTGATCTTCGGCTATTTTATATTTATTTATATATCCTGATCCAAGACCAGTTTCTATTTCATTATTTAGTAAATTTAGTTTTTCAACAATACCAATTTGTAAATCTGAATTTAAAAATCCAGTTCCCGAAATTATACCACTAACTGGAATATTTTCAATAATATTTAACACCTGGTAAAATTTATAAAAACTTCCAGTAGTTCCGCTTATATACGTGAAACTAATAGAAACATTAGACCCGCTTTTACTATAAAAATTTAGACCATATTTTCCAGTAATATTATTGTCTATCGTATACGCTTCGGGACCAAAAGAATAATAATATATATCATTATTTAAATTATTTTTGGATCCATTTAGATTGACAGTTAAATCAAGATTACCAATATTTGTATAAAGAGTTATAGGTACATTAGCAGTACCTTCATATAAATTATTATTAATAAGGTTAAAAACACCAGAACTAGAAGGGTTAACTAAAATTTGCTCTGGAATAAAAACTGAAAAATTCGTGTTATAAGTATATCCAGAATAAATATAAAAAGGAGATAATCCATTATTATAAATAGCAATAGGAATATTAATTTGGAAATTAGAGAAAACTGTCGGAGTGGAACTAATAAAAAATTCGGGACGTGTACCTAAAATTTTTAAATTATTAAAATTAACAAAACTTCCATCCGTATTTAATACAAAAGAAGATATTGGAAACGAATTTTTAAATTTATTATCAAATAAAGAAGTTCCGTTCTTATATAAACTATATCCAGATTCCGCGATATTTCCCGAAAAATTAGTATTTATATTATTAGAGTAATTGCTAATTAATAAGCCGTCTTTATCATAAATTTTGTTATTTTTTAATTTAAAAACTTCCAAGTAGTTTTCATTACCACCGGAAAATCCAAAAGAAAAGGAATTATTTCCAGTATTAGGTAAAAAATTAAAGTCTGCCGCCCAATTTATTTTATTTTGGGGATATATAGATTTTGACCTTAAACCTGAAATGACCATTTACATAATTACACTAAAATTTGCCGTAGAGATTGCTTCTCATAGTTTTACCTATCTTTTCATCCGTTCTTTGTAAACTTTTATAATTACTACCCTCTGCTATGCCACCAGCTGATATTAAGTTATTTAAATAGCTCAAACGCATATCAAGACGTTTATTTCTAAAACTTTGATCGAGAGCTGTTTGTGATGGCGGTTCTAAATACATATCTGTAAATTCATAGGATGTGTAAGAACCTTTATCAGAAATTTCAACTGATGCAGAAGATAATCCATTTTCAATATGATATTCCTCTGGAAAAACGCCAGCCATTCTAAAATTAATAATATCTTTTTCATCTGTAACGCTATATTTACTTAATAAGCCAACATCTTGTACGTATTCGTCTATATCATCCGCAGATGGAACACATTTGTCACTAAATAGAGACAAATTCGACTCGGCAATTTCAACGGCATTATATTGAACAAATTGAACCTTATCAGCATTTTCAGCATCATATCCTTTAGTGTATTCAAATTTTGGTAATAATTTTTTAAAATTTGATGAACATTCGGGCCAAACTCTATAGCCTTTCGTATAACTTTGATTAGGCCCATCTACAGTATAAGCTTGTGCTATATCATCAGTTATTTTGCTAAAGGATTGCACTGGTGGTGAGATTACCATACCTGGAATAGTTATTTCTACAGTAGTAGTATTTTGTAACCCCCAAGTACCACGATTTTCTTTAAAAGAGCTACCATCTCCATTCTCATGATTTTTTAAATAATTTCCATGTTTTTGCTCTTTGGGATGTTTAACCTGTTTAGTGCTAAATTTATAATCATCTAATTCTTTAACTATATATAATCTAATATTTGGATTCCATCTTGCATCAGCATAAATTTTTTTTAAAAACTCGGGGCGACCGTCACTGTTTGAAAATTTTGCTGGTATTTGATCTTTATGCCATGCATATAATGTTTGGTACCATTTATCTGCAAAATCTTTTTCTGGCACCCATTTCGGGGTTCTATTCCAAATCATTATACTCTTTGTTAATAAATCGTCTGGGGTTCTATTATTTGCTGTATATGTAGTAGCTTCACGAGTAGCCATTTTATCATCATTTTCCTGCGCTCCAGATGATAGGGAGTCTTTTAAAAAGCCGCCAATTAAAGAATCTTTAGTATGGTCAAATTTAAATAGTGCTAAATTATTAGAAGCTTCATTTGCCCTAAACCATTGCCCCCCACCATCATCTGGCGGTCCAGTTACCTTAACTTCAGTACTTGCATTACTTGCTCCTGGAACTCTTGTGTTAAAATAACGCCAATAATAAATACCTAAAAATTCGGAAGCACGTTTTTGTTCAATTTGTGTTAGCATCTGGTAAGACGCCTCATCACTTTCGGCTACAAAAAAATAATATTTTGGATCATCTGGAGTCCCATTTTTTCCCATTGCAGCTTTCTTTTGATCTTTACTCATGTAACGACGACACTTATAAAAATTTGATTTTGATTTATCACGCGTACCTTTTGGATGGTAGACATCTAATATCTTCATAAAACCAAATAATTCTAAATTTAAAGGATCAGATTTTGGTTGAGGCCCAACAGAAGTCGAACCCCATAATGAACCAGGTTTTTTTTGAAAATTTTGAGAATTTATTGATTGTTGCGAACTTCCAACATAAGAATTACCTTTTGCCCCACCTTTAGACTGATTATTTGAAGGTGATCTCTTCAGAGAAGATTTACTACTTGATTGTTGTTTAGATGAAGAGGAAGACGATTTTGATGAAGACGATGATGAACCGCTAGAAGATGAAGACGAAGATGAAGAGCCGGTATCTACAATATATTTTTCGCAATCCGTATGGTTTTTTATATTATAGTATTTAAACCATAAAAAACTATCTCGTAAATCTTGTGAATAATAGGATAAAGCAGTAGAAATTTCTATAGCCTCCATATCAGTAATATCACTAGCATTAGTTGGGGTAGTATTATCTTGCAAATTATATAAATCATTAATAGTTAATGGTTTTAGTACTTCCGCAGTTTCATTTTCACATCTATATTGCTTTTCTTCACCTGGCATTCTTAATGATCCAATAAAACCACGAGAGTATGTACCCTCTAATGTTTTTTTAAACTTAACATCTACAACGTCTTGTTTATTTGATTTTAAATCTTCGTAAGTTAAACCATGCGGAACTAATATAGATCTATTTTTAAAACTTAACTCCTTTGTAAAAGGATCCCAAAAATACAAAAGTCCCAAATCTTGAGCCCAAGAGTCTAACACACTCCTTAATGGTCCAATATGCTGAGCTTTATACATATATATTTTAGTTGCATCATATTTAATATTTAAATCTGGAACCTTAGTTTTTACCTGATTTATTAAATCACTAAAAGTATAATATGTAGCAAAATTTTCCATGTCTTTTAGTTCCGGCTTACATGCGTTATCATATTTATTTGGTGGAAGATATGGACATGGATCACACGCATCAATCTTTGGTTGTACTTCTGTATATTCGATTGAAGAATCCATATTTTCATCACATGGATGATATTGCTTACCTACAATAATCATATTTTGAAAAGTTTTATTATTTTTTTTATCACCATGGATTCCATTCAATCCAACCCACCATCTATCCATAATAACACTTTTATCAACATATTCTAATCTTAAAATTTTCTCCTGTACTGTGGAATCTAATTCGTAACTAATTAAGTACCCTTGAAACTTAAAACTTCCTATAGTCATAGATACTTCATCCGTAAAACTTAAAATTGGAGTACCATAATTTCCATCTTTATTTACTACCTCTATAATTAATCGAGACGGTTCTTTTAAACCTCCAAACTGCCAGCTTACTTTATATGGAAATCCTCCATAAAAATTACCGCCCTGTATTTTATTAACATCAATAGTTCTCATAACTCTATAAGTCTGTATTATTATATATAAAATCAGGTTGATTTTCTAAAAACAGCGTTCCAGTATTTAAATCAAATTCACCTAATTCAATATAATCTTCATTAAAAGTTTGTCGAATACCATTTACATAAATCTCAGAAGTTTGATCGTAAAAATTATTGTCTAATAAAATAGAAGATATCCCAGAAGTAATATTATTATAATCATAATCACGACTAACAATTAATAAATTACCAGTAAGTCCATCATAAGGATAATCGATACCCTCGATTAGTTTTTGGCCATTAAAGAATAAATTATAATTACTATTTTCTTCTATTAAATTTAAATGCTGTTCTAGGTTCATTGACGAATTAGTAGAATTAAAATTCCAGTATTTCCAAGCCCCCCTCCATTTATATGGAATCCGATGATTTATAAATAAGTGATCTACGAGTTCCTTAGTGTATACAAAATTTTTAATTTCTACAGCATCGCCAGTTTTTAAATCAATAAAAATTGAATCAAAAGATTTGTTATCATACAAATTATAAAAAATTAGCCTTCTATCTTCAAATCCATAATCATTATTTATTATTCTAATAATATCTTGATTATATTGGGGGGGTATACCACTGATTAAACCAGATAATTGTAATTGGCCATTAGCAAAAACAGATATATGTTTATCATCGATTCTAAAATTTTTACGTAAAAACGAACTAGAGTAATTATCAAAAAATAAAGGAATATTTTTTTTATTTAAAACTTCTGAATTTCCAGTGTTTAAACCTAATTCAATAAAATCATCGTTATCTTTTTTTGAATTAAATTTTATTACTTTTTTACAAAATGATAGAAAATTATTTCCATATGTTTCAATTATGCTTCCACTAACCCCTGTATTATATACCCAATAAGATCCAGTTAAATCAAGATTACCATATAATAATTCCTCTCCATATAATGCACTTAAACTATAACCCATAGTTTCAAATCCCCAATTATCAGTAATAACACCAGTCGCAGTTTTTTGATAACCCGTTATAATATAGCCAGTACCAGTAATAGTAAATAATGACCCAGTAATTCCAGTAATGAATCCCGAAGTAACTACTTCATATCCAGGGGTATATTTATATGAAAATCCTTTTTGTAATTCAATGATTTGAGACGAAAATAATTTCGGAGATGAAATCATAAAATCTGCTATTTTTCCTACAAATGGGGTGTTATTATTATATAAGCCATAAGAATCTGGATTGTATCCAATATATAAATTTTTAGGATTAAATATATAACTTGAATTAATAGCAAAATTATCAGAAATAATTGTTTGGGTAACAAAATCAAAATATCCAAAATTTATAGAATTATTTAATAAAGTTAAAAATACAGCAGATTTATCTGCCAAAGTTTTATTCTGTACAAAAACATTTGCTCCATTTTCATTAAAATATTCAAAATAAAGATTATTATTTGCTGTTATACCAAATTCAAATCCTTTATAAATATTAGCAGTATAAGAGTTAGCATTAACGTTATACTCAGTACTATTTTCACGGATAACATTAGAAATAAATGTATGAGATCCTATTTTTAATTTTTCATAGTTAAAAATAAATGTAGAATCTTTTATATCAAAAAGTCCACTACCAGTAATTTGTGGAATTTTAATGTAATTACCAGAAAAATAAGCCTTACCGGAATCTTGCCAAAAATTATTTACTCTAGGAATGATTTGCCCTGAAAATAATCCAGAAGCATAACCTAAATTTTTTACGATAAGACCTGTTTCTAAAAAATTAAATCTTAAAAAGATATTTGACTTTGCAGCCGTATCAATATTATTTAAATAATAATCTGTATAATTAGCCTCCATATACTTTACCCTCCGCTGTTTTAGTAATTTCAAAGTTATATTTATAACCATTATCATTATCTATAGAGTAAATTACAGATTTTTTTTCTATAAATATATCATTGAAGTTTTCTGAACCACCAATGTCATCTAAAATTTTTTCAGCTGCATTTAAAACGTTCGTATTTAATCCAGAGTCTCTTGAAATAGCAACGCCCTTTATACTTATCCTAGCCCGTGTTTTTGCTTTCATATTAAAAACCGCACTATCCCCTTTTAAAAGAGCAACTGGTATTTTGACTTGAATAGATGGCGAATAATCAATTGAATAATCAAAATCTAAAACATTAGCTTTTAATCCATCTGGAATTATGGCTGAATTATCGTAAGAAACATTAAAAGTTTTACTAATTTGAGAATTTTTAGATGTACTTATGCTAAAATTTGATGGTAACGAAGTATTTAAAGGCGGATTAGATTTTGGTGATAGATTTTGAAATTCAGTCTGAGCTGTTGATTTTATTTGAGCAGCTTGTACTAAATTATCAATTTGATCTTGGCGAGATTTTTGTGGAAGTTTTACTAATGAAGCGTCTCCACCAATTGTTATTGTGCCTATATCACGAATAAAATCATATTGAATTGTTGACTCGGAATTTATCTGTTGATTGATTGGAAAACTATTGTAAGTAAAACTAAAATTAATTGTTAACTCCGCTTCGTTCTCCTCTATACTTTTGGCTATACATTCGGGAAGTAATGTATATTTAGACGCGCTCTGTGCGTAATTAAAAGGAGTAAACCCATTAAATTCACTACGAACGCTCTCTATAGTACTATCAACACCCCCGCTAATCGATCCGCTTACAGTGCTAGACTCTATTCCACCACGATCATCGTAATTATTATCAACAGTAAAAACTAATAAACATGTACTACGGCTACCAGAATTGAAAACAAATTCAACCTCTACACTTGCAGAACCTTCTGCACGATTAATAACCTCTTGGATTCTGCGCGGTGATGGGGCACCCGCCGATTTTAAAGACGATGTTAAAAAATTAGTTGATGGAAAAGTTTTGGGATTTAAACCTTTAATCCAACTAATAACCTTATCTAAACCATCACCAGCTGATTTGCTAATACCTCTCCCAGAAATAGTTCGTGTAATACTAATTGTTCCGTCTTTATTTTCCGTTCCTTTAACGGAGTCTACAGGATCTAAAATACCGATAGTACCTTTAAACCATTCGTCTGGATAAGCTAAAAATTCTGCGCTATATTCTGCACCTAAATAGTCTGAATTGGTAATGGATAAAGATTCACATCTTGCATTAGCAACGGAAAAACTTCCGGCAGAAAATGATTGATAATCACTACTAACCGCATTTTGAAAAGCATTTATTTGTGATAAAACATCAATTTTATTTCCACGACTATCACATGTATATATCTTACCCTGACATGTGACTCTTTTAATAGTGCATAACTTACCACCATAAACAACTGTTTCAGTGCTTATTCCAGCAAATGGTTCATCTGTACCTAGTTTTACTCCTCCGTAAGTCATATCATATTATTTATCTACGATTTCTAATATATTATATTCAGATGTGAATTCACGATTTTTAATTGAAAATTGAAATGTAATACTTTCAATTACTGAATTTCCACCTAAACTTGGTACGGTACTTTGAGTTATATAATCGCCCATTTTTAAAGTACCTAAACCATTCATACTTTCTCTTGTAATTTTTTTCTTAGGCATAATGTTAGGTTGTCTTTGAAGTAGTTCATACATATCTTGACCAAAAAGTAAAAAATTACTACTAAGATTTACATTCACATCATAACTAGTATCTGAGTGTTTTTTTCTAATAGGTGTCGTAACGTCCTCATCACCAAATTTTAAAGCTGGATTATTAGAATATCTATAGTTATATTTTATTGAACCAGCATTATATCCATGCGAAATAGAATAAGAAACTAGTTTAAAATCACCTGAACCCGTATTATCCCATAAATTTTTAGCACGTTGTTTTATTTCACCTTTAATGCTATTAAATTTACTTTTAGCGCTATTGTATTTTTGAGTTGGACTATTTAAAGAAGTTTTAGCGTCATTTAAAGGCCCACCTCCAAAAATCGTGCCCTCTTCGCTAATAATTGAAGATAATTCTTCGTTTGTTACGCTATTAGAATATTGCCAATAAACTTTATCAGATGCGTATATTTCTAAACTATTAGTATAAGTTCTAGATGATGAAGCTCTGCCTTCAGATATAGCTACATCAGTAGTCTCAGTCGTTGGATAATCTTGCAAAGAATTGTGTATACCGCTGATACTATTTTTTATTTGACTATATAAAGAACTTGCTTTCGCAAATAAACTAGATTTTAGCGATTCAACTTTTGCTTTAGCTTCATTAGCTCTTTGCTGGGCTGTATCGCCGCTATTACCAATAACATCAACTTTAACTGTTACAGTAATAGTCCCATCTTCATTAAATTGGCCGCTAGTAGAATAGCTAACTAAAGTACTTGGAGAGGAGTCTGTATTTTTATAAATTTGCCATGAGGATTTAAAAGAATAAGTATTAGATTTTTGATCGTAATTCTCTTCGTTAAATTTTTTACATCCACCTAATGTTGGTGGGAAGCCCAGCATTGATTGTAATCTAGTGGTATCAGCAGCTACAGCAGATACGATTCCCTTTCCAATGTTAAGCCCATTGGCACGATCATCTGGATTTATTTGTAAATTACATTCTTGCGTGTAATTTTCTTTCACGCCCTCTCTTGAAAAATTATAACTATCAGAAAACGATTGTAATAAAGAAGAATCACCTACAGTTGAAAAAATTTTAGATAAGTTACCAGCATACTCTATAGATACATTTACAGTATACATTTTCATTTGTGTGTCTGTACCGTCTGGACTAGCAGTTACAGACGATACATAACCTTTGCCAAAACTAGTACCATTAATTGAAATATCCTCACGAAATTGGGTTGTACCCGCGCTATTCGCAATACCATTAATAATACCATGAATAGTGCCAAAATTTGTGCCTACTGCGGCACACTGTACGCTTAATTCAACCACGCTTTTTAAACTAGCATTCTCCCCCAAATACTGAGTTCTTCTATTAAAACTTACAACTGTTGCATTTGATAAATTCATATTATTATGTTATTGCTAATTTAGGTCCGTAAATTTTTGGAACTGCCCCTGGAATAATTTTATTTCTTTGGGCATTATCTAGTGTTTTTTGCATTGGTGCTATAGTATTCTGAGCCTCCGACCAACGTTTTTCCATATCTTTTTTCATCTTACCAATCAATTCTTCATAGTTTACTTTATCATTATTCGCAAAATTTGGAACAAATCCTTGTGAATGGTTATTAGTTGTTTGTGGACTGAAATTAATATTAAATGTAGGACTAGAGGTAGAGTAAGCATTTTTTCCACCATAACCCATATTTGCAATCATACCAGTTTTTGAAGAACTCGACCCACGATTGCGTTTTGATTCCATAACTCCTTTATCATAACCACCGTGATCATTTGGGGCAGAACTTTCTGTTTGATTATTTTTATTATAAATAAATGGTTTATTTGGATTGCCTTTATCAAATCCAAGTGCTGGTCTTGCGGTACCACCTGTTTGCTGAATTTCTGCGTTAGCCGCCTCTTTTGCCGCGCGTAAGAATGATTTGCCATCAAAATTTTTAGCAAAATTTGGAATAAAACCGTGTGCATATGCTGGCTTAATTTTTTCCTTATCTGGCATGGAATCTAAACTAGGAGCACTAACTGGGTTAATTCCGGCATCTTTATTTTTTTGTGCTTCTGTACGTTCACCAGCTTTTGGTCCTACATGATATATTTCCCCAGTGCCGCCAGGTTTTTGCTCATTCGTTTGTCTGACCGCTCTAGTCGCGGCTTCTATTTGGGATATACTCTTACCAGCTTGTCTCATTGCCTCCCCACCTACAAGACTATATGCAGTACCAATAAGTTTATCACTTTTATCGTATAATGAAGTTGTATTTCCTTGGACTTCTCTTCTACCCTTGTAACTTCCCAAGCCACCCAATTGTGCGTCTTTTGATCCAAAATATTGAGTTATTCCTTTGCCGATATTTTTTGCTATAGTATCATCCGTAGTTCCCTCTGTCACATAGCTTTCATTAGATGGCCGTTGAACAGACATCAAACGCCCATTTCTATAAGATGAAATTCTACCCTCTTTTTCGACATTTGTATAATTAGCGGCTGGAATACCTCTGCCACCACCAGTTTTAATTGTAGTGTTATCAAACAGGCTAGTATATTCTGAAATTGGCGAGGCCGCTCTATTAAAAAGCGCCATTTGAATAGCCATCGGAAGTTTTCTTGATTTTGGGGTGCCCTTTGCAACACTAGCTGTTGTTAAATATGAATCAGGACCGATACCCAATCCATTACCCTCTCCAATCCCGTTAGCCCTACCATAAAGTGTCTCAAATTCACTAAAACCAATATTTTTTTGAAGTAAATTTCTATCGTAATATTTTCTAGCTATTTTTGAAAATGGAGAGTTGGGAACTAACCCATCTTTATCTGGAGTCATCTGAGTTATTCTTTGCTTATTATAGTCAGCAGCATTAACAAAATTTGGAATAAATCCTGTAGAATAATTTGCCCTTTTATTCATCTCGTCTTGGCGAGCTTGGGCTTCGCGCATAGCAGAAGTCGTTACTTTACCCGCAGACATTTGACGATTACTAGTTAATGCACCTGTTGCCGTATCTCTATAAACATCCCGCCCTACTCTCTCGAAACTAACTCCAGGAGTAATAACTCCATCTAAACGTCTTGATATTTGTGATGGTTGGCTAGCTTGACTGCGTTGATTCTTTAAATCAGTAATTCTTTGTGATAAATCTCCAGTAGTTTTTTTATCATTTAAAACCGCCTTTGGAACGTAATTAGACATACCAGTTGTTTTATTAATTTGTACCCCTGGGCGATTATTTTGTCCACCAATTAATTGATATGGACTATTTGCCGCACGAGCCGCGTCTCTAGCCATTCTTGTTGCTTTTTCTATTTCAGATACGCTTTTACCAGCTTTAGCCATAGCTTTTCCATCAACTAATTGACGTGAATAACCCACAAGTCTGCCATTTTTATCTGTTACCATACGGTTTATATTACCTGGATTTTCTATTGGGTTGTCCCTAAAATTTGTTAGAATGGAGGCTCTAGAAAATGGCGTCGCACCAATTGGTAAATTTTTAGGTATTAATGGGGTAGATGTAGGTGTGTTTGTTGGCGGTGGTAATGGAGATGGTGACGCGGGTTTAGGTGTTGCGGTAGGAACCGGCTTTGGCGTAGCCGTGGGAGTAGGCGCAGGTGCGGGCTTAGGCTTTGGCGTAGCCGTAGGCTTCGGCGTAGGTGTAGAAGTAAGATTTGAAATTTTTTCAATTTCTCTTATCATGTAATCTGACTCGTCTTTATTTTTAGCGATTCCTTGGGATATAAGATCTTCAGCAGTAATCCCTCCCCTCTGTATCCCCTCAAATAGCATTGAATTTAGAGTACTTAATCTTTCAATACTATAATCTCTCGAATTCGATTTAACAAATTCTGACGTTATAATACCCCTACTTGCATCATTTACACCGAACGCTCTTTTATCATAACCTTCCATTCCAGAAAGTTTAAGATTTTCTGTTTTCGCAAATGGTTTACCAGCTTTCTCATTTAATGCAACAATTTTATCTGCATATTTTTCTAATCTTTTCCGATATTCTTTTTGAGCTTTTGCTAAACTGTCCTTATTAGTTCCACGAATTCCAACCGCCCTATTCATTTCACTCGATTGACTAAGATTTTCACTTAATTTGCTTGGATTATTAGTGGTCGGTAGTAAATTTTGTGTTAATGCTGTAGCCTCATTAGATATTGTTCCTACCCCTACAGCGCCAGCTTTGAATGAAACTTTAGCGGAACGTCCGTAAATTTCAGTAAAAGCCCTATAGTTTTTATTATTAGGATCATTTGCATTAAATCTTTCCACGCTAGGTATTTCTCCAGCTGCCCCTAATGGGTTCTCAAATCCTAGCCCAAGATTTTTTTGAACAAGGGAGTTTACTCCAGCCGCTCTAAGTAACGCTTCTTGTAATTGTTTTTCATCTTTGGCAGAACCTGTTGCAAAATTCGGAATAAAGCCACCGGCCATATTCATCATCTTCTGCATGTTTCTGGTTAATACGGCTGTTTGTCCAGTATTAGCAAAATTAGGAATTAATTTTTCGCCGCTATTAATCACGGCTGGTTTGCCGTTTAAATTCGGAATGAATTTAGCTCTGTCACTAGCAAGCGCGCCGCCAATACCCTTTTTAATATCACGAGCTTCTTTGGCGAATGAAGGAACAAAGCCGGAAGACATAGTGGTATAGGATGAATTTTCTGGAACCGGCCTTACTTTAATCTTTCTATCAGTAGATTCTGACTGTGTATTTGTAGTATCAGATGTTGTTTTTTGAGTCTCACCAGTAAGCCCTCCTTTATTATTAATTGCATTTAATATCTGTTCTAGAATACCCGTTTGTCTTGAAGTTTCACTAGCAATTAAACTTTGGGTATCATTAAATATGCCAGATGGATTTTCTTTAGCCATCTTTATGATTTCATCATATTTACCCTTGCTACCTTCCCTTTTATTTAGATCTTCTAAATTAGCTATTGCATTTCTTCTAAGGTCCTCTAATAAACCATTATTTGCTTGTTGACCACCAACCCGCGTTTTAGCCATTTGCTGTGCGATATCTTGTATATTATTCGTCCCAGCCCCACTTTGCTCACGCAATAAGCTAACTATTGTACCTTTTAAATCTTCACCGCCACCAGGAAGTTTTGTGATAGTGGATAGCATTTCTTCAATATTTGCTTGCAAGTCAAGGGCTTGACCTTGCGTTGCAGATTTAACTAACATGTTATCTGGACTTAGCGAACCCGTTACGTCACGCCCAATTAACTTACTTAATTCGTCTAATATTGTAGTACTTGCACGACCCTGCTCTATTTTTAATGGGTTATCAGATACATTTTGAAGATTATTGAAATCAGCCACAGCTTGATCTAAATTATCAAATAATTCTAAATTGCCACCTACAAACCCCTCTTTACCACCAAATGCATTTTGAGTAGCTGTAACAAATTGTTTTACTAAATTTTGTATACTGTTTTGCGCTAGAACTCTTAATTGTTGTCTTTGAATAGTATTCCCTATTACAGTTTCTCGTACAAGTTGCTGATTTAACTCACGAATTTTTGCCTGATCTTCCGTCGAAACTTCGTTTCCAGTTAATTTTTTAATTTCATCAATTATTTGTGTAGAACGTTCATCAGGATTTAAACCAACATTATTTAATTGAATATTATTACCGCTAGTCGTATTAATTAATTTTTGTATTACATCTTGTAAACTCGTAACAGCTGCAAGAGTATCGTTAATAGGGGTATTACTATCTTTTCCAGATAATGATATACCACCGGCTTGTGCTGATAAATTATTTGTTATAGTGTTTTTTACATAATCACTAAGGGCAGTTTGAGCTTTAATAACACTATCATTATTTTCCGGCCCTTTAATTTTATTTAAACCAGCATCTAATCCGAACTGTTGCGCTAATTTTGGATTATTTAAAAGATCTTTTCCAAAGATTTCAGATTTATTTTCTAAATCATTTTGGAGGATTGCATCTTTAGCTGTAGAAATCGCATTATTTAATTCACTTTGTAGAGCGGTTGTAATAGCGGCTTGTTGTGCAAATTTAGCTATATTAGATTGGGCAGTTGTAAAACTTTCAATTAATTTTTGAAGTGGCGGATTTCCCTTTCCTAATCTTTTTGCAATTTCGGCAGCCTCTTTTCTTGCGTCCCCAGCCGCACCCAATAAACCCTGTAAAATGTCAGTAAGTTGGCCTGCATCTATAGATCCATCAGCAATTTGATTTATCAATTCTTTACTAAATCCAGGGAGTTTTTCAAACTCTGATTGACTTACTTCTACATTAGATTTAACTTTTCTAAAAACATTAATTATGTCTCTTATAGATTTATCATAATCTTTAGCGCTTAATTCTTTGCCAGACCCAGCTGCTTCACGTTGCCCAATTTGAAAAAGTTTTGTGCCAGCTTCTTTACCCTTCCCACCTTCAATAAGTTTTGTAATACTTTCAATATTACCAGTACTCGTGCCCTGTCTTGTTAATGCATCAGTATTTTTTTGTAGAGCCTGTTCTAAACCAGCGAAATCTAACTGTTTAATTGCCGCTAACGCATCTGTACGATTAACTCCTGGGCCGAGTTCCATCTCACGTATCAACTGTTCTAAATTCAACTGTTGTTTAGCGGCGTCTTTGAAATTTCCAGCGTTACGAAGTTCTTTTATTTGACCAATTCCAGCGCGTATTTGTTGGGATTGATCGTTAGATCTACTCAATGCTTGACCAGCTTTTTCTGCTGCTGCAGTCAACTCGGGTAATGCGCTACTAGCCTGATTGATAACATCCGTGAACGCTATACCCGCACCTACAAGTCCACCAACAACAGCCCCCATAGGTCCACCTAACATAAATCCAGTTCCAGCCATACTAGCCGTTTGCCCTAAACCACTAACAACTGACGCTCCAACACGACCACCTTTTGTATCTTGTGGTATTTGATTTTTTATAGTTTCAGCTATTATAGGAGCTGCAAACATACCTATATTTGCCAGTCCTTGACCACCGCCAACACTTGCCATAAAGCGTTGACCCGTGCTTGGCCCAAATCTACCCTTTCCACTTTTTAAAGCATCAATTTGTGCTTGTAAACCTCTTTGACGTTCAGGTGAATTTGCAGATTTTTCGGTCATTAACACGCCTGGGTTAATGCCAGCAGTTCTTAGTCCAGAATCAACTTGAACTTTTGCATTCAATTCCTCTTTTAACGCTTTAATTTTAGATTTCGCTTGGTCCCTATTTGCTCTAGCTATATCTATTAAAGATTTATTTATATCAGCTCTTCTTGCGCCTAATATAAAAGCTAAAGTAGTTAATTGGGTGCCAACGGCCAAAACACCCTGTGTAAAACTAGGAGTTTGCGCACCCTCGTCTGCGAAATTTGGAATAAATCCGCCAGCATAACCGCGTTTTTTTACTGCACCGTCTCTTGCTGCGCTTGTAGGTTCATCAATTTTGTTAAATACTCCAAGACCTAATGGATTATAGCCTGCCGCTGCTAGACGCGAATGTTGTGCAATATAAATTTGACTCTTAGGAATTCCAGCCCCTTGTTCACGAGCTACTGCGTCTTGTAAGGCAGAAAAATTTGGAATAAAACCCCGCGCAAAACCTTTACCTCTTAAAGCTTTTTTAATATTTACGGATCCAGTTACCCCGCTTTTTTTAATCTCATCTAAAGCGGCTTGACGTTTAGCTTGATACTCTTTAAATCCAGGACCGCTCGTCACTTGTTTTGTGACTCCGGCAACGGCTGGTTGCGCGAATCTTAAAAGTTTAGCTAAAACATCATCTGCTAATCCCGTTGTATATTTAGCGTCATATACGCCTGGAGCTTTATTAAAAATACTTCTTAATTTAGTACTTGGACTTGCAAAGTCTATATTAGCATTTTGAGATGTAGACTGTAAGCTTTTATTTACAACACTTTTTACCGCGCCTTCAAATGCAACTCCTGCCGCGCCTTTTACCGCGCCAGTGTTCGGCAACTCGCCCTTTACAAGCGCACTCATTGGTATACCGCTACTTGAAAGTACTTGGCCAAAATTATTAGCCTGATTTAAAAGCATCTGCTCTACGTCATCCTCAACATTAGGTATATTAATACCCTGTTTTAATTCGCCTTTATTAATGCCAGCAGTCGGCAGAAGACCTTTAAAAGCTTGACCTCTATATACAGATTTTACAGGTACCTTTTGAATACCGCTAGACTCACCTGGATAAATTAATGACGCAATTTTTCCTTTTAATATTGGGCTACCCGCCGCTATATCTCCTAGATCAATTACAGATCCAGTACCAGTGGTTGCAAAATTCGGAATGAAGCCAGATGCAAATGATTTCTTAAATTTAGATGCATACGACCTTTTACCACTTTCCAAGCTTGGCAATTTAGATACATCTATTTTATCTGATAAATATGGAACTTTTATCGTAACATTTCTTTTATTATTTGCTATAGCCTTATTTTGTTGAAAAATTTTTCCAGTTTTTTGTCCATAATTAGAGCCTTTCCCTTGCGCTACTTTATTAGGGCCTCCAGTTCCCAAATAAGCAAAACTCTTTTTATCAGTACCCTCATTAATAAATAACATGGCTAACCCACTCAGTTCTGGGGCATTGCTAAGGTCAATAAAATTATTTTTATCAGGTTCTCTATTATTAAGTATATTCGGAAATTGTCTAAGAACTTTAGAGACGAAATTCGCCTGGCTAGATTTACTTTCCGTTCTTTTTGCATCTCCATATCTAGAGGCTGGACTAATATTTAAACTTTTTTTAATTTCACTTGGTAATGACCCAATAGAATTTGATGGTAAAAAGTCTAATGCCCTACTACCAGCATCTGATTCGATTCCAAATAAAATTTTATTTATCTGTTTTTCAAATATATTCCCCTCTCTGATTGCTTTAATATTAGCTGGTGCAAAATTAGGAACGAACCCTCTTGCAGCATAATGTGGAATGACCATTGAATCCCCATTACGACCCACTCCTGGATATTCGGTTTCTTGGTCATTCATTACGAACTTCCGCCCACCAATTGTACCTTCCGACATATGTGGACGAACAGTAGAAGTGGCACCCAAAGAAATCGCTGTATATTTTTCTGCAATTGCATCTGAAACAAAATTCGGAATATATCCAGCCGCTTTACCTTTGGCTTTTGGCGCTGGCGGAGCAGTTGGAACACCACCTGTAACACGAACTCCAGCGCCATAAAATTGTTGTGCAAGTTTAGCAGAAATTTGCTGTTGTTTTTCTAACTCTACAGTTTGCGCTCTTAAATTAGATAATAAAACTTCTGCCGCGCTTGCTAAGCCCTGTTCTCCTTTAAGCGCCAATTCAATTAACGCTGGATTCTTAGATAAAATATCATTAACACTCTTTTGTAAATCAGCCTGTTGTTTAGTAGCGGTATTTAAACCCAATAATTCTTTTACGCTACCAGCAGCAAATTTACTAAAGTCACCGATTAATTTAATAAGAACGCCACCAATTAAAGCCAATCCTGGGCCAGCAATAGTTTTACCTATTCCATCAAGAATTCCTTTGGCAAGAGTAGCTCCAACACCTTGACCATCACTTTCATTAACGCCACCAAGAAGATCATTTGCACCGCCAACGACTCTATCAAAAGTCGGACCTAAAACTCGTTGCCCAACATTTGCAGATAATTGTTTAGCATTTTGACTAAGGGTATTTAATTGCGCTGCGTAAGTTTTATTCAACGCCTCATTTCTTGAAATAGCTTGGTCTGTAGACGATGCAGCAGTTCTTAATGCGCTATTATAAACAGAATATTCTTTACCTAAATCAGCAAGAGCTGCTTTTAAAATGTTAATTTGAAATACGCCACCGACTTTTTCTGCCACATCTGACTGTTGACCGCGCCCGAGCGTATCGTAAACTTTAGCTAAATCTTGTAGTAATTGAATTGTAGATTTAACTTTACCTTGACTGTCAGTATCTCCAACACCCAAACTGCCTAACAAGTCTACTACCTTGCCGCGTTGTAATCTTGTAAATATTGTTTTAAAAGAGTTACCAATAACAGCGCCACCGCGCGCGGTAGTTTGCTGCGCAGAAGTTACAATAGCAATAAGTTCATTTAAACTAACGCCAGATTGTGCAGCACTACTACCAACGCGGCTAATAGCTTCCGCAAGATCGCCAGAACTAACTGCGAATGCAGCGTCAACATTTGCAAATTTATTAACAACTTCAGATGCAGTAACGGCTTGTGAAGCAAAAGAGTTTACGGCAGCCGTTAAGGCTTCAACACTTTTTGCTGCATCCAGTCCGCTTAAACGTGATAAAATTAGGGCTTGACTTGTTCTTTTTAAAGTTTCCTCAACACCCAACCCCTGTCTTGAAAATTCAGTAGCAGCTTTGGCAACTTCTTGAAAACTTTGCCCAGTATTTTTAGCTATGTTAAAAAGTTCAGATCCAAATTTATTTATTTGACTAGTAGAAACGTTTAAAATAACGTTAATATCTTGTAAAGATTTTTGAACTTCAATTGTGGAAGATACTAAAGAATCAAAAGCCCTTTGTATTCCATAAATAACTCCAGCACTAGCTCCGAACGCAATAACACGAGCATTAGAAGCGTCTAACGATTTTGTAAATTCGTTTACTTTTCCAGTAATACGACCAAGGGGTTGATCGCCCTTTGTCGTTAAATTAATGTTATATGATTTATTAACGGTATTCTGGATATCTTTTTCCAGTTGCCGTGTATTTCCGCCTATGGTGATATCAATATTAGCCATTATTCCTTAATCCTTTGTGTGTATAATATTTACACTTTTTTTTATAAATTTTCTCTGACTTTCAAATAATCACTTTTTTCTAAAGTACCACCTTTCTCTCTAGCTAAATCCAATAGACTCTTACCTTTTATTTTTTCGACTTTAACACCCATTTTTTCTAAATCGTCGGCACTCGCTCCCACATAACTTGTAACAGCATTATTACCCTTATCAAAATTATATTTTGAATTACTATTTGAATTACCAGCTTTAGATTTATTACTCTCATCTTCCATCCAATTAAGAAATAATTCTGGATCACTCAATATCTCATCTCTTACTGGCTCACCATTTTCTGAACGATTTTTAATTACATTTTTATAAATCTTTCCATACACTAATAAATCTATTTGATATTTACTACATTTATTAACTGGTTGCCCCCAAAAATCTACACAAGTATCCCCTAAATAAATCATGTTTTGAAAAAATCCGGATGCGGCAACCATACGCACATTTTTATCACCCAACTCGGTATCGTATGTGTTATAAACAGTTCGAATTTTTTCAGAAATTTCATCTGCTATATCAAAATACTCATCTAAATTTTCAAACAACTTTTCCTTTAAAGATTTATCTTTATAAGAATAATAAATAATCATTTCATCAACAAATCGACTATTAACATACTCTTCAGCTGTATAATTAAGAAACTCCTGCCTTTCTTTTATTAATGTTAAAAGTATAGACTCATTACGTTTAATTTGAGTATTAATAGCATTTTTTTGAGAGGGTATTATCAGTTTAGAACGGGTTTTAATTAAATTTGCAACAGATTTACGTAAAATATAAATTTCACGTTCTTTATCTTTTGTCCACCAACCACCCTCTATAGCCTCATTAATCTTCTCTTCTTGGGTTAATAGTCCCTTTAATTTGGCCTCTGCTAAAATATTATCATACCTAGCGTAAATTGTAAAATTTTCAGAGACCGTAGGGTGCTTAAAATAAACCCGATATTTATTTATAATTTTCTCAGAGCAACCATCCGCTACTTCATTATAAATTCTACCAAAATTAAACTGCTTTTTATTCTCCACATGTTATGCGGCTGGAGTGTCCTGAGCGACTGTCTCGGTAGCAACCGCTTCAATCTTTTCAACAACAGTCTCGGTCACTGTAACTTTTTCCTCAACAACTGGTGTTTTAGTTTCTGTAGAAGTTTCTTCTGAACCCAAATCATTGTCTTTTAAGAACATGTCATCAAAAGATTTCATATCCTCTGTATTTTCAGCACGACCTAAGAACCAAAGGGTAATTAAATAAGTAATTCTCCTTAACACCCCGAGTAAGAACGCATGTTTAGTAGCATCTTCCTCAAGGGAATCATAAAGATCTAATTTATCATTAAAACTATTTCCATCAAATAATAGTTCATAAGTCTCACCCTCTTTTTTATAGGCAAGATTCATAACCCACCACAAGATGGCGCGATTTCTAGCTTTAGACTCAGCCGTATTCTCAAAAATAGAAATTTGTGAAGCTTCAAACCCTTGGATTTCTTGCTTGATAGCCTCAAGTTCCTCGATTAATTTCGTGCTACGAAGCTGCTCATCCTCACTTCTTTCCGAAACGTTTTTAATTAAAATAGCCTGTAAATCAAAAGACTTATCACGAAAATCCATCAATAAATTTCCATATAGTTCGCGGTCTTTCTCACTGATACTTCCGCCGCCATCTGATAAGATTGTATTCCAAGCCGCTTTTGGTAAAACACCTGCTTTTGCAAATCTAGAGACCTCACTCGAATAAAATAACTCGCCATCTTCCCTCATGCGCCGATTGGCTTTTAAAACTGCAAACTTTTTAACTTCACCAGATTCGGTTTTAGCTTCAAATTCGTACAACCAATTTTTTGTATTTTTATCCATATGTATATATATTATTTTTGAGTTAATGTGAAATCAAAACTATTTAATTGTTCGTCTATATTTCTATAACAATTATTTCCGTAGTCAAGCACGCGCTTGCGAAGACGTTGGAATTCTTCTTCGGTAATTTTATCCTCATTTTTTAAATCTTCAAGAAGATAAAGAAAAGAAAGATATAATTTTTTTACATCTCTAGCAATAAGACCGCTTACAAATTTATTGAGATCTATATCCATATTATCCTTTACTATCCTTTTACCTTAAACTAACTTACACTGAAAAATTTAATTAGGCCACTTATAACTTATTACCAGAACCTATTAGTTGCCAACCCGAGTTAACTCTTATATGAGTAATATATTGATTATTATCATGGATAGTATCAGGACCACATGTATTCAAAAGATGATTAGGAACGCACGCAACATACCATTTATTTTGACCAGTGATATACTTTAATGTGCTCCGTAGTGTAAACCCAGGACCCTCAGCATCTGTATGAAAATTATTTTGTAATTCATCTACATAACCCTCTAAATCTAATGACGATGAAGTTGATGGGTCATGCTTCCAAATATATCTAAAACGTCCAAAACTAGGCCTATTATTGAACTGACCTATATAAGTCCAATTATTCCTTTGATTTACAATATAATCGGGATCATTTATATGAATATAAAACGGATAAGAGGAGTTCTGACTAGTAGCTTCAAAAATGCGCCCTTCAGCCCAAACCCTATTTCCAGGATTATACGTTACTGCTTGCGACCACTCGCTGGCCGCCGCAGGCCCGTTTGAGTTTCAATCAACGTAAGATCCGGAGATAAAGATGCCCTTAACATTGTCCTGTGGGCTACCCAACTGAACTTCATAAGAAGCACTCATATTGGCATTATTTCCGATAGCCGAACTGAATTTCTGAGAAATCAATTTTGCGCCCTTGAAAACGTATGCGATAGATGGCGTTCCGGCACCATTACAATCTGGTTTCTTCATTGTGATTGTGAAGTTGTAAGTGGTTCCACCGCAAAGAAGATCTGCTAAGTTACCATCTTGTAAATCTCCAACTTCTGCATTAACATCAAGCTTTGCTGTTACTGGGAAGTCAATTTCACGAGAGAATGCAAATTTACTACCAAGTTTTTGTAAAGGCGTGCGCTTCAAGTCGAAAGATAATGTGAAGTCTTGAACTTTTAAGTTTGTTTCATCGTAACCTACAACACCATCCAAAGTAAATTCAATGTCACCAGGTTGTAAAGCCGAAACTTGATCACCATCAACATTTGTAGCTGCCATTGGCAACCGGAATTGTGCGCTAGTAATTGGAAGGCCGTTTACAGGGTTAACCGCTGGAACATCATCGCCACCGTCAACGTCAGCATAAACTCTTACGTTAAGAGCTTCTAAATCAACCGAAGCGGTTGGAATTTCACCAACAGCGCCTTTTACGCTATAAGAAGTCATAAATCCATTACCAAGTCCGATTACGCCACTTTGAGCCATACCGCCATTAACATTTGCGGTATTGTAATTACTAGCGTCGTTACCTTCATCAGCGATGAGGAGATAGTAATTTTTTTCATCAGTACTTTTATTAAGAATACCCGAGATACAAGAAGTCAAATCTGCAGCTTCGCCACCGCTAGGGCCGACTGTCAGACCTAGGAATTTTTCATTACTGCCATCCGTAACGTAATAAGAAAGCGAACCATTTACAGTAGGGGCTTGAACTTCGATACGATCAATAGCAGCTAAATTTCCGAACTGATTAACGTCAGTAAGATTTCTGGTAAAATCTTCATCAAAAGATTGCACGCGAGTTAATTGCTTAATTGTGCCAACCCCTGTCTGCATCCCACTAGGAAGAACTTGACTCGAGTAAAGCGCTAAAACGTTGTAAATGATTCTATTTCTGCTCATATTTATATATTACATCTGTAATAAGACTGGGACACTTTTCTTTTTCTAACTTCTTGGATTTCTTATGCTTTCTATTTCAAAATCTACAAAAGCAGCCAATGTTTTCTTATTAATGTATAAATTTTCCGACTCTTCAAATTTTGTGCATGTAACTTTTTTAATAAATACTAATTTATTATTCTGTTGGGCGTTACACATATCATTATAATTATAAGCCCCACTCTTTAAATCCCCTATATAATTAAATGGTAAATCTTTTGCTTCAAATACTGGAAATACTTTTCTAGCGGAGTCGTTTAAAATCGAAACTAGACTATCTAAAGAAAAAATATCTTTAGCTAAAACAATACATCTAACCCAGTTTTTTGTAGTGTCCAAACCCCCAAAAGCAAAAGGTACATTTTCATTTGTTTTTACTTTAAAAAATACACACGGATAAGGATTTTCTAACACTGTTAATCCGCCAGTAATCATAGTAACTTTAGGTGTTAATGTATAAGCTTTTTCAAATAAAAGTTTCTCTTCTTTTTCATCTGTATAATATATATTAAACTCTTTAAAACTATAATTAGCTGTTATATTATTTGTATTAACAAAATTATTATCGAAAATTACTCTACCGCGATTAAAATCTAAACTCAATCCACTAATACCTTTACTAACAAAATTATTATTTACATAAACTCCACTAGGAACTATTGCATTAGTAATGCTCGAATCGTAGACCCACTGTTTAAATGGGCTTGCGTATACAGAAGAAGTGTCATCGTAATAAGCATCGCTAGACCCATAAAGTTTTCCACTATAATTAATAAAAGCCTCGCCTCTACTTAATAATTCATGGTCTAACCATAAAAAAAAACTTGATGTAAAATTATTTAAATATGAAGCTTTCATTTTATATTTTGTACACGTTTAACGAAATTATTGTACATTGATTCAAAATAACTTACAGGAGAAAAAACTCTTTTGCCAAAATTTATTTTTGTTTGTACGCCAGTTCCAGATCTTGAATTATTAAATCTTCCATATATGTAAGATCCTAACCCCGAAATAGATTTACTCATGTCAAATAACCAACTACGACCATTTTCCCATGGAATTTTGCTTGCATTTTCTAACTCTTCACGCGATGGGATTTTGATAGTAACATTAAACGTATCTCCATTAACTTTAACAGTTTTATTAACACTAATATTGCGTAATAATGTTTTCACGCGCGCGGTAGGGGTTGATCCAGACTTAAAACCAATAAAAGAAAATAAATTTCCATATCCGCCCAATGTATTAGAAACATTAGAAGCTGATTCTCCACCTTCTAGTTCTTGGGTTACTGGATGTTCAGAAAATTCAGATAATAAATCAGCCTTTTGTTTTTGAACTTGATCATTAACTTGTTTAAAAACGGCCCTTTTAACTTCTGGGCTATTTAAAATCTTATTTTTAAATTGAGCAATATTTAATTTTCCAGCCATAATTATTCACTCTGTTCTAAATAAACGGTATAAAAATTAGGCTCAAACAAACCATGTGGTTGGCTTGTTCCAAAGTATTGAACAACTTTACCATCAATTTCTACTCTTTTCCAATCGTCAAACCAGTATAGATCGTCTTTATGAATTTTTAATCTAACTATATTTCCATGAATTTCTTCTTTAATATCTTTAATACCTTTTAATTCAGCAGGGTTTAACCATTTAACACGCACATTAATTTCGCCACTAACTGGTATATATTGAACGTCCAATGCCTCTTGTGCATCGGTATACATAAAATTATAATCCGGAGTTGTTGATAAAACAATTCTTTTTGGAGTTTTATATACTATAGCTTTTCTAGAAAATGTATCGTGTATATCTTTAAATGCCGCCTGATATACGTTTCTTTGTTCATCTGAAATAAGATTAGCCATATTAGTATGTTACGCGATTATATTCTTCTATAATATAAACATTAGTTCCCTGCGTGTCATCACCAGCAATTTGATCTGGTACTGCATTATATTTAAGATACATTTTAACAGCTTTTTCTAAATCTTCCTTTGTATCACGAGCTAACGCACGAAAATTTTTGGCAACCTCATTCTTATTTACTCGAGTAATTGCACTATCACCTTCTCTTAAACTTGTCCAATCGTTTCCATTAGAAAGCGAACTTTGAGCTACAGAACGTGCTTCATTCTTATAGTACTCATAGTCAAATAGCATTTTATAGATTGCTAGTTGGTCATTAGATGGCTCTGGATCTAATATATAACCAAACGTACCACAATTGGGTTCGGTCTTTTTTACAGATAAAACTGTGCCAATTAAATTATTGAGTTTTCCAATATTAGCGCCATCTAAAAACCATGCGGCTAACCTTGAAATAGAATAATTTGAGGGTTCTCCTAAGTCGTTATATACACTGTATATGAATTTTGTAAAGTATTCTTCCACATAGTATTTTACACAAAAACTACGCGCCCTCTCTCAAGATCTTTCGTGTTTTACTATCTAAATCTTCAATTGATTGGAGTTTACCGACTGCAACATTACTACCATGCCTAGAATTCCATTTAATAAACTCTTGGGCGAGCCTATCAGTTAAAATTCTCCTATCGTCAGTCGGAATAAGACCAATTTTATATGCATGAGCCTGTAGATCAGTCATATTCATCTCACATAATTGTGATCTATACTCATCAGAGCTTTTTGCAGTATAAGTCGATAAATTTTCCCCTAAAATATCATCCAAAGAGGATGGTACCCGCTTTGTCTCTGATTCATCCTTGCCATGAATTTGCAACATAGAGGATTTTTTACTAGAGGCTTTCTTATTTTTAGGAGTTTTCATATTAATTATTATTAATGAATATAAGTAATTTATCCAAAAAAAAGGGCCATCCTTTCGGATGACCCTAATTTTTAATCTATTAACTTTGATTAGACAATCAAGCCAACAGCGGCACGAGCGTCAACGGCTACGCGTCCTTCTTCTACATAACTGTAGAAACCAACTTTTTGGCTACGAGCCAAGAATTGATCGTCAGGAAGAACCTTAACTTGACCACGGCTTTCGCTTTGGATAGCGACTGGGCGTAAGAACGCATTACGACTTGCATCGATACCAAGAATTAATTGGCTACTCGAGCTTGTGAATTGGCTTCCACCAGTGCCACCATAAATATCCCAATTCTTGTTACCAGCAAAGGTATCAAACAAATCGTTATACTTACGGCTCTTGCCTAATTCAAGCATTTCATGAATTGTTACGCCAAAGATTTCGTTCGTACCAGCGGCACGATAGATTTCTTCACGCACACTATCAGGAAGCGCAACGTTACCAGCACTGGTGCTACCACCACTACGAGTGTTCATTGGTTGATAAGCGAATGCACGAATTTGCTCCTTGATCTCTGGACTTACAAAGATATCAGTAAGACCACGGCTCTGGAGAGCTTGTGGTGTACCACCTGTATAAGCAGCATTGAGTCTGCGAACAAGAGTCCAAAGTTTATTCATGTCGTCAAGCTGGAAAACTCCAGACGTGCCAACACGGAAAACGTGATTGGTACTATTGGTCGAAGCGTCAGCAAGCAACTTAAGAATAACGGCCCATGCATTACGCTCTTGTTTGATCAAGAGTTCATTGGCCATACGCTCTAAACCAGCTGCAACAACGTCGAGACGTGCTCTACGAACATAACGTTTGTCCATGGAGATAGCACTGTCAAGACGATAGGTATTAATCTTCATCTCTTGTGTACCTTGTACAAAGTTTGTTGGGAGTCCACCACCGACTGTTTGCGACCATACGCTAAGATGGCCTTCATTTAAGCCATAATATAAATCGAGAGGAATCGATGGAGAATCATCTTCGTCGAACTCGACATCACGATAAATCATGCTAGCAGTACCAGCTTGTAAAAGAACTTGCTGAACTACGTTGCTGATGAAAGCTGCAAAAGCTTCTTGGGCTTCTAAAGCTACTGTTTTATTCTCAGAGGCAAGAGCCTTGATAAGCTCGATTTGCTCTGGATTTTTTTCAAATTGAATTTTCATATTTTTATATTTTTTCTACTTATTTATTAGAGTTCAATCTTGAGTAAAGCGTAACCTTCGTCATTTTTAGGACCAAGGAACTTACCAACTGTTGCACTGCCGTAAGCAACGACTTTGAGATCGCCACCGCCTGCATCCGAAACAGCTGCTCCGCTGCCGTAATTTGGGCTACCAACAATGCCATTGACAAGAACCAAACCTTTGGTAAGGATTGGGCAAGCTTGACCTGTGATGATAACGTCCATTTCAGCCGCTTTACGTGGGTTGAAAATTAACTGTTCTCCGTTTTCGTCATATTTACGAACGTCTTTTAAGAGTAATCCAACGATTGCCCCTTTAGTAGCACCAGACGCGGCTGGGCTAACTGTCCAAGGAACATTGAATTGCGCCGAAAGAGTGTTCGAATATGGTGAGATACTATCTAAAGAGGTATTATCTTTGAAATTAACGCCATTACCATCTGCTACAACTACTGTGCCCTTATTAGCGGACTCAGCGTTAACAGCAAAAATGTTAATAACATCATGTTCACTATAATCTCTAAATGGTTTTAAATTTGCCATAATATTTTTTCTTTCTGTTATTTATTAATTTTTACGCTATTTTTATTGAAAGCCGCATTGATCTTTTCGACCAATGTAGCCTCTTGAGGCGAGGAAGCGTTTGGAAGAACTTCTTCCTTTACCTCAACACTCGAAATTACTTCTTCTACAGTTTTTTCACTGGCTACGATTTCAGCGGCCTTTTCTTCCTTCATTTCTTTAGGGGCTGGCTCGCCTTCTTTCATGGCTTCTTTTTTGACAACTTTAGCCGATTTCTTTTTAGCAGCGGCAAATGTAGAAAACTTCTTGTACCATTTTTCAAATTGTTCATCATTTTCAATGGCATTTAAATCTTCAGCAATGATAGTGCGATCTTCATCAGTCAAGTCGAACTCTTCATCAAGAATGGCCATACGATGTTGGAAAGTAGCTTCGATTTCTTTAGCTTTCAAAGATTCTTGAATAGCAACGAATTCTTCTTTTACTTTATCACTATCTGCTTTGATAGAATCTAAATCGGTTTTCAATGCAGCGATTTGATCTTCAGCAGCTTTAAGCGCGGTTTCTTTTTCTTCGACTTTCGATTTCCATTCAGTTGCTAACTCAGCAATCTTATTCGAAATAAACTCACGAACATGACTTGCAGCTATTTCCTTAATGGAATCTTCCGTAATATCATCAACATTATTAATGTGCATAATATTTTTTACATTTTTATTATCCTCTAGGACACTTTTTTTATTAATATTATTTTCAGAAGCCGGAAGCTCGTTTTCATTTTCAGTTTCCATCTCTGTATAATCTTCGCATCCACATTCAGGACAAGCGTCAGCTTTTATCCCGTTGTATCCGCATTTTGCGCATGTATATTTCATATTCGTAACTTCGGCTTTTGTTTGTTCTGGTTTATCGTAAGAAATAGCAACGCCACTTACTTCAGCGGCTGGAGTATTTGTGAAACCAATGCCCAACGGGAGAACACTGCCTTGTAAATTTAATAAAATTATATCACCATCTTCAGTGGCACCATTCCCACCGAATACTTTTAGGCGATCTTTTAATTCAATGATTTTGTCTTCGTCTTCTATAATAGAAGCATCTGCTAAATTTTTACTGCCTTTGGCGATATTGAATTCATTGAATCCAAGCTCCCAACTTGCACTAACAGAAAGGTATTGATCAGAAGATGGGTCGCTGCTATCTACGAGTTCAGCCGCAAATTCTGGATTTACAATTTTCCATACATAACCAGATAGAACAACATTAAAAGGATCTTTCTTTGCTTTGATTTCTTCAAGAGTTAATGGTTTACTAGTACCAAACTCGCTAAATCCATATCCAGTACAAACGCCTACAACAACTTTACGGTTATGTTCGATGTTAAAAGGCTTATTAATAAAATTCTCTACCATTGCTAACGCAACATCCGTACTGATAATGTGGCCGTTTTTATTTCCGCGATTAACAACAAAAGCATCAAAAGCAACGCCCATTAAATCACGATTAACGTCAAGATCAACATTCTTTGGAAGGTATTCTTTTAGTTGGTCAACCGAAGCTACGGCTAAATACTTGTCCTCATCAGATGAAACCATCGCTTGAACTATAATTCCATCAAAACGAATCGAATATTTAAAATCTTTCATTGTATCCATTTTTAAATTTACACTTTGTTCTTCTAATAGCGCAATATTTTTCAACTTAGACGCTATAATAATTTTATTATTATCTATACGATTAACTTCCATTGCACAAAGTTGTATTGGTCGAGTGAATGAAAAAAGTAAATCAGAAGTATCAAATTCTGACTTACTCTCAATAGAAACGTCTTCGTATGTCGGCATATCTAAATATTATAAATACTTACACTTACTTTTATAATTTATTAATTAATAAATAAATAGAAGCTTTTTCTTTAATGATATTATCAAGTTGAGTTTGTGCCTCATACCGTTTCTCGTCTAAATCAAAAATATACTCCTTGAGATAGGCTTTAATCATTTCTAAATCTTTACCAGTATAGTCTAATTTTTCATATAATCGATGCGTCAAATCTTTTATATAAAAATAATCGTTTTTATTTTCATCAATATAGTCTTGATTCTCAGTATAGTCAACTGATGCTATAAAATTTTTTAAACTTAACTTTATTAAATTTATTTCTTGAATATTAAATATCATAATTATATATTTACAAATTTTTCCAATATAGGCAACAATAAATTTTCTTGTTTTAACACTCTAGCTATATTATGCTGTGCTATCGGAAATTTTAATTTTTGTAAATTAGGTAAATTTTTTAATTTATTACATCTCTTTATTTCGACTTCTACGTCCCCATGTATAACCATATAAGTATATTCAATATTTTCTAAAAATATATTGTTATTTATTATATGATCTAAATTTAAATATTCTTGCTTGTAATTTAAAATTAATTCTATTGCTTGCGCCCTCGGAATACCGCGCTGTTGAAGAAAAAATATTATATCTGGTTTAATTTTTTTTAACATACCATTATATTCAACTTTTCCAATAGAAGTATATGGATTAAATACCATTGTTTTAATTTGTTTAACCGTTTGTAAATTTTTTAAATATATCGAATGCATAATAGATGCAAATCCGCCCATACTAGTTCCAATAAAGGATATTTTTTTATAATTTTTTTTATTAGCAAAATCAGATATTTTTTCACAAGTTTCCTCAACACTTTTTGAAAAGCCTTGAACTCCACTTAAATAAAACCCATCATTTAAATCACAAAAAAATAAACTATCTAATTTTTTATTTGAAACGGGACCAAATATTTTATAAAAATCAAACATTACTAATTTACCTTGCCCAGTAAAAATAACAACCAATTCGTCAGAATTATTATCGAAAAATTTATATTTTTTAGCGGCTTCCCACGAAGTTTTTTCTTTATTTAAATGCTGTAACCAGTCTTCACTATAATCACCCATATGGATTATAAATATGCAGCTTGTGCGTGCATCCAGTCAAAATTTCTCGAACGCCCCAAACTTGTCCAACCTTCTGATTCAACAATTTTCCAATAATCTTCATACTCTTTTTTTGCAAAAGTCGCACGATCACGACCCCACTTTAATTGATTATTATCTGGATCTAAATCGTATGCCGCGCCCCAACTATGAATTGACCAACTTGAACCACCACGCATTCTACGAACATTAATACAACCGCCAAACATATCAAGGCGTAATTTTTCAACATCTTTTTGTCCATAAGTTTTTAAAGTATTTTCTAATATAGTATGTAGTGAGCTTACCACTTTTTGATTACAGGTAATTTTCTTTACGATAATATTTGTATCCCAAGCTAATTTCATTTGATAAGGTAATTCTAGACTGGTTTGATTTTCACCGACTGGTCCGTAAAAGTTTACCATACTATTATAATCTTGCTTTGGCCATTTTTGGGAAAGTGGTGTATTTTCGCTAACCTTAGTAACAAATTTCCAAGTTTTCTCTCCTACGACACCATCAGCTGTTAACCCATGCGAAACTTGAAATTTAATTGTTTCACGTTCGGTCTGTGGGCCAAATGCACCATCCGGCGTTGGAACTTTATAACCAGCACTTTGTAGAAATAATTGCCATTGTTTTACCTCTGGACCAAAACTTTTTAATTTAATCGACTTCATACTATTTGCCTAAATTTTGTTCTAATGCCCATTCGATTGGCGCATATGATGGATCATCTTTATATTTCTCAGCATACTTGATAGTTTGCTCATTTATAATTTTTTCCTCACGATATTCTGTGGTCGTATTATTAGTATTTTCGTAAGTGGATTCAGTACCATATTTAAAATCAATAGTAGCTTGCAATCCTAAATATACAGAAATAATAATTGCAAATATTTTAATAATCTCAACAAATATAGTCACGAATGAACTTGTTAATGATGGAGTATAAGCAGTTAAAAATAAAATACCAACGCTTACAAAATAAAAAGCAACAAGCAATCCAATCGCACTAAAAACAATAAAGAATTTTTTAGATGAAAAGAAATTAATCCTACTTAAATCTTCACGATATTGTATCGGAGTGTTTGGTGGAGCCTTGCCACTTTGAAGAAAAGCCGCGGCACTTTTAGCTATATCTGTAATATTATTCCACATTTAAAATAGTACTGCACCGATTATTAATCCAGCAATAAAAATTGCGATTATTGTTGCTTTTCCTGGATTTGCTTTAATCCATTCCGTTAGTTGTTGTGTGTATTGTTCGATCTTGTTCATAATTATAAAAATATCCATAGCGCGGAAGCTGCTGCGCCAGCGCCAGCAACTGGCAATAATAATGCATAAGCAGAATACATTGGTGGAACAAATCCCATTAACCAAATACCAACCACCATTCCAAACAATCCAGCAACAGCGGCGGCAATATTTTTAAGACGATGATAACGTTTAACTGCATTTGTATAACTAGAAAGCCATTTTTGCGCTTCAGCTTGTTGTACAACACCCCATTCTTTTAAACTCGTAATATCTTTATTTAATTGTTCAATTAATATAAAACTATTTTTTAAATCACCATTCGCCTGATCAAGATTATTCTTTAATTTTATATTTTCACTTTTAGCAATTTTTAATTCACCGTTTAGCTCGCGCACGAGCGCGCGCGCGTCGTTAACTGGATTTTGAGACGGCACTACAACAACTGCTGCTGGCACTGGGGTTGGCTTAACAAGTGGCCCAGAAAGTGGCTTGCCGTTCCAAGGCCAAGCAAAACCAGTCGAAGATATGGTTAGTAAAATAATTAATGTTGCGAGTTTTTTCATTTAATTGGTTCCTTTATTTTCTTAGCATCTACCGTTTGTTTTTCTGTTTCGATCTGCTGTAAAAGAATTTCTAATCTTTCGGCTAATGTTAGAGCCTTGTCTATTTTTTCGCCAACTATCGTGTTTGACTCGCCAGCTTTAGTCAAATTATCTTTTGTATTATTTAACGAATCAATAACGCGATTAGTATTAGCAATCGGAGGGGCGGCTTTTTTATGCGCTGGATTTAAACAAATACATCCTGTTAATAAAGGGAATACAATCAATAGCAAATATCTCATACTATATTATGTACACATAAAACAAATTATCAAAATCTATTTAATAAATTCAGCGTTAAAAATACTTTCTGTACTACCGCGCACTTTATGCGCTTCTTGGGCTATTTGTGTTACATTATTTGTAAAAGCGCGTATACGATAAGAGCCGTGTGTGTCATACGTCCAAAGTTGATTTTTTCCCTGTGGATATAGATAGGCGACCATAGCGTGACCATGATATTTACCGTCCTCTTTTCCAATCCAAGAATATCGGAAAACTTCACTCCAAATATTATATTTACGTAAACTTTGCTTGAATATGATAGCCGTAGGTAGACACGCATTTACTTGGCGCTCCATCCAAAATTCTGGATTAGTTGGTGTTGTTTCGCAGGCTACCAAAAATATAGTTAAAACTAGTAATATATATTTCATAAGTTTTACCAGTTACCAGTAATTAATGTACGCCTCCAAGTATTTGTCGCCGTACAAATATAAAGATAATTATTATCATATCTCATATCTCCAGCGGTGCCAATGCTTGTTGACGTAGTTGGAGTGCTTCCAACCACAAAAGGAATTGTAGTATGAACGTGGGATGGTCTGTAAGAGTCAAAGTAAATTGTAATATTTCTATTATTTGTTGTATATTTTTTACCAAATAATTTTATATAAATTCTTTCATGACTTGCTATGCCAGTTTTAGGAACTGTTGCATTTAAAATATATTGAGCAATAGTGTCTGTTTCATATAGGTAAACATCATCGGTTGATGCTAAGTAACGATAAGTTGAGTTATTAGTATTATATATATTAACTTCTGCTCGAATTGAACACTGAGTTGTGCTTTGGTTATTTACGCTAGCCCAAATGTTAAAATCCCAAAGTCCAGCAGGAATATTTGTTACTTGAGGGTCTCCACTAGCTGTAACAAAACTGCACAATAATCTTTCTACATATCTTGGATCTAGTTCATTACTTATAACTTGTCCAGATCCTATAGCATAATCTCTTCCTAGTAAAGAAAGTCCATAATCACCAGTAGTTGACAATCCGCCCGTTGGCGCAATTCCAGTTTGGTTTGCAAAATCAAAATAATAAACTCTTCCGCCGCCGCCATTACCGCCAACAGGTATTGCTCCAGCTATCCAATTAGTGCCGTTCCATTGTAATGTTTGTCCTGCCAATGGTGCTGTTGATAGATTTATATTATATCCTTGAATTTTATTTATAGTTGGTGATAGTAATTGCCCAGTTAAATCTCCGCTTGTATATTCAAGATTTGAAAATCCAGTAATAAACCCGCTAAGGTTATCGTTCGTGTAGTAGTTTGATAAATCTACACCCGTAATAAACCCGCTAAGGTTATCGTTCGTGTAGTAGTTTGATAAATCTACACCCGTAATAAACCCGCTAAGGTTATCGTTCGTGTAGTAGTTTGATAAATCTATTTCGCCATTTAAAACAATTCCAGTTCCATTAACTGTTGGGCGTGTTGTAAAATTTACTAGCCCACTCACTTCTTGTTTATAGTCAAGTTCGGTTCTAGCGTAAGAAAATCCACGATAATTTGAATTGTGACCAGCATTTTGTTGCCAAGCGCTAAATAAAACTTTATGATATTTATCGGTAGTTATGTCATGCATTATTAGTTGTTTACCAACAATAACAGCTCCAAAATTTTCGTATCCAGCGGTATCAAGAAGATTTACATAAGTTCTACCAGTTATATTTGAAAGATCAGACCACCCATCGTCATTCCATTCTGTATTATAAGGATTTTCAGTGCCCACATTATCTTCTAATGGGTTATATAAAACACCATAACTTCCACGAGTTAATTGTACACCATCGCTTACGATATCTACAGTTTGTACCGGAGCATTATTTGATTGAGTTATAGTTACAAGGTTAGTATCACCCAATACATAGTTAAATGGTAAGTATCCATTATCTCCACTTAAAAAAATGCCAGTACCATTAACTGTAGGGCGCGAATCAAAATTTACTTGTTCTCCACTAGTAAAAATATTTACCGTGTCAAATCTTTGATCTGACGATTGAATTTCTTTATTGAATATATCTAGTTTAAGCATATTAATTATGGTATATTTGCATATAGCTCTATTGTTTCTATTTCTTGTGTTGATAATTTTCTATTGTATATAATCACTTCTGAAATATTACAATCGCCATGCTGAGTTGGTGATAGCGCGTTTCTTGCTGCAATAATAAAATTTGTCAATTCTGGATTGTTCATATTTTCAGTAATTTCATCTACGCCATTTATTCTTAACGTTGCTGATCCATCAGTATCAACCGTTATAGTTTCAATAAAATAATTAGTAATAAAATCACCACTTAAAGGACCCATTTGCGAACTATCATTGTAATAAAGGTCACTATTAGACTGAAATATACAAGCTTTTGTGTTTTCCGCATCAAATACCACCGTTTGACCTGTCATTGTATTATATTTATAAACTATAATAAATGTTCTTGCAGATCCTAGGCTTATAGGAGTATTTAAGCTGAAAGTCATACAATCATTAACGCCATCAAAACCAATCACTGGTTTTCCATTTAATTCATTATTTAATAAAGTTGGCTGACCAACTGCGGTTGCATTATTATCATTACCTGATTGATCTGCCCATTCAGTTATAGTCCCGCCAGACTCTGACACTCCAACGTCTGCTTTAAACCATGCCATTAGGCCATTAGATGGTATTGGAAGGGGTATTACTGGTATTGGATTTGCAAATGCCGCAGTTTGTGGGATGAAATTTGCGGTGTATCTTGCGACTCCTTTAGTGATTCTTAGGTCGTCGATGTAGCCGTTAAACCAACCATCACTCGCTGTTTCATTATACCCACCGATAAAAGGTCTATTTGATCCAATACCATAATCCGTTGAGTCGGAATAATTTGCCCCCTCTTGAACTCCATCAATAAAAAGTCTTGTGACGCCAGAACTTCTAGATACTGCTACGTGATACCATTGGTATGTATTTTTAGAATCACTTACGATTCGATTCCCAGCGTCATAAAAGATAAAATTATTGGAATTGACATAAATAGTTGCCCTATCTCCCTCTTCATCCAACCCTCTAGACTCGTATATATTGCCATCATACGAAATAACATAAGCCCAAAATTCTATAGTAAAATCATCCGTACCAAAAGCAAATTTAGAACTACCATTTAATATTAAAGCATCCCCTGGGGCACTATTCCCACGAAAATATGCAGAACCATTTCCAAATTTCTTTTCTGCCGTACTAATTTGCGCGTCACCATTCACCGTAATAGTCAAATTATTATTAGAACTATCTACAAAACTTTGCGATCCATTCGTGCCGTCCATATGCAGGAGTAAAGAAACATTCGCGCCATGTGGATCGGATGGGTCTGGTAATTGTTGGGTTGGTGGTGTGAAATTTGCGGTATATCTTGCGATACCTTTTGTGATTCTTAAATCCTCTATGCGACCATTAAAATATCCCGTACAAAGCCCTCCAATAACGAATGGAACCCCATCTGATACGATTGGAGTACCAACTAATTCACTAGAAGTCATTTCAACCCCATCTATATAAATTTTTAAATTTGTTCCATTTTTTACAAATGCTATATGATACCATTGCCCAATACTAATAATTGAAGGTGAAGTTGCGAATCCTTGTTCGCTACCATTCCAATATTTAAATTTAACGCTTAATGAATGGGTTACCCCAAAAGAGAAGTATTCTTCGCTACTGAATGGGTTACCATTTCCGATCATTGGAGAACTTTGACTTACCGTATCTGTTGGGGTAGAATCTAAATAAACCCATGTTTCAATTGTAAAGTCAGATTCAAACCAATTAATTAAATTTTGTGACGGATTTTCTATTATTAAATAATCCCCACTACCATCAAAATAACCAGCTGCATTGCCATATTTTTTAACCCCTTTAACAAGTTGCGCGTTACCATTTGCGGTTATTGCAAAATCATTTGTCGATGAATCTTTAAAGTCTGTAAACATAATATTAAGGTTCTAATCCGTCTCCGCCATTGTAAAGTTGTTGAATTTCTTGTTCCGTTAATTCACGATTCCATAATCCGACCATATCTAATTTGCCATTGTATCGATAGGTATCGGTATAAAGAGCTCCTAATGTTACCCCATTTGTTGGATTATAATTTCCAGCATTTTGTGTTGTATTATTATAAATATTTGCTCCATTTAACCAAACTTTTGAATTACCATCTAATGATTTAATAAACACAATATGTTGCCATACATCTAATGACAAGCCAGTTGCTATATATGCGTCTCCAGCTTGCGCTTCATTACAATTTAGGCCTCCAGCATTATCTGTATGAATAACAAATGTTGACGATTCAGTTCCTCCAATAAATGCTTGATAATTACTAAAGCTAGAAGGGTTTATCCAAATTGAAATCGTAAATTCTCCGAATTCACCGTCTGGATTAAATGGCGATGATAAACTGGTATTTGATAATGTATTTGTGAGATTAAATTGTGCGCAATCACCAATTTTGCCAGCTACAAATGGTACGTAACCGTTGTTAGTAAGAGTGTTACCATTTATTGCGTCTGTAAGATCATCCAACTTCCAGAAAGCCAATGCACCAGTTGGGAACGGATCCACTCCAGTCGTATTAAAGTGCATAAGCAATGTTACATAATCAGAGTATGGATCGGTTTGCGTCCCAGTTGGCGTTCCAGTTGAAATAGTATAATATTTAATTAAATTTGAAGTGCCCAAGTATCCATAAGGATGATTTAAAAGCTCAACGTGTGTTATATATCCACTATGCGTATAAATTTTATTTTCAGTGCCGTATTTATCAAATAATGTGCCACTCGGAAACGCGTGCTCTACTCCATTTCCAGTATGATCCGCTTTTAAATATAAATTAATGTATTGTCCAGTTTGGAAATCTGTATATGTAAAAGTCTTTGATCCAGTTAAAGACGCATAAAAAGAACTAGATGCAGTTGCTGGAATATTAATTGTTTGACTAGAGGTATTTAATAGTGTTGGCTGTGATAGCGCTGAACCAGCAGCATCGCCACTTAATAGAACATTAAATGTTCCGAAGCTACTCGCGTGCGAGAGAACTTTTTTATTAAAGATGTCGATTGCTAATGGCATGGTTATATATTTGTAATATTTAAACTATTTGTTCTAAATCTATTAGTGTTTGTTACGCCATTAGTTACAACTGGGTTTGAAACACGACTACGTATGGGTTTTGGTTTTGGGAAAGCAATCGGATTCGCAAAATTATAACTATTATGTAAACTTGTATTTAAATTTTTGGGACTTATTGGGGAAAGTACTAACATTCCTAAAATTAGAAATAAAATAAAAACTGTTTTATCAATATTTGATTCTTTTGTATTATTCATAATTATTATATATATTACACTATACTGTATCTACAGCGAAATTTTCATATGTACCATTAACTTCTGTATTTAATGGTAATCCAGCGGTATTTCTAAGATTATTTATATTAAAATGCGTTAATGGTACTTTAATAAACCTATAAATTGCATTAGTAAAACCAGAGGTATCAAAAGTAAGAACCTTATCCGCTGTATTATAATTATTTACTGGAATTAGAGATCCATGATATTCTAATACAGATATATTATTTTGGACAAGAGTTATTACATGCGAATAACTATTATCGCTTTCTTTTAATACGGTATATGATCCCATAAATGGTGATTGTGCTACAGTTGGACTATTTTCATCATCAGAAAATGTAGAAAATCTATGATATGCGGTTCCAGTATTTTCATCTATTTCATATATAACCCCACGAGAATACGAATGACCACCTGATTGATCATCAAATACTGAAATTACTACATGGCTAGAATCATAAACTGGGAGTATATCCATATGATATCTGGCATCGTGCTGAGTGCAGGTTCCATTGTATTGTTCGCCATTATACTCTGGCTCTCCGATAATATTCTCTCCATCAATCCATTTTGTATTAGCTGTTCTGCTTCCTTGCGCAAAATTTTGTAACGGACTTCCATAAGGAGTGTTATCGCCCTGTAATACCCATTTTACATTTTTAGTAGCATAATCGATACATATAATACTACTAGTATGCCTTACGCTACAAATAATATCGCCATTTATTGGGTGTACGTCAACTGAATTTATATGATACGCTTCGGCATTTGTATTTGAAAAAGCTTCAATACTATACCAATCCCACACAAGTTCGCCAGCGGCATTTTGCTCTTGGAAATAAAAACCATCATCAACATATCCTGCTGCAATAAAATTTCCACGACGACTTGGCGGACCAACCAGTTCTTGCGCTTCGTGATTATCCCACATATATATACCATCTACGGGATTACCATCAGAATCATTCACTGGATTATAATAAGTACCTGTAATATATTTATTTTTAATTTCTAAAATTCCTCTTGTTTCATTTACCCATGGATTTGTTACCACTCTATTTTTATCATTGCCCCTATGTAAACTTAATGGGCTAGTTCCATCCGTATAATACCAAAGTGGAACACCATTTTTATCAAAAATATAGTAATAATTTGACGCCCCATAAAAAGCCGCTTGATAATACCCTTCATGATAATTACCAGTAGCTGGAGTATCAGGAGTTATATAACTAACATCGGAAGGAAGGAATCTAATAAAATATGAATTTGTACCATCTATAACTTTTACAAGATCATTTGCACGTAAAAAATTATTTACATTACTAGATTGTTTCTCACCATTTACTGTAATTGACCATGGGGAAATTTGATCGTTAATTGAGTTTGGTGTTTGTGCGCAATAATTTTTAATAGCTGGATCAAATGTTGGATAAAGCGAATAAGCACCGTCCTCAACGTCTACAATTATATCAGTAATTGTAAAGTCAACTGTCATAGTATGATAGGCCGGAAAATTAAATAGACCGTCCGGAGTAAGATTTATAGAAGAAAAATTAATGATTTCCTCCCCAATTTTTTGTAGTAAAATTCTTGTAGTATAATTCTCAAAAGAATATATTATATTAGCATCTCCAAGTTCCGCAAAAGTCGTATTGGTGGGGAATGTGTGTTGCACATGCCCATTATGATCAGAAACTAAATATATGTTTATTGATTGTCCTTCTTGGAAATTAGCGTATGTAAATGCGGTTGGTTCACTTACTTGAACTACGAATGTATCGTAGGTTTCACAGTTTAGTGTTACATTTGTACTATTCTGTATGTATTGAATTCTACCGACTCTATTTGCGTCACCACTCAATAAAACCCCAGTTCCATTAACTGTTGGGCGAGACGTGAAATTTTTTATATCACTAATTGTTTGATTACCAGTATTATAAACTACTTCATAGTCTATAGGTATATAGCCATTTACCCCACTTTTTAATTTGTACGAAGAGAAATTATTTGAAATTGTAGATTGCTCTGCATTAAGTAATAATATGCCATCCCCGTATTGCAAAACCATAGATTGCCCATCTAATTGCAAAGTTGGACCTCCATTATCAAAACTTATATATTGGGAACCTGGATGAATATTTAGGCCTTTAGGCCCTCCACCATAACCCGCCTCAAATCTAAAATATGCATCACCACCAGGATCAAATGGAGTTGTATATTTAGCATACCCCCCCTCTTGACTAGAAATAATAATGCCATCATTAAAATTTTTCTCACCATTAATAATTTGATTACCAGTTGTGTAGACAATTGTATCTGGCAAGCTGGTCGCTTCGCCACTTAGTAGAACCCCAGTACCATTAACTGTTGGGCGCACATTAAAAGTCGCGCTATTAGCTTGAACATTTCCAACAAAATAAGCGTTACCACTAACTCCATCTAAATAAAAACCATTTTTGTTTAATCCATGGAAAAATACACCACTAAAATTATTAGTACCATTTATTCCATCATTATAACTTAAAGCTAAACCAAGAGCAGTTGGGTTCGCCGGATGACCCCATTGAATTCTAACTGGATAGTTTACTCCAGACGTTAAAGATAAACCAGTAATTTGACCTTGAATATATGCAGCAGAAAATATGTCTGCATTTCCTGTTGTATATCCATCCAAAGCTTTATTACCAATCCAGAAATAGGCATTTTCGTCAGCATAAATATCAAAAGTATGATTTGCGGTATTTTTTGGTTTAAAATATCCAACCCATTCCCATGAAGTACCGTTCGCAAGCGCGCGACCAACACCAAAATTAGTAGTATTTTCAAAATTTTGAGTTTGTGTTATGGTAGTTGTTGGGGGAACACTTCCGTATGGGCCATCTGGATTTTGGCCCCACGTTTCTAAATCGTATGATATAAATTTAGAATTTAAAGGATTATAACTAAAGTTTAAATTTAAATACCAATAAGATTCATTTGTAGGTGTTAATGAGTAATAAGTCAGAATAGCTCCATTATCACCTTGATAATTATAGCCACCTTGATTTTCTTCTATACTACCCGCTCTTGTATATATACCATTAAATTCGCTCTCCGATGATCCAGTTAAAATTATTTCATTTATTATTGGTTTTACGGCGGCTGTTTTAAACCATTGCGGATCATTATCAAAATATCCGCTATATTGAATACCTAATAATCCATCGGTTAAATTTTGACTTAATTCTCCATATCCACCACCTTCTATATAGTTTTTAACTTTGATGCCATCTATAAAAGTAGCCGTATTGCTCTGTAAATTTCCCCCAAAAATTGCATTACCACTTGTAATTGAAAAATTATTAGCCTGATTACCGCTTCCAAGTATAACATAAACAGGATCGCCACTTGTAAATTCTACACCAGCGCCTTTAATTAGTGTTAATGGCTGGGAATATCCATAAGTCATATCATGGAAAATAATACCAACTCCAAAATCAGCATAGTTAAAGGAACCGCTATTAGTTTTATAAACAGCTCTATAGCCGTTCTGTTCTAAAGAAAATATAACATCAGCGCCAGTAAGAACTGAAAGGCCTTCATAATTATTTTCTGCATTCGAATTAAATGTATTTATATAAAGAGCATAACTTCCGCTTGGAGAGTAAGTAGAGCTACTTACTTCAAATCCCCCATCATAATTAGATAAATATTCGCTACCTTGATTTTCTGGTGGTGTCGCCCCTGGATCAACAGGAACCCATCCTTCTAATGGAAATGTGTAAGGATCTGTACTTGGATTTGTAAAAAATATCGATGGATAATCAGCTAATGAACATAATCTCCAGTAATTTACGGCCGTATCAGTCAGAGCATCCTCATCTGGGTCTGGACCCCATCCAGCCTTATTACCTGGCGCAAGAAAATATGATATACCATCTAATTCTGTGTCCAGATCTGATTTAAAATAATAATTAAAAGTTCCACTTTCTGGATTGTGCATTCCAAGACCGCTTAACCAACTAGGCTCGGTAATTGACGGGGTTACTGCTACTGATGTTTTTACATAAATGCCATTTAGATCACTCCATTTACATGGGAAAATACCAGTATAATAGGGATCCATTCTTATCTCTTCATTGGTATCAATAATACCTTCTACTATAATAATCTCTTCTTGTGCGCTGGAACCAAATAAATCTGGATTATAATATGAACTTCCAGAAAAGTGATTTACAAAAACAATTTCACCAGTATTAAATGGGGGTCTGTAAGTACCTTCTCCAGAATTAAAATAATATGCGCCTAAATTTATATTATTCTGAATACTAACAATTGAATCCGTTTTGATTACACCGACAAAAAAACCAGTATTACTTACTTTTATATTTCCCGCTACTTCTAATTTTTCAGATGGATAACTAGTACCAATACCAACTTTACCATCATTTTTAATTGTTAATCTTACTGTTCCATCGCTAGGATTTTCAGAAGTAAAGAATTTTATATCTCCACCTTGCCAATTATATTGTTCAAAATCATTGGTGTCTATTCCAAAAAATACTCCTTTATTAGCGCCACTATTATTTAAAATTTCTAACCATGTGGCTGGGCTATTTGTTTGAAGACTTAATGTATATTGAGAGTTTGGATCTACGATGCTAATAGCATCATTACCAATTATTAAACGACCACTTTTAATTTGATTTCCTGTTGTATAAAGAAGATTATAATTTGATAAATCTACGCCCGTAATAAATCCGCTAGGGTTATCGTTCGTATAAAAATTAGAAAGGTCTACGCCCGTAATAAATCCGCTAGGGTTACTTTTTAAGTAAAAAGCCGAAGTATCAATGTTCCCCCCATTCCCACCCTCTTGAATAACATCGATGTAAACATCTTGATTCTCTAACTCTACTTGAATTGTTATATCATCTGACATATTATAGTTGTGTTATATCCCCCTCAATTGGTAAAGTACCCTTTATATAAGTTTTACTTATAGAGCCAGAATTTAATTGCATATCATAATAATAATTTCCAGGCATCATTCGCATACAATGTCCAGACTTAGTGGTTAATGTTACCGTATTACTCTCAACAACCATTGAATAATCACTACTTAACCATTGTAAAACTACTGGCAAATCTTGAGCCTGTCTTACCTGTAATCCCCCAGAATACCCATCTAAATTAATACTATCTCCCGATCTATTATAAAAACGAAAAGTAATAGGTCCATAACTGTCGCCACGGTAGCCAGTAGGTAGATTGTAAGTAGCAGGCCTCATATAATTAATCTATAATTACACATTAATCATAGTATAGTATTCAATATTTATTATTGAAACGTATGAGAAACTGGCGTATTAGAGGTTAAATCCTCTTCTGACGTATTATCGCCCCAATTTACAGTAACGGTTGGACCGCCATTATAAATCACTTTAAAATTAGTTAATAACTTACCAGCGGGGTTCGTAAAATCCCAAAATTTATTTAAAATTAAATTATTACTTAAAATTCCAGCGTGTGCAGCGTAATTATTAAACATAAATATTAGGCAAGATCTCCATATAGTAAATATTGGTCTGTATAATAATTTAATAAAGATGCCACTGCAAATTTACCAGCGGTTTTATTAAAACTATTTCTTTGATTAATTTTTACCTGATTTGGGTATAATCCACTGCCCGTAATGTATAAAGCCCCATTGCCCATTTGAGCAAAAGCAACATTATAACCGAGTGGGAGTCCACTTGGGACTACCCCAGTAATAAGTATGGCGGTATTAATTTTTAGTAGTTTAGAATTCCATCCAGATTCAAATACAAAATTCTCTGTAATCTCATTAATATCTACTTTATCAGTTAACACGGTAGACCATGTATTATTTTCTTTTAAATAGTATAATTTTTTGTCGCCCGTGGCATAAACTTGCATTCCACTATATTGATTTTCAATATTTGAAAGTTGACTATAAGTCCCAGTCAGATATCTACTATCTATAGGAGATTGAGTTTTAATATTAAAATTTGTTGGAAGAGGGATAGCCATATATTAAAAAGTAAAAGTTATAGGGTAACTAGTAATAGTTGATGTTTTATTAAATACATATATATAATAAGGATAAATAGATCCATTAATTAAAGTGAATGTATTATTCGTTGATGGTATAAAATCTGAAAGTAATGATAAGTTACTAGAGTCTTTAATAGAAGCTAAAGGTCCCCAATTAGATGGGTAAGCTAAATAAAAATAATTATTATTACTTGTAAAAGATTGTGTTATTGAACTAGGTTGGGATGTTAATACTTTAATCAGATTTTTAATACTATCGACCGTTAAATTTGCAGCGCCTGCTCCCCAATAATAAGGTGCTTCAAAATAAATATTTTGCGAACTTGAAATTGGTATTGGCGTTCCATTGTTTGCAGCTGTAGCTTCTACTGATATTATTGCATTACCTGTAATAGGTATCGGCGGCGTAGCAGTATAAGATAAATTATTAGTAGTTGGAGCAGCTACCGTATTTACTGTATTTCCAGTTATTTTATATAATAAATTGGTTATATTGCCTATAGACTCATCCCCTGTATTTATTGAACCACCAAATGTAATACTTGTGATGTTAGTACCCTTCTCTCGTAAATCATTTGGAGTTATAGATAGTGACATCGATGCTGATACAAATGGATAGAATAAATTATTTAAAAATTCTGATATTGTAGTGCCGCCAGGATTAATTCCTTTGAATTGTCCATCACGTTTAATTGCTCTATTACCATTAAAAAGTGTTTCACCTGCTTGTGTAATTTCATAATTTGGCCAGTTATCTTTATAAAAAGATGCTATTCCATTATTATCTATACCACGAATAATTGAAAATTCTTGGCCTGTAGTTGTTAAATTTATAAAATCACCGTAAGGAATATTAATTAAATTATCATTATCAATTTGATTTGCCTCACCTGTATATTTAGGAATAATAACTCTAATACCGCTCACACCAGTTAAACCTAGAGAAAGATTATTTTGTGGACAATAATTTTTAATAATTATTTGAGATCCAGTTGGTGGAGTTGGATCAAATCTTAATGCAATAGTATTTCCAGTATTATTATAAGCCCCTACATTAATAATATATTTATTATAAGGAAAATAAGGAAAACTACTTATTAAATTTAAATCAAATTCAGATAATTCATCATAAAGATTTTCTAAACTAAAATAATCTTTATTTTTATCAGATAAGCCACTTGTTGTCAAAAAGATTTGTTTTATATTAAAATTAATATTAGACGGTATATAAGATGATGGAATTTTAGTTCCGCTTAATACCGCTAATTTTTCTCCATTATAAGTGGGTTGAACTACAAAATTTTTATTACCACTGATCGATTGCGAACTAATAGTATCTACGATTTGTTGTTTTAAAGGCATATCGCCTTTAGTTAACATTTGAACACCGTTTACGCTCGGCGGTCTGCTAAAATTAATATTATTATAAGCTGTTTGATTAAAAATATAAAGTTGAGCTGAATCATCGGGATTAGCACCGAAATTATTTGAAACCACTAAGGTTTTAGCATTTTCACTAACGCCTTGAACATTAAGTTGCGTATCTCCATACGAATATTTATTACCATAACTTGATATATAATCTCTGAATTTATAAGGATTATTTTTTGTACCAGTAAAAATAGAAACTATATTCCAATCAATACCTTCTAAATTTCCTAAATAATTATATTTAAAAATTTTAGCATTATGATTCGTAATCAAGGTATTCCCGCTATTAGCAAATTCGAATTTTCCTCCAAATGAAGGGTAGTAAGTAGAATTATTTTCTGAGCCAAGATAATATCCATCTAAAATTTGTTTTAAATTATAGTTTTTATTTTGATCACCAGTATATATGTTTATATTTCCATTTACTGTTCTATTATTTACTCCCCATCCCGAAGTCCAATTAGTCGCTAAAATATCTCCATCAGTATTTAGTTTTACTACTTGTCCTAAAAATCTATCAATACCAGTACCCAAAATTCTTTGCGCTATATTCCATCCATCAGTTTTGTTACCAGTATATAGAACAACTGCACCACCATTAATATCAACTGAGTTGTTATCAGCATTTGGGACTCCAATCGCAAATACCTTTCCACTATTAGCTATAGAAATTGATGTACCAAAATAATAACCACTCATAAGTTGATTATTAAAATTATTTAAAGTTTGTTTTAGACTCCAACTATCGGAAGTATTTCCAGTATAAACATATGCGATACCTTGTCCAAAATAATCTCCATAATAATTTCTATTGGAAACTATAAATACGTCTCCATTCTCCGACATTTCCATCGAAGATAAATCTTTTCCAGAAATTGGCGTGAATATTTTTTGTTTTAGACTCCAACCATTGCCAGTATTTCCGGTATAAATATAAACAGCGCCACTTGATAATAAATTATTATACGGACTTGGGCTAAAAAGTTCGCTTATAGCTAAAATATTTCCACTAGCACTAGTTGAAACATGTGCGCCGAAATATGGCCCATAAGCCGCACGCCCGAACCCTCTCAAATCAGTAAAATAATCTCCAGTAATAGTTTGTTTTAATTCAAATGAATTTTTATCATTTGACTTTGTATAAATTCTAACGAATGTTTTATCTGAAGTCGTATCTGTTGGAGAATGAGTATATCCATATGTAATCATCACATTTCCCAATTTATTAATTGTGGCAGAACCAGCATTTCGACCATAACCTGTGATTATATCAAAATTTCCTTTTAGAGAGGGTATTAAACCGTTAATGATATCGGGATATACATCTATAAAACCTTTTTCAAAATTATAAAATAATCCACCGCCATAATCTCCAATTTCAGCTATACTATCATAACGATCTTTAAGAAAAGTTCCGGTATTATTTAATGTTAAAGTCGAATCAAGAGAAACTTTTTCAAAAGTTTTAATTCCACTAATGCCCTGATTACCAGTTTTTAATACAGCATTAGTATTAAGAGCGTTAACGTTTGCGCCAAATGTACCAGTAATACCAACGACATAACCACTCAAATTATCTATTTTTGTATATAAAGTACTACCGGTATTTTGTAAATTAATAATTGTTGCGTATGTGGTAGATGCGTTGCTATTTGATAAATAATCGTTTAGGTCAGTAATTGTTGCGACCATATTTCCATCATATTGCAAGGTTCCATTGAAATTTTTTATACCACCTATTGATTGATTACCAGTAGTATAAACCGAATTACCAGCTCCAGCGCCTACTTCTACCCAATTATTCGTATCTAAATTTTCTAAATAATAAATCTTTTTATCTTGAACTACGTACCCTTGCATTCCAGAATATTTGATTGAACTTCCGGTAAGCTCACTATAAGTATTAACTATATATCGTGCATCTAGAGGAAGTCTAGCTCCGAGATTAAAATTTGAAGGAATATCAATAGCCATAAATTAAAAAGAAAAGGTAATTATATAAGTACCGAATGTAGGTGTATTAAATTTATATATATTATAAGAATAGTCGGTAGAATTTATTAATGGAAGATTAATGGTTGTTTTAATAAAGTTTTCTTTTTGTGAAAAATTATTAGCATCTTTTATTGAAGATAAATTTCCCCAAGTATTAGGATATGCAAAATACATATAAGTATCATTCGTTGTAAAAGTAATTGTTGGATTATATTTTAAAGATAAGCCTTTTGTAAGAGTTCCAGTAATTTGAGATGGTGATAAATTTATAGCACCTACGCCATAATAATGTGGAGCTTCAAATTGAATTGATTGTGAAGCAGATGCAGTTGTTGATACAGCATTAATTATAGAACTAACTTCTACTGAAACTTGTGTAGTATTACCAATTGGTTGCCCTATTCCTATATTAAAAGTAGTTAATGGGTTATCTACCGTATTTCCAACTTGATTTCCACTTATTTTATATTTTAAGTCTCTTATTGTCGCATCACCCGTTGTTATACTGCCTACAAAATATATCGGATTAAGTGTTGTCCCTAATTGTTGTAAAGAATACCCATTTAAAGAAATTGAAGCTTGTGTAATAGGAAAATATGTATTATTTAAAAAAGTTACAACATCTTGACCATTCTTTAAATTACTAATAGTCGTTATATTAGTATCTCCAGTAGTTGCTAGCCCCACACCATTAAAAGTAGGCCTACTACTGAAATTTTTAATATCATCTATAGTCTGGTTTCCTGTTAATAATACGGACTGAAATGGCGACTGAAAAAATCCACTGCCATATTGACCGACAAGATCGGCAATATCAGGATGTAACTGATTTTTACGTATTAAACTTCTTGACATACCTTATTCCATTCTGCTATGATATAAAAGAAGTGCAGTCTTATAGTCCGTACCATATTCCTCTGCAATCATTGTAATATCATTCATACTTACAGTCATTTCGACGGGTTTGTTAATATAATTTTCAATTTTATTAATCCAATTTTGCGGATTTTCATTCGTAGCAATGGTTTCAGCTACAGTCTGAATAATTTCACGCTGTTCTTTTGACAAATTTTTTCTTTTATATTTTTCTTTTAAATGTGTCTCTACAGACTCTACCAAATTATCAAATTTAATTAAATTTTTAGCTACTAGATCTGCACTTACTTTAGTATTTTCTTCTGAAGCATTGATTTTTCCAAGTTTTCTTGGTTGCTTACTAGTTTGTGGGCTACCAGTTCCCGCTGGTCGCCCAGTTGGGCCAGAAATTCCAGCATTTGGCGCTGGAGTGGGTTTAGGTGGCATTGGTGGACCGCCAGGAGTTCCTGGAGGTTTATTTAATAGTGGACGATACAATTTATCCTCATCTTGTAATTTAATAAATTCTTTTTGAGACTCAATACTCTCTTCCGGAAGCGGTAAACGCCCAGTATCTATTGCGGTAAGACCTTCTTCTGGAGTCAATACGCCTAACTCAATTAATCTAGTATATATCCTAGTCAAACTAGCGTCACTTTTGAAATCAGCATCTTTAAATCTAGGGGTAGGAAGATTTTTAAACCCTAAATTCTTAGCAATAAGTTTCATTTCTGGTAAAATAAAATCATTCATAAAAGTCTCGCGCGCGTGTTTTAAACGCGAGAGAAATACTTCGATTTTGGTAGTTGTATTAGCGTATTTTTCTTCACCAAATAGTACGTTATTTAAACCGTAACGAATATCACGATCAACAACTTCATATTTTCTAGGATCTAATATCTGACCGATTTCTGGTATAATGAATTTAATATTAGTAGTATAATCAGTAACTAAAACACGCCCCACACTTTCATTTTCAAATATTTTACGTAATGTAGTAATCTGTTCTTTAGTTGGCATACCAACTTCATCATTACCCATAGTCACAAGAAGAACTGTTTGCTGAATTGTACGGCTAATAGCCATATCCATATTTTTTAGCTCCTGCTTCCAATTAATATCTTCTAAAACTGGAAAACCCATGGGTACGCTAAATGGTTCATAATCCTGTTTCTTATAAAATATAGGAACAAATTTTTCAGGTTGCAATTCAAAAACCATATACTGGTTAGTCATGCTAATATTACTTTTATCCTGTAAATCTTTAATATTCTTAACCCTAGTTGATAATTCTTTATCCTGTTCTGTCTGAGGGTTAGTAAGAATTTGCATTTCAAAGTCATTAAGAATCTTTACATAACGCGGGGTAATAAATGATGCGGATCCAATCGCTTGAATATCAGATGGATTTAATATAATATATCTAATTGGGATTTCTCCTACGCGAGCTTCTGTTGTAATTAAATCGGAAATAATACGCATGTCCTGTTTAGTGAATTCTGCGTTTAATTTATATAGAAATACATTTCCGCTTCTATAAAACTCACGAAAGAACATGTCCTGTAATTTCCAAAGATTAATTCTATCGCTCCATGCTTGGAAAAACTTCCGAGACTGCTCGTTCCCACCTGTAAAATAAATAGGAGAACAACTAAATTCGGTCATTAAATCAATTGTATTTCTAAAAATTGAAAAATTATAATAAGCCTTCTGACAAAGAATGATAGTGTCACGAATACTAATATTTGAACTATATTTACCAGCACCGCCACCATAAATAAAAGGAATTACGCCACCTTCAATATTATGATATTTATCTGTTCTAGATAAAGTAGACGAACGATTTCTTCTTACAGAGGTATTTGCTTCACTACGACTAGCTTTAATTTCTATACTGTCTTTTGACCCTATTGATCCTTGAATTACCTCTGGTTCCGGAAATTTAAGATTTTTATTATTTCTTGCCATAAATTATTATAATAGTTTATTACACCAAAATCTTATTTATTAGATAAGTTCGGCAACGAATTCTGTATTTTTCTTTAACCAATTCTCTGGGGCCATTATATCAAAATAAATTTTAACTCCCCAATTTGCTAACATAAGAGTTGTATAATTATCTTTTCTGGCACGATTAATACTAGTCGATTTTCTTAAATGTGAGGGTAAGTCAAAACTTTGTGTTCCCCTTGAGGTAGTAGTTACTTCAACGTTGGCGCATTGATCTTTGGTATCTTGTATAATAAAGTCTTGCTGCTCTATAAACTCTCTTACTGTTAATTTTTTTGTTTCGTATTCGTTATCAGCCTTTTCACCGATACCTTTGGGATAGATATACTCCATAGGAAGGTTCATAGAGAATATATTCTCAAGAATGTCTGGATGGTTACTCGCGCGCGAGGCAAACCAAATCTTTTTGTGATCAATACAGGTTTGTAAATACGAGTTAGCCCTACCCAAAAATGCAGAAGTAAAGAATTGTTTAATACAAATGGTTCCGAAGTCTTTATTATACTGACGAGCACAGTCTTTAACCATACTCACGTAATCTTCATTCTCTTTATCAGAGTCGAAATCCACAAAACCAATTTTACGATTAGCGGCTTTCATGTATTCAGAGTTATTAACTGCATCTATAAAAGTATCAGCACCCGCATGGTCAATTACAACCAAATCAATATTAAAGTTTTTATATAAATAATAAAAATACTTGATATGGTCTTGGAGTGAAGATCCAGCAGCTTGATAACCATGCACAAGCACCCCCTGCTTCTTATCCTCATCTAACTCGATAACGCTCATTGCAAAATAGTCAGCAGTTTTAGAGGAACTAAAGTTTGGATCGACTGATAGTATATATTTTTTATCTGTATCACCTATCACCTTGGTAGTTGGATACTCTCCATCTGGGATTGTGCATGCGTGCATTTTTTTAGGAGAAAAATAACTATCACCACCATCAATAAAACGCGCACAATATTCACGAAGAAACGAATGGTGGGAACTCCCACCACTTTTAGCAACTTGAATAGCGCCTTGATCTACCATATGTTGTGGTAGCGCCTCATAACTTAATTGTGAAATAAAATAGGTTCCAGGAAGTTCCCCCTCTTTAGAATCTTGTTCATCTGGATTCTCTACTAAGTGTGACCATTGCTGATGGACGCGAAATAAGTGTTCAAAAGTATAACTAGCAGAACTTAAACATAACATCTGTGATGTATTCTCAAATATATGTCTATTGTCAGGATGTAATAAACCTTTTTTCATTAATTCATCTTCTAATTTTCTAATACGAATACGCTCTCCTACGTCCCTTGGTGAACTTAAGAACGGAATAAGAACATTATCAATAATATCTGGTGGTAATAGTAAAAACTCGTCTAAAATAAGTACGTTAGCACGGATACCACGAATTTTTTCACCAGTTAACGGAATAGCTGTAATACTTCCACCATTAATTTGCCATTCGTACTGGTCATTACGCTTACTTTTTAAACCAAAGCATTGTCTAGCAAGCGCCGCTTCTGGTGACATTAAAAACTTTTCGATTTCATTAAAAACACGACGACTGGTACGAAAGTTAATAGACGCAATAAGTATTTTAGTTCCAGGTTCTAACATGCATTTAAGAATACAATAGATTGCAGCACAAAAACTTTTTGCGCCACCACGACCCCATACTAACATACAATAATTCCTATTAAAAAAAGAATTAAGTGTTAATTCTTGATAGGCTTCTAATGTTAAACCTAATGATAACTCTGTAGTAAAACCAAGATTGTATCTTAAAAATTTGGCAAGACTAATTCTAGCCTCTTCATCAGTCAAGTCGCCTTTTAAGTCGAGTAATTCTTGATTAACGTTAGCTAATGGCTTAGATTTTTTTTGATTTCCTACAATGAGTGCCATGTTGTGTCAAAATAATATTGTAAATCTATATCAAAAGCATTTTCATTCATTTCTAATATATGAATTGTTTTATTGCGAGCCTCTTCACGTCCATCACAAAATACAAATTGTATATTATTATAATTTCTTAAAATTTGGCGCATATTATGCGCAATAAAATCCCCAGAAGCCTTGGAAAACTTTTGTTTCTGATACATCATATTATTTAAAGTGGATTCGACCACCACAACAATATAACCATTCATTTTTTGGGCACGTTGGATTTCTTTTTCAAACCTTTCGCGCCCACCACTCAAAGTACCGAATAAATCAACGAGACTTTTGCGCTCTACAGCCAATTTATTATTAGGATGGACGGAATAATCCCCGTATTCTAATTTAGAATCAATTATAATTTTATCTTTAAATTTAAAAGGCTTTTGTTCTCTGGTATCGATAATAATTTGGTCAATAGGAGTTAAAGCGATATCTTTTTTAGTGTAATCGAATCTTGTTTTTAAATTTATTGATTTACATATCTCATTGTAAGTCAATCCAGAAAATCCTTCCATGCTGCTAATAGGAATTAAACAATTAACTGTTTGACATTCAGCTTGACATGGAGCGTAATCTAATTTTTTTAAATCACAATACTGTAATAATTTATGTTTAAAATAATCTCCGCATTCCTCTTTTGATAAAGTTTTTAGCCAACTTTTATAATTTTTTTTATCTTTAAAATCGCAAGTAATATATTGATCGAATGTTTTATATTCTAATTTCTCTCCATTCGAACGGTCAATACGCCTCCAATTAGATTCAAAATAAGTTTTGGCAGATACTTTATGATAATTTCTTAAATGGTCTTTTAGCTCTGTGAAAAAATCGAAATCATTTCCACAGACTTTACATTTTAAATACATTGTATTCTTATCCATATTAATTATATTAGCTATGAACCATTTCATCTATATCAATTCCACGAATTACTGCCTTTAATTCGTCCATAGATGATAAGCGTTTAGCTTCACCTTCGAGATTTTGTTTTTGAGCTTCTGCAAGATTAATAATACTTTTTCTACGCTCCTCGTCTTTCCATGCCTGAACTAAATTTAAAATACTTGCGTTCTCTTGCTTACGTTCTTGTATCTTTTTAGATCTATCGTCTACAAGGGATTTATATAATTTATTCTGACGTCCACGGCACTGATTATACTCAGTTTGTAAGTTGCTGATAGCCTCGTTAAGTTGCATTTTAATATTACGACCCTCTTCCTCTTCACTAGCCTGTCTTAATGTTTGCCGTAAGTCTTCGACCTGTTGAAGAATAGTAGATGCAGTAACAACTTCTGTACATAATACAATAAATTGATCTAATTCCTCCTGAGTTAGGTCATCTTTATCGTAAGTATAACGAATAAAAGCATCTTCGAATAATTTTCTATCGTCGTCTCGTCTATAAGTATTAATTTGATAACAAAAACTAAAAGTATTTAAATATCTTTGTAAAGTATCTACTTGTTTTATTTGTACAGCTTTTAATTTTTCTAATTCCCATCCCAAATTTAAATATCTATTAATTCTATATAAAGTTTGATCAGATCTGCGCGGTGGGAAGTACTCACCAAGTGGGTTATTGCGTTCTTTAGGAACATAAGTGGTTACTTCTAGAGTTGTAGGATCTTTTTTCTGAAGCGTTTCTACATATTTATTAACTTCTCTAGCTTCTAAATTTAAATGGGTTAAATCATTATTTTTAAATAAGATTTTCGCCATATCTAAGTAATGTTGATTTTTATAATTATTCTCTATAAATTCAAGTTGTTCTTTTGTGAGTTCTATACGATCACGAGTAAATACTGAACGATTTTTATATTCAATTTTATTATCTAATAGGAATTTTTTAACCGCACGCCCCTCTTTACTACGACTATCTATAGATGGATTATCGTAAGCATATGTAGTAATCTCAGAAATACTTGCTTCGGGATTTTTCTTTAAAATCTCTCTTATTCTATTACCCTGATCTTCAGTTAAATCACTCATACAACCTCCTTAACTAATTCACGCGCTTTTTGTAAAATTCTAGATTTAATCTTGCTAATTTGACGATAAGCTGGCCGCCCCTCTTTTATACTTAATTTATATCCCATTTTTTTAGCAACATCTGAGTCGTCCAAATGTTGTAAAAACATGTATTCATAAACTTTGGCTTCGATATTACTCAAATTCTTCTTCATTAACTCGTGAAATATTGGTAGAACTTCTTCTATATTTAAATTACTTTCAGTACTTTGCAATACACTCTCTAAAGTTGTCTCTGGATTGTCATGATTAGGACTATGTATACTTAATGGAAATTTAATATCATATGCGGACTTTTTGCTTTTCTCCCATTTTTTATAATCTTTACAACTATTATTTTGTGTTCCATAAACACTACAGCCCTGATCGCCAGTATTAAATGGACATTTCAAACATGGTCTGGAAAAATTAGAATAATGATTTCTAAGCATATTAGTCATTTGATGATTAATAACTTGATTTAGCCAAGGTCTTAATGGACGATCTTGATCCCACTTCGCCCATTTTTTATAAATATGAATTCTAAGTCTCTGAGAAACATCTTCGAAATCCATCCAAGCGATAGCCGTTAAATGCCACCGATGTTTACGTTTTTGTATTTCAGAGTTGACTATATCTATAGACTCTTCAAAAGTCGGTCTAATTACCTTTTTTTTCTTAGGCATAATAATTAAGAATTAGACCGTGATATTCCAGCTTCTTTTTGAAATTCAAGAAGTATATCATCTTTAGATTTTGATTGGGAGACTGTTTCCAAATTATTTGCTGTAGATTCTACTGGATTATCTAATAAATTTCCGAAAGTTTCGCCTTTAGGTTTATATACGTCCACAGTAAAAGAAGCTTTAATTTTTTTAAAATCTATATTGACATAACTTTCATCATCTGATAATATATCGTCATCAACATTTATGTTTTCTTTTAATTTTAATTCATTTTTATATAAATCGGAAGTTGGCGTTTTCCGAACGGTGCTAGCAAAAGATTTCCCACAAAAAGAACAGAATTTCGGTAAGTCTAAACTATATAAAGATGTTTTCCCGCATTTAGAACAAAAATATTTCATACACTTATTATGACTGATTTACACAACAAATTCAAAAATCTCTTTTGATTAACTTCTTTATATTTTTATAGTGTAAATTACTAATGATGTCGTTTATAAACTCGGAAGTATTCAAAATCATCAAAGAAGATCTAGAAGATTTAGATGGTAAAATTGTTTTTGTGAAAGGTCGCTACTGCGGTGGGAAAAGTAAATGTTCAGGACTTTTTTATATGAATGCCAACGAAGATCCTATTATTAAAGTTGCGAAAGGTGGCCTGGATGACGAAGAATGGTTCGGGGTACTTATTCATGAGTACTCGCATTTTTTGCAGTGGCGTGATGATACAAAAATATGGAATAAATTTTGCGATTACGATATAACTTATAGTCATCTACTTTTAAAGCCACAAAAATATAAAAAAGAGCTATTAGCACTTATGGATTTAGAATTAGACTGTGAAAAGCGCACTGTTAATATTATTAAAAATAATAATTTATTTGATCATAAAAAATACGCGCAAAGTGCTAATGGCATATTATATAAATATGCCTTTTTATACAATTATAATGAATGGCCAGATGATAATAGAAAATATAAAAAAGTACAACGAATTTGTCCTACTACATTATTAAAAAATACACAAATGTATTTAGATATCCCCGAAGAAATCGTGGATATGTATAATTGATTTAGGTTTCTTCTTCTACCAGGTCTTTTCTAATACTACGACTGAGTATTAAACTGTTTGTTTGAATGTAATTATTTAATTCTCCTTCGGTGTCTGATATGACGATGGTGAAAGGTGTGTTTTTATACCCCGACGATTGTCGGGGTTCTAAAATAATAGTACTATCATCAGCGTTATAAATCATCCACCATGCTGAATCGTCACTATAAACGTCTGGCGTGTTTGCATTCATGTTGTAACCATTAGATGGTACATTTTGGTTGGTATATATTGTAATCATAATTAATTCGTATTAACTGTCCACAAGTAACTGGTAAGAATATTTTTTGCAATTATTCCAGCGGCGCTTGGGGCTGCATTACCCACTCCACCCAACTCTAAAGCTCCAGTATTACGAGGGATAGTAGCTTGTGCATTTTGAAAAGCTATTAGTATTTTATCTACTTCAGATTGTGGCAAAGAATTACTATTTAAAGCAAAGTTTGTTAGTGACTTTGGGACTACGGTTCCAGCGTAGCCTGTAAAACTATTTCCATAACCGCGAAAGGTTGCTAATTTTGTATTCTGAGATAAATCTGGTATAACCCCACTTAATGAATTATTACCACAATTAAATCTATCTAAATTTACAAGCGTACTTAGGGGCGGTACGTATCCAGTAATATAATTACCGTGGCATAAAAAATCTGTCAATGCCGTATTAGAAGATAAACTTGGAATAGATCCTGAGACTTGATTTTGATCACAATGAAAAACTTGTAAATCTGTATAAGTGGATAATGGTGGGATAAATCCAGTTATTTTAATAATACCACTTTGACTGCCACAATTAAAATCTACAATAGTAGTAGGTAGGGTTGGCATTACGCCAGAAAGAAAATTTTCTTCACATCCAAAAATTTTTAATTTTGTATAAGTGCTTAAATTTGATGGTATAAATCCAGTAATAAGATTGGTCGCGCAATTATAGCTTCTTAATTCAGTTCTTGAAGTCGGTAAAAATATTTCTCCGGATATTTGATTATTATAAATATAATAAGTTGCTAAAGTACTAGCATTTGCTATGCTTTTATTTCTGCCACTGATTAAATTATTATAGCATCTAAAATCTGTTGTGGTATTATTTACGTCTGGAAGAAACCCTGTAATCTTATTATTATATACGTAAAAGGTTTTAAGACTAGGCGGGATAGCGGGTATGATACCACCTATTTTTATAGATCCATTTTGACTGTCACATCTATAATCTTGTATTACAGTATTTAAAACTATATTGCCGGTCATACTACAACCAATAGTATAAAAAGATAATAACTTTGTTAATGAGCTTATGTCTGGTAATGTGCCGCTTAACAATGGGTTCCCTTGTAATCTTCCAGTGCCCAAATTAGTCAAAGCAGTCAAAGACGGCGTGCGTCCAGTAATGTTATTATTATCAAGTCTTAACTCTTCTAAAGCTGTATTAGCGGTAAAATCTGGAAATTTTGTAAGTAAATTACTAGTTAATATTAGTTTTTTTAAATTAGTGCCACAAGCGGCATTACCAGTAAAACTACTAATGTCATGATCAACACAGTAAAAACCAGTTAAACTAGAAAACCCCGAAATGTCTATAGATCCACCCAATCTTTGAGCGGATGGTGTCCCACAATCTATACTTGTTATAGTCGCATTACCTTTTGGCGTTAAACTGATCATTAAAGAATATTACACTTTATTCTTTAAGTTTTCAAATTTCTCTATAATGTAGGAAAGTATCTCGGAACGAACAATATCCTCTTTTCCAAACTCAAAAGTATGGATTCCCGACTCTTTTGATTCGTCATTATCAAATAAATCAAATACTTTACAAAATCCACTTTGTTTAATGTCGGACTGTTGGGCGTCTCCACAAATAAACAGTGTAGAAAACGTAGCCATACGAGTCATAACCAATAGGAAGTCTTCTACGCGGCAATTCTGCGCCTCATCCATAATAAATGTAGCATTAGAGATATTTAATCCGCGCAAAAAGCCCAATGGAACGCCAATAATCCTTTCATCCAGCATTAAAGACTTAACGTGTGGCACTGGTAACAATTCATTTAATTTATCTACCAATGGTTGGGTGTATGGTGACATTTTTTCTTCAGATGTACCCTTAATGTAACCAATGCCATGAACAGAGGCTTCTACTGGAACGCGGCTATAGTATATTTCGCTGGCTTTTTTATCTTTAATAAGCCGTAGGGCACTATAAACGGCCAAAATGGTTTTGGCGGTGCCAGCAACACCTTTTAAGATAATTACTTTGGTATCTTTGTGCAAAGCAAGGCTAATAAACTCTTTTTGTTTATCTGTCCAGGGTAATTCACGGATACTCAGGTCTATGGTTACTTTTGTTTTTTTCTTCTCCGCATATGGAGAAACGTCGCGGGTTTTTTCAGGTTTTTTTTTCATGTTAGAGAACAATTAACACTACTATTAATTACACTTTTTAGAGTGTAGACACTTTTTAATTTATGTACGATGTTTTTTTTGAACTTTACGCTTTTCTCGCGTGATTCTTTTATCACATAACTTACAATATATAGAAAATCCAGATTCTCCGTGCAAATCATATGCAAATTTATCAAGTGGTAATTTATAACTACAAAGCGCACACACTTTATCGTGTATCGACCTCGACTTCATATATATAATTACATTTAATACGCTAAAATACCCAAGTTTATATTGACAATCTTAAAACTAATAATATAATTATATAGTGATTAATATATACTTCTTCCAATGGATATCTGATTTAGGCGGCGCAGATACGCGTTTGAAAGAGTTAATACAATTACTCTCAAAAACAGGAAAATATAAACTGCATTCTATTCCTAATGATAATTTTAGGCTAGAAGAAAAAAACAATAGAGATTTTTTAGAAAGTCATGGGGTAAAGATCATGTCTTGGGAAGAGTTACCAGAAAAAGCCGAGGGCTTTGGAATTGCTTTTAGTAATTTTAGAATTTTTTCAGAAAGTTGGAGAATTGATAGGATTAAATCAATAGGACTTAAATTTATTTGGTCTAATGACATGATGTGGCATACTGATGAAGAAATTAGTTGCTTAAATAATAAATTAATAGACGCCGCGATTTATACAAGCCAAAAACACTACGAAGATATAAGCATAGACGCGAGTAAAAACGTAAAAGAATTTATTGTGCCGAATTATTTTTATTTAGAGAACTATAAATATATAGAACGACCAATTCGTGAAAATTTTGTTATAGGAAAACACAGTCGCGCAGATCTTTTAAAATTTTCAGATGATTTTCCCAATTTTTATGAAAATTTAAAAATTACACGACCAAAGTATCGAGTAATGGGTTTTAATAAATATATAAAATCACATTTTCGCTGGTTTGAGTTTAATAGTAATTGGGACTTGTTAAAAGAAAATCAAGAAGATACTATTAAGTTTTTAAAATCATTAGATTGTTACGTTTATAATTGTCATCCGACATTTACAGAAACACAATGTCGCGCCACGATTGAAGCCATGTTAACTGGATTGCCAGTAGTCGCGCCAGCTAAAGAAAATTTTAAAAATCAAATACAACATGGCAAAAGTGGTTTTACTTGGGACACTTATGAGGAATGTATAGAATATGTAAAGTTTCTAGAACAGAATGCGGATGAAAGAATTGCGATTGGTAAATTAGCCAGAGAGGTGTCTATAGATCTCTGGTGCAATTCTGAAAAACAGTTGGAGATTTGGAATAATATTTTTAGTACGATATAAAAGGTCTTGATTAAATCGTAAATGTATGTATAATTTAAATTATGAATAAAAAATTTTGTTACTGGTCTATTTCATGGGGTGATTACGATCATATGTGTCAATCGCTAGTTAATTCTGCTATTAAGGTTGGAGTTACTGAAGACTTTATTACGTTTACGGAAAAACCAATAAATAATTGCATAAACCATAGATTAGACAACTCTATAGAATTAGATAGGTTACAATTTTTTAAATTCGAATACTTACAAAAGCAAATGAGTAAATTAGACTATGATTATTTTGTTTTCATAGACTCTGATCATTTTTTTGTTAGGCATCCCGAAATAACAATCGAAGAAGTAATGCGCGGATCAGTTTGGCACTCGTTTTTAGAGAGTCCTATTAACACTCCGAAAACAAAACGCGGAGATTGGTGGGGCATTCCTAATAATTTTTTATCACTAATGATGAGATATAAAGGTGTTACAGCAAAAGAGATTCGAAATACAAATGGTGGCTTTTGGGTATGCCATAAGAGTTTTATAAATAAAGCTTGTGAGTTAGCTTATGACTTTCATAATGAATTAAAAAATTATGGATATACTGTTCCAGAAGAAGTGTCTATAGGGTACTTGTCAAATTTAGTAGAGTCTGATAATTCTAATAGATTCATCGAAAGATTCTCAAATTATTGGTGTAGCGATTGGACTGAAGTTTTTAAAAATGTTTTACCAGTCGATAAAGAGTGGGAGTCAGTATCATATATGACCTATGAAAAATATCTTGTGAAACCCGCGATTGTTCACGCAATGAGAAGTAAAAATGCGCTAATAGCCAATGGTAAAAATACTATTAGTATGTAATTTTATTTTTCGCAATATATTTATCGTACAAATCGTGGACTAATATTTTTTGCCCCCAAAGATGTACTATATTACTACTTTTAAATTTACTGTATAATTTATCAATATTCATTTCGTCAAAGACTACTGGAATTTTTATTAAATTAAGTTTACTCCTCACTAAATTAACAAAAAACGTTTGTTCAAATAGGCTGGGTATAATCCATGTACGTATTTTTTTATATTTTTCGCAATCGTTTTCTATTTCCACTTTATTTTCTATACAGTAATTTATAATTGTTTCAGCGGCGCTATTAATTTCCATATATTTATTACCCCCCACTATACAACAATTATGAGAATAAGGGTATGGCGCTTTAATGTTTAATTTCGGCGCGTGTATGTTATAACACTCCCTTTCAAATTCAAACCAGTATTCGGGATGGGCACATAAAAAATCTTCACTTAATTTTTCGCGTGGAATGTCTTTAAACAGCATTAAATCAAAGTCTATATGTAAAAATGGCGCGCGATGTTGTGAAATAGCCAAAAGTTTACCCAAACTCCAAACGCGCGCGGGTAATTCTTTTAAAATTTTCTCATCTAACTCAATACGATAATCAAATTCTATATTTTTAAATAATTCTAGCCCACTTTTATCCGCGTACAAGTGGGTTTTATGTCCGTGTTTTTTAGCCAAGTGGTTTGACATTGCCGCCACTTCTAGTGATGTGAATTTTCTATGTCCAGTATCCCAATAGCTAAAAATAATGTCCATCTGTATACATATTACATGCAAAATGTATATAAAACAAATTTTAGATATACATGTTGTAATCAATATATTATTATTATATATTATGAACCGTTGTGAACTTTACATACAGTATATTGGTGAATCTTTAGTTCCGTGTTCGCACGAGGGTACAGAACTACTCGTACTTGGTGACGGTAGTAAGCACTACTTGTGCCCCGAACACTATAAAACCATGACTAAGAACATTAATCCAGCCGCGTTAGAGAAATCTGTATAAAAAAAGAACCCCCTCTTTTCTCAGAGGGGGCTTTGCTTTAAATGGATTAAATCCAAACGTGTCTAAATGATTTGCGACACATTTTGATTTAGTCTACTGAATAATCTTACCCATCATTTTAAATATTTGATCGTAATTCGCCATCGCAATAACTGCCTGACTACAAATAATAAAAAATAGGATTAACTCTACTTTAGTAAATTTTAAGAAATCTTTCATACTTTTCACCTCCTTTCATCCATATATTACAATCATATTTGATTTAAGTCAAGTGACGATATCGTAATAGTCTTAATAGACTTAATAGATCCATGGATTAAATTACAAATTAAGAAAAAAATAAACCCCGCGGATTTTTTAAATTTGTTATTTTATTATTAGGGTGTTTTCCATATACGGTTTTATAAAAGTTTGTACAGTTATACGATACTTATCGTGATTTATGCTTGGCGGTTAAATTAAATGTATTAAAATAAAAGTACTGGAGATTGAAAATGGTCCCCTCCCCCCCGAAATTTTCAAACGGCCGTTCGATTTTTTTCAAAAAGTAGGGGGGTAGGTGTCAACAAAAATAATTTACTCAACCGCAAAGATTTTTCTGGTGTTTTCCGTGGGGTGTGGTATTCTTTTCACATGGTTAAGAACGAATACAGCACGAAAGAAATCAACCAACTCGGACACCCTTACTTTGTTGGGATCAATTTGCGCGTGTGGCGCATTACTAACAAGCGCGGAACGTATGAGATCAAAGCGCATCGCGTTCCTTATACTGACTTCTGGAACGTCAACAAAAAAAAGTTACGCTAATCATAAAAAATCCCTTTACAATCCATTAACCTCTGATAAATTAAAAGCATGAAAGACATCAACACATCCTTCACCCTCAACGGAACAAGCTACAACATCGACGCGGAATTCTACGTCGATAGCGACATGAACTTTGAGATCGTCACACTCAACCTGTGGAATAACGACACGGACACCGAAGTCTTGGACTTCAAGGCTCCTTCGATCCTTCACCCTGTTCCTATGGAGTCCCTCTTCACTGATGAGGAACTGCAAAAGAAAGTCGATGACGTTATCCTTAACGAGATAGACCAAGGCATGGCGGGCTGGTAAGGCCCTCATCCTATAGCAGGAAGCGTGCCAAGTCTTGCACTTGGTGCGCTTTTTCTTGCCAAAATCGCATGTTGTATAACCCCTTGAATATCAAGCACTTACGCCGAAGGGCGGGGCGCGCCGCCGTAAGTCGTTGAAAATCAACACTTTACATATAGGACGCGAATAATACCACAACACGCGCAAGATGTCAAGTAAAAAAGATAAAAAATAATTTGCACAATCGTAAAAAAATCCCTTGTGTTTTGCATGACCTGTGGTAGATTGTATGTATGAAAGATAAAGAAACACAATTCAACGTCAACGGAACCCTCTGCTTCCTCTCCGTCTCGGAGGATTATGATGGCGACTGCATCAAGCTCTGGCATGATCTCATCAACGTCAACACGAACGAGGTCGTTGCAACTCTCAGCTGGTCGCCTTACTCGTCCCCTTCTGACTCAGAGGTTCAACAACTCATCGACCTTGGCTTGCCCGATGGCTTGCGTTGGGCTAACTCTCAATATCCCTCGCGTTTCAACTTGGACAGCGAAATGCTCGCGGCTTTTGTCGCTGGCGAATCTAGCCCCAAAGCTGGCAAGCTGGAGCTTGTGTTCCGTGTTCGCATGGCCGCATAAAATAATCCTTGCGTTCACTCTCATCTCATCCTATTCTTTAACCATGAACAACACCAACACCACCACCATCAACGAAACCTTCATCGTCAACGCGCACGTGGACGACCTCGCCACCGAACAGGTCGAGCGCGAGGAAATCCTCGTGCAACAGGTGCGCGACGATTGGGCCGCCGCGCAGGAACTCCACGAGCGCGAGGAGCGCGAGCGTGAGGAGGCCGAGGCTCATGCCTACGTTGGCTGGGCTGGGGATGGGTCGGGCGAGGACGACCTCGCGGACTACAACCAGAACGAGGCGAACGACTACTGCGAAGAGTAGGCCATGTTCGCACGCATCACATTGCACGCGCGTTGCCTAATCCGCAACCCGCGTTGCTTTGTTTTCTACCTGCGCGGCATACTGCGCGAGTTCTTCAACTAAAATCTTGTCAAGAAAAAAGTGCGCCAAGTGCGCATTTTTTTTTGTGTTTTTTGGAAACTCACTTAAGTCGTTAAGCCGTAAGGCTTTACGTATCATCACGAAATGAATTTCACGATCATAGGCTAAGTCGTTGAATATCAAGCACTTACGCGGCCGCGCCCCGCCGCGCGACGTAAGCTGTTGAAAATCAACGTGTTATGGAATATGCTACGCAAGCGGCATGCCAAGTCACGTGTCAAGCGAAAAAAATAAAAAAATAATTTTCAAAAAAATCCCTTGCGTTTTTGCGGGGCTGTGGTATTCTATAAACATGATCAAGACGAACAACACCGAATACGTCAACAAGCTCAACGCTTTCCGCGCTGGTAAAATCACCGAGCAGGAATGGCGGGAGTTCTGCTTCGAGGTTCTCACCGAGGCTCTCGAAGTCAACAAGGATGTCCTCATCCGTCTCAAGAATTGCTAAAATAATCCCTTGACCTTAACACTAAAACAAACCACAATAACACCATGACAAAAAAACACTACCAAGCCGTTGCAAAAATCTTGGGCAAGCGTCTCGCTGAAAAACAACACGCGCCGATTGGCGAATATGAAGTTGTCGAAGTTCTGGCAATGGACTTTGCCGCATACTTCACCGAACAAAATCCGCGATTCGATGGTGATCGCTTTCTGGAAGCGGTTTTCTCTGGAACGCCGAACATCCCTGTTGGATCATACAAATAATCTCATGAAAGAACAAATCCTCGACTTGCTGGGCTTCGCGCTCTACACTCTCATTGCGGTTTCAATCGGCCTCATCGGCTTCTTACTCTCCATCTAACATGATCACTCCCAACATACAAAAAGCTCTTGAGTCAAATAGTGTGCGCTTCTTCGCCAAAGACTTTCTCATGGAAGGCATGAGGAAAGATTGCGTTGACGCTGTGCATGACGCGCATCTTGTCTATAAACTTTTGCACGAACGCATGGAAAAAATCCTTGCACACGATCAAGAAAACAACTAACCTAAACACTCAATGAATAAATACACATACACCACGGCGGTTGCTCTGATGAGCAGTCTTCTCACCCTCATCGTAACAAGCGCGGCGTTCTTCGTGTTCATCGTCCTGCCTTTCAACAGGGCGGCGGTTGAAGGCGGTCACGCTTACTGGCGCGTGACCAACCCCGCGACAGGCTCAACGTCTTTCACTTGGGCAAAGCCTAACGTGAACATCTTCGACGAGATCGAGCAGCCCTTGGTCGCGCCCTTGGCCGCGAAGTAGTCGCGCCACACTCTCACGCTTGGCACGCCCTGCGCGTGTCAAGCTTTTTTTTGCAAAAATCTTTTTATGTAAGTCGTTGAATATCAAGCACTTACTGTGGCGCGCCCCCCGCGCGCTCGTAAGTCGTTGAAAATGAAGGACTTATGCATTATGCCATTCATGAAGCGTGCCAACTCGCGTGTCAAGCACAAAAAAAATATTTTTTTAATCGCAAAAAATCCCTTGCATTTTTGCGCGGCTGTGGTAGAGTGTATGCATGACAAAGAAATACTACACGAGCGCGGAGATCATCGAGTTCGCCACGAAAAACAAGGCGGCTTGCACGTTCGCATCGCTCGCCAAGCGCACGTTCACCTACACCAACAGGCACGGACGTTTCTCTCTCGTCACCTTCGATAGGGTCGAGCCGCTGGTCTGGAAAAAGCGCATCAGAAAATAAATTAAAAAATCCCTTGACCTTCACCGCATCTCTGCTATACTTTTAACAATGAAAACATACACCATCACCTTCGCCAAAACTGGCGAGCTTCCTGTCATCATCAACGTCGAAGCGGCAATGCTTCGCACGGCAATCAACAAATCTGTTCGCCGCATCGAACAGATGAAAACCAATCTCGACAAAAAGGGCTACGACTACCGACACTTGTGCGGACTGGCGATTCAGTCCATTAACTCCGTAGCAGTCAACATCTAATAACATGAAAAAGAAAACACCACAAAAAAGCCAAATCTGGAAAGTTGGCACACGTTGCTTCCGCATCGTTCGCATCGAAGGCAACCAAGCTGTTGTCCGTCATCACGACATCTTCGGGAAATTCTTCCTCGACGACTTGCGCCCTGCAAGCGCGGAAGACATCTCCGCATACTTCAAAAAAACTCTTGACCTTTCAACCCTAACACACTAACATCATCACCACTATGAACAACAACACACAAGACGGAATCATCAAAGCCCTCGAAACGCTCGTCCTGCACAGCAACGCGCTGAAGGATCACAAGGAAAACGAAACCCTCATCGGCAAAACTCTTGAACTGCACCAGAGGCATCTGGAAATTCACGAGCAAAAGCTCGACCTCCTGTGCGATAGCCTCACCACGCTCGCGCAAGAGTTGCTGAAGCTCAAAGACACTAACAAAATCACCTTCGGAGTCAACTAACATGAAAAGACGCAAACGATGCCAAAGATGCAATACCCTTTCTTACGATTGGGAAAGATATAACGGAGAAACGCGCTGCTATCCCTGCGGAAAAAAAGCGCGAGAACAAGCCTATCCAAAACTTTTCAGAAAAAAAATATGAGCAGAATTATAATGACCATCGACACGCGCCCCTTCGCGCGCGAGATAGAGCGAAGCGTTCGCAAGACCGCTTGCCGTCCATCATTCGCCCTGCGCGTGAAGAACGCCTACACGCGCAAGGCAAAACACAAACACGCGCAAGACTACTAATGATCCCCATCATAGCCTGTGCGCTTTTCGTTTTCTATACTATCACACGAACCAAAATATAATTCATGAAC